GGGATCATTCCAATGCGGCGCGCGATTCTTGCCGGAGTCTCCTAACGCTTCCTTGGATGATAGAGAGAACGACAGGAACTCGCTCAACGCGCTCTCTGCCGCATCCGCCTCGTCCATGATGATCGTGTCAAACTCGCCGATGCCCTGGCCGTACATCTGATGGAACCAACACGAATAGTTGGTGACGACGATGTCAGCGTGTATTGCGCGATTGGTAGCTGCTTTGTGATCGCATAGCCCGGCACCCATGATCGAGTTCCGCACATCGCACCGTGGAGCGCCCATCTCGCAGTTGGTCTGCATCGTCATGCAGTAGTAGTTGGCTTTGCCTTTGAGGTCCGTGACAGTGTCGGGGAACTCTTTGCCTAACTGATCTTGCAGTCCCTTGAACGGCGTGAGGATCAATGTTCGCGATCCGGTCGTTAGTGCGTAGCAGATCATGCAGAGTGACTTGCCGAAACCGCACGGCGCGCAATGACCACTGAACCGCGTCTGGCAATCCATCGTGTCCATGAAGATTTGGTATTGGCCGGGACGCCATCCGGGGAAGCGTATCGGATCTATGCCCAATTCCTGGGGGACGATTTCTTCTACAAGAGTAGACATGCCTATTTATTATACCGCCCCACGGTGATTTTTGATAATCTCTTCAATGTCTTCTAAATCGAATCCGGCACACCAATTGTCTAAGGAGTCCCCCGTAAATGCCCAGTAATCACGATAGCCATTGACGCGCTCCATTATGCCGTGGACTTCCAATTCCTCAAGTGCCCGGCGAATCGTGGAGTCAGAATAGTATGGGATCTTCTGCTGGAGTAGCGGGACCGTAACAGCAATATCATGACAGACAGCATCGGCAACCAATGCTACGATCGTTCTCCGTAACCCCGGAAGAGACCCTAACGCGACGCGAGCCGTATAGCGCAACGACATTTCGTTCGATACTCCAATTACACGCATTCCACAGAGCGTTCGTTGTAGCGCCTGATAGATACGCGCAGGGCCTTCCGCCGCGTTCACGTACTCGATCTCTCTCTTCCAGTTGCGTGACACCGAAGATCGCGCTGAACTTGAAAAATCAGCCATGGCTGAGAGCGCGCTCTCGTCTGACGGCGTAATTAGATCTTCAGGACACTTCGGAACTTCGAGACGATTGAACATCTCTGTCACGAGGTTCTTGCGTTCTCTCTTCCAATATGCCGATGAGCCATTCCTGGAATTGTGGACTGCTGCCTTGAGATGCCCCTTGCGATCAATCTTTGGCAGGCGGCAATAGATGAAGCGCTCACCCACACTCCCTAGTGCTGTGAAATGTTCTTCGATCGATTCCGTGCAAGCTGCGAGCACTTGTACCTTGCCGTGCCAGTGTAGGCCGCCGCCGCCGTCTGCGCCGACCGGACGGTCCAGGAACCCGGTACAGACGTTCTGGAGCGCTGCCAGCGCCTCCCTACGCTTATCCGGGTTCATCGCCAGCACGCTATTGAACTCGGTCAGGATGAAGCGCCCGAAGCCGCCGTCGCCAATCTGTTTGAGGAGACCGCCCGTAGCATTCGCTGCGCGCTCCTTGTGGCGCGTGCCGCTAAGCAGAGAAGACTCGTTGAACGTCGATATGTGGAAGGTCTTGTACAAGTCGAAGAGCGGTTCGAGGATCTCGTTCTTCCCCGATGCCGGTGGCGCGATCAAGAACAGATGAACCGGGAATCCCTCGAACATACTCCCCGCGACTGCCCCGTAAGTGACCAGGACAGCCATAGGGTCCGGCATGCACAGGTTCCCGAAAGCATCGACGATTCGGTCCAGGTCGGGCTTATAAGCCACGGTGATAACACCCCCCGAAACCAACTCGTTGCCTAAATCGCAGGAAGTATATATTTAATATATATAAATAGATACCTTCTGCGATTTGGGTAACAAGTTCAAAACGTCTAACTCGTTTCCCTGTTTGCAGGTAGTATGCCTCAAATGTGTTTGTTTTCAATGGCATAGTTATATACTACCTGCGATTTAGGAAACGAGTTCGACCTTGAACGCCATTTTCGACCACCGCTCGGCGAACCTGGACTTAGCCATCTCGACCATCTCCTCGAAGGTAAAGGTGCCCTCGGCAAGGTAGGTGCTGTGGGAGCCGGGCCGAGTATCGATGGTGTAATCCCAGAACGACATCGCTGTCCAACCACCTTTGTGATAGATCAACGCCAAGCCTTCCGTGGTGTTCTTAGAGCAGAGTTGCCCATCGACGTGACAGCCCCACGGATTCGTTCTTGTGAAGTTCGATTCCGCGCGGCGCTCTTCGAGTTCCATGGAGCGATCCGTTGGGCGATCAGCAGAGCGCATGTGATGACCGGCCTGATCCCACGGGCCGAAGTAGAACATCCTCGGTTTAGTCATTCAGCATCCTGTCCCACGTGCTGCGCGTCATCATGGAATGCAGACTGCCGTCTTCGTTGTAGAGGGTCACCGACTGTTCCCCAACGTCAGCACGAGTAGCTTTAGGAAACGAGAAGTCTCTCCAGAACGCTTCGAGGATTTCAGATGGTTCTCCATCCATACAGACACACTCCTAGCTCATCGATTATTTAGTTGACTGTGACTGACGAGGAAAGATAGACTAACGGCAGGCCGCACAGCCTCCGCGAGCATCGCTCCACAACGAGCCGCCTCAACGCTAGACTTAAATAGTCGTACCCTCGATTGTATGGGTACGTCTATTCCAACACAAGCCCAGCTTGCGTTTTAACGCTTTCCGGTCTTCTTTTCCTGCGCCTTTTCCTGGAGGTAACGGGCATAATACTTGTGCAGGCACCCGTCGATTTTCATGATCGTATTATCGAGTTGGAGTTCGGTAACTTCACCTTTCAGGTAAGCCTTGATACGGGTGAGAAACTCTTCGCTCATCTGATGAAGAGGCATGTTGACCATGCTGCCGTCGAAGTAACCGTCGACGAACTCGATCACGTCTTTGATCTGCTTGCCTTTGATTTTCCCGGCAGCCGTGGAGATATCGCGGACCCTGATCCTGGCGTTACCGGCTGATGCACTTTTGGTCGCACTTGGTTGGTTGCCCTTGCCCTTCATGGATGCCGCGCGGGCCTCGGTGAGTGTCTTCTCACGGTCGCCCTCGGGGACTTTGGCGAGGACCTGTGCGACTGTCTGGGAGATGCCTTCCTCGCCGCTCGTGATGAAGTGCTTATGCACCTCGAACTGCTCGCCTTCCGACAATGACAGTAGATCTTCCATGGAAGTAATCCACGCTGCTGATCGCGGTTTGCCGGTAGGGCCACGGAAGAGATGAGCGAGCTTCTGTGTACCTTCGGTATCCTGCCATCCATGAGCTATGCGTAAGCGTCTTATAGCGTGCGCGTACTCGACGGGAGACAGGTTCTTGCGCTGGTCGTTCTCAATAATGTTGCGATCTAGTGCCTCGACCGCCGACATCTTCTGGACGACGACGGCGAGCTTGAACCGATCCTCGGGAGGGATGCCGTCCGTCTCCTGCATCTTGGAAATCGCCATGGCTGCCAGCCAGCGCCGGTAACCAGCCACGAGTTGGATTCGTCCATCTGGGAGTGGACGGACAAGACACGGCATCAGTTGGCCGTTCTTTAGGAAGGATTCTACGAGATCGCTGACGTCTGGTTCATAGAGACGTGTGTTCTCGTTGTGTACGACTACAATCTGGTCAGCAGGTAGGGTGGGCAGGTCCGATCTACGGACGTGCTCCGCCACAATCTGTCTGGACATAGGTGTGGGCTCCTTATTCCGACGATATCTACTACAAAGACTACTTATTGGTAAAACTCTGCACGAACGGCGGGTAAATGAAATCTTACACGACGCGAATACGTATGTCAATAAATAAAAATAGCGGGCCAGCCGAAGCTGACCCGCCTTAGAAGAGACGCTTATATGCCCTACGAACGTGGATGAAATAGACGATAGAGAAAGCTACGTTGGGTAAGCGCGGTCCATGTTACCACGCCGCTCACTCCGGGAGCATTCCCAACCACCACGTTAGCGTTCCTGAGATTCACTGCACAGTCGTAGGCAAGACTATGGGCAGGGGTGGGAGGTAGCAGAGGGAAGGTGACCGCGAAGTTCGTCGGGTTAGATCCGAACAAACAGAGCACGTCGCCCAAGCTGACCGTATGAGCGCCGGGGACCTTCACCTGCGCGCTACCGCCTTCATAGATGTGGTAGACCCCGGTGGGCTTGCCTTGGAACATAGCCACGCAAGTCAAGGTAAAGTTGACGTTGGTGCCGGAGTTCTGCACGCCGGTACAGGTGGTGCCGTCGCCGTTATTGGCTGTCACCTGAAAGACCTGCTGGCCGGAACAACCAACGATCGTCAAAAGGAGGAGGAGGAGTTTGTGATTCATGGGATACCTGAGTCCGTTCCATTATGTCATAAAAGACGACATCGTCGCCTATACCTCGGGCCGCCTATTGCTGCTGATAACCCAGGAAGGTCGCATTAACGAGCGATGCTCCATTTCCATTACTTGTGATGCCTATACACCACTGAGTTGCTGTCAAAAACGTAGTTCTGGTCTCCGTCAGATACGTCGTCGGAGAACTAAGATGCGGGTCCGTGTACCATTTGAAGATTTTATTGGTGCCGTTATCGGTTACAGACAGCCCAGAAACCATACCTCCAATGAGAGGTAAAAACGAACCGAGGTTGCCCTCACCAGTCGTCGAAGTGCTCCACGTGTCTCCGGTAACTTGAATACCGCCGGAGATGTTTGTAACACGGATATTTTCAAATTTTGTGCCATCCGAAAAACCAAGCGTCAACGAAGGGAAGGATGCGTTCTGGATTGTGTAGGTGATCGGAACAAAGATCGTATATGGGGTCGCAGGCGCTGCAATGCAGTAGCCATGGAACTGGGTATTGCTCTCCGAGTCCTGCATGTTGATAACGCCACCGATATTGGTGGTCGTCGAAGTACTAAGGTTCACTGCTGTAAAATTCCCCAGCACGAATGGGTTGAACTGCCCGCTCCCATTAAGTATGTACGTCCAGGAAGACCCGGTGTCGTAGGCAAAGTAGGGAGAATCCGTGAACATCTGCAAACGTCCAGCAGTCAAGGCCGATGGAATACTGGCAAACGCTACTGGGGGAAGTATGGAATTGGCGGGCGGGGCTCCCCAACCACTGGCAATATAATCGACGCCGTTCGACAAGATGTGAACGCCGGTTGGAGCAGTAGCCGATCCCGCAATAATAGACAGCGAAGCTGTCCCACCATTGATGTTCTGGCCGCTCCTCGCGACCGTCAACACTCCCGGACCATAGTTGATGATGTCGAGGCATTGACCTGCCGGAGGTTGTGACACGCTCGCCACAAGTGTAATTGTGAACGTCCCGGAAGCAACTGGTATCGTACCACACGGTGCATTGAAGTCCGATGCGAGAACTTGATATGTTGTGGTCTGTGGATTGACGCTCCCACTATAGGCACGTCTGCCGACTACTGTTCTTTGCTGAGCGAGCAAAGAGACGGATAACATAAGCAGTAGGCTAGGTATCTTTTTCATAGGCTCCTTTAATTGTTCACCGAGCGGGATTTTAGGTATGAATAGAAAAATGGACAAAGTGTAGCAGCAGTTTAGCGCTTGTCGAGAAGTTGGTTATTGCTACAGTGCCGAATGCGGGTGTAAAAAGTGTCGTCCTAGGCTCAGAGTAGATCTGATACCACTGATACCCGTTATTGCTGTAATAATATGTCCTCGTTGTGACTCTATCGTCAAACATTCGGAACCATGCAAGTGGGGCAGCTAAGGGCCACATATTTATAAAACCACCAGATCCGTTATAGCTTGTGGTAGTGTTATAGAACTTAGCAGCCATGCCGAACTGAGAGTTATTCTCACCACCCCAATCAGCAAAAGCAAATGAACTTGACGCGAGCAGTCCGCCAGCTAGACCGGCACCGAAGGCTCCATTACCAGCACCGAATGAGGCAATAAAAGCAGCATCTACATAATAAGCGCCGGACGCAGGGATACCTGCTGTTTGCGTCAGGACTTGAACATTATGCCCGCCTGCGGTTCCTGCCGACCAGAGGATGCCTCCGTGAGTCGTGTCGAAAGTACTGAGGCCGACGTTTACCTGTGTGAAATTAGCCATTACAGGCTCGACGACTTTATAGCCAAAGATATAAGCGTCCCACGTTGAGCCGTTAGACAAGTAAGTATATGGAGAGTCCGTGCAGTAGTACATAGAGCCTGCGTTCCCTGGCGACCCAGGACGAGAGGCGATGGGGCCGGAAGTAATCGACACTCCACCACTGCCGCCGATAGGCGCTGCGATATAGTTCGTGCCGTCCGACGTCACGGTCCAACCCGTGGGACTGAGCGCCGTGCCCGCTGATCCGACGATGTTTGATGCAGCACCGTTGATGTTCTGCCCGCTCCTCGCGAGAGTCAATACACCTATGCCGTAGTTGATAATCGTCACGCACTGTCCAGCCGGAGGTTGCGAACCAGAAGCGACGAGCGTGACTGTGAACGTGCCAGACGCGACAGAGATGACCCCGCAAGGACTATTAAAGTCGGAGGCCAAGACTTGATAGGTAGAAGTCTGAGGATTCACGCTGCCGGTGACAGCGCGCCTCCCGTTGATCTTCGTCTGTGCATTCAGGCTAAACAATAGTACAAATGGTAGAAATAACAATTTTGTCTTCATAATAGTTAATTCTCCGAGCCCAACGGAGCGAATGTCGTCGGATTAGACTGGTTGTTGTATTCGGCCCTGAGCCAATCCGCTGACCTGACGCTGGTCGAGACTCGGTGTTCATCAATGCTGCCAGTCATACCGCCCGCTGTCAAAGAAGTTAGAAATCTCATACCGGGAAGAGACGCGTTGCCGGAATAATCAATTGAAGTGCCTGCTCCAGCAACTATTCCGTCCTGCACCCCATTAACATAGGAGATCAATCCGGTAGCGTTGGAGTACGTCAAGGCCAGATGATACCAAGTACCGGGAACGAGCGTCTGTGTTCCAAGAGTCGTAAGTTGCGTCCCTGCGATCACAATCCCCGCTGTGACGTGGCCGGAACTATTGACGCTGAGAGTGTAGCCGCCGCCCGTGCCAATGACGCGATTATTGTCCCAAGCACCGATCGTGTTCAGGCTATTGGACAGATTAGTGAAGTTTGCCCAACCTTCGTAGGTGACTGTAGAAGCCGGGCTCAAATTCGTACCTGCACAACAAACTGCAAGATTAAATGCTGGGTTGCCGGTACCGCCGTCAATCTCGCCGGTAACTGCAACGGTCGCGTTCGTCGTGTTTCCATTTACAGTTGAGTCAGCATTCTGAATGGTTGTCCCGTTCGGCCAGTGCCATGCGCCGCCAGTATTAGCATCGTACGTACTCGACACTGTCATTTGCTGAGTCGAGATCGAAGGCTTCCCGTAGCAGAGATAATACTTGCTATCCACGAGATGAGAAACCGTATTTGCATTGAACCAAATCAACGAAGCTCCCGTTGTAACGGAGTAAGCCTCAAACTCCCAACCTGCGACTTTCGTGGTACACCCGACATCAGTGGTGACGATCGCGTCCGCTGGGATCGTCAGTCCGTACCCTCCGGATTGGGTGACCGTATGCTGAATACTTCCACCGTTGCCGACTGTCGCCGAGATCGTCCCATTCACCAACACAGGGAAATTCGTCTGGTCAGTATTTGGAACGAGCGTATGATTGATGGTGATCACGCGATAGTGCGCGAAGCCGTTGTGGTTCGGAGCAGACGACCCGCCCATTAGAATCGGGAAGGGGATCTGACCGTTAGCGAACAACGCAGATAAGAGTAAGATTACGAGCTTCATGTTAGCTGGCCGTCCAAGTCCCACTAGCGTTGATCGTTTGATAGTGCGTACTGTCGATGCCTACAATGCAGGCTTTGTCGCCCACGGCTCCGGCTGAGCTAAGCGTCCCTGTACCTGCCGTCCCATAAGCTGTCCTTGCCTGATTCTCATAGCGTGCGGACGAGCCTAGCGCCGTGAATGTGATCGTCGTCGACACGTTGTCGTCATTCCAGGCACAGTACATGGCACCCTTAACAGGAACCGGAACCGCGACATTGCATGCCCCGCCGCCAGGGCAGATACCAATGGCTGTTGGCCCTGAGAGCGTGATCGAAGTCGTGCCGGTCGTGATAGGCACAACTCCAGAGCAGAGGTTCTGCCATGTAGAAGTATTGCTTGGATTCACATTGGTGTTGTTCGTCAACGCCACATAGCCGCAGTTACTGCTAATCACTACGTCGTTAGTGTTATAGCTGGCCGTGCTCGCCCAATTCCCCTTGAAGTTCATCGAGGTGATAGGCAGGGTGACGGCTCCAGTGCCGCCCTGTAGGCTACACTGATCGACATAGAACCCAATGCTGGAGGTTCCACCGTTGCCGGTGATCTGTCCTTTGAGGGAAGTAACGAGATTCGATCCAGTACCGAAAGGACCTGTCGGCCCTAGCGGGATACTGATCTGCTGATAACTCGGAGTAGCTGAGTTGAAATTGAATGCGCCATCGCGGATGACGACCTGGAGTCCGACTTGTGTTGCTCCGTTCAACCAGAACAAAGAGAGTGTGCGCAGAGCGCTCGACCCAGTGCCGCTGCCGCTAGGCCACTTTGCTTTAGGGTCGATATAGCAAACGAGTGAGTTGAGAGTCGAGAGATCGGTCGTACCGCTGGCAGGCTTAACCAACGTGAAGCTGTTGCCTAGAACTGCCGCTGTCGCTTCAATGTCTTTGGTCCCGTGATATGGATTGTTCGTCGAAGCGCAATTGATGTGGGTCGTCGAAGAACAAGTCCACTCTACGTTCTCGTCATAGATCAGTGTGGTGGAGACTCCAGTCGGAGCACTTCCACCAGCAGGAATTAGTGCGACGTTCAACGGCAATTCTGTTGAGTAGTCGACTGACGGTTGAGACGGCGTTGCAGCAGGTGTCCCGGTGAGCACCTGCACGGAGCTATTGTTGTCGACGTAGATGACGTCAATGCGAGGATTGGTAGGGTCAGCAGTCGCCAACGTGATGGGAGTCTGTGCGCTCGCATACTGTGTTCCTCCGATCAGATAGGTTCCTGCGCCTACTGTGTACGTCAAGCCTGAGACGTATTCGAGCCCTAGCCCAGTCAGAGGCGTGTTGTACAAGGCACCGGGCGGGGTGCCGCCAGGAGCACCGGCTGGACCGGTTGGACCGACTCCACCGCTACCGGAAAGCACCACACAGCTTCCACTCTGAGCAACCGAGAAGGTGACCGTATAGCTATTGGTCGTCGACGCCTGCTCAGTGTTCGTTTCGATCTTCTGCGGAGGAGAGCCGCTATCGAAGCATTGGACCTCTACCGCGACAGTGCCTAGATTATGCGTCAAGGTGACACTGGTCTGCGAAGTAAAGGACTGACTGTAGCTCGTGGAACCGCTGCCGCTGACCGGAGGAGACCAGATGTCCGTCGCCGTACATTGATAAATGTTCGCGCCCGCCGCTGCATCGGTCGCGAAGTAGACGTCACCGACATTGCAGGTAGCAGGTAAGCCACTGATCAGACCGGCGCGCACGGTCCCAGCGACCGCCGCAACCCAATCCGCTGCTACGGTACATCCACTGGCATTGTTGCAGGCGAACACAGCGCCGGTGCCTGTCTGACACTGTTGCCGGTAAGAGCCAGTCGTATTGCCAGGGGTGCCTGAGCAAGCGATCGCGCCTGCTCCGGCACCACCACCGGACGGAGGAAACGGCGACGTCTGCGCCTGCACAGTGACACTGACAAAAAGCATCACTATTAAAAGAATTGTAGTAGAAATGAATTTATTCATCGCGGACCCTTTCTAAGCACATCGATCAGACCCTCGGGCGAATTCGACCGGGTCAGTATTTTCGGTTGGATGCGGTCCTTGTCAGGAGCAGCCATGTAACAGGACGTACAAACGATCTTGAGCTTCAACTCAGGACGCTCGTGGAGCATCTTCTGAGAGTTCGGGAAGATGACGACGTCGTGATGACAAGAGAAGCATCGTTCCTTTACAGAGCCGGGCACGACTTCGGTCATGCCTACTCGGCCACAGACGATATAGTTCTCCGCTGGTGAAATCGTACGTATCATCAATTGTTCTCCGGTTTGGATCAGGTTACTGTATTTCTGGAAGCTGTGCTACTAGCCGAGTAGGAAGTTTCCCTTCCCTGAGATGTAGGCCCCTGACACTCCGGCGGGCCATGGAATCCAAGCACGACTGTAGTAAATGTTATATATTCCGCCCTCATATTGTGGTCCTCCCGGTGGATTAGCAGTGCAGAAATCTCCAGTGTATGGATTCAAGACAGGCTGCACAGTACAGATGCCGAGTGTTTTATCCGGCCCTAGCGTATGCCCGATCGGTTGCGCGTTATAGAACGGCGGAAGAGGTTGATGAAAAACTTTAGATCCACTCGCCTCATGACCACTCGGCGGCGGGATCGCATCAGAATAAAGGAGCGGTTCAGGCCGCAAAAACGGCATGGAGAATGGAATCCAGCTAAGTCTCACTCGTAGCCGTGTCGTGTAATTTGGAGTCTGCGGCTGATTTCCTAGAATGCCGAGTGCCGCCACCCATGCCTGTGAGGCATTGTTGACGATCACTTTGTTATCGGAGTACAAGATCCCGAAGTAATCTCCCTCAGCAGTAAGGGGTTGTATGGCTAGAACCTTACCAGCAGTCATGTCCTGACGATAAGAATCAAGGTTTCCTTGAAAATCAATTAAGTTAGATCCGTTGAATGGAGTAACTGGAGGAGTGCCGTCTGGAGGATAGAGAATAAAACTTCCACCGGTAAAGATAGGCCCCACAGCATTCTCAAATATCGGTATTTCCGAAGAGCTTCCACTTGGCCATCGCATGACGCGATACCGCGAGTATTGTACTGCAATGTCGACTTGGTTACCTCCGAGGACTATATCCCCATTGGATAGAATGCCTCTCGTTTGAAAATCAGATCTTAATCCTGGTCGCCAGGAATTATTCGGCGGATTAGACGGGTTAGCAGTAGAATTTGAGTCCGGGTCCGTGACGTAGCTCCAATTATGCGAGCCTCCCGTCGTACTGAAATTCATAATCATTTCAGCCCCGCCTCCCGGCCCAGCATTGACTGGAAAGATAGAACCTGGAACGGGAGGGAAACCTATATGTGAGCCATTGCCGACACCGTTAAACCACTGACCGCCAAAGTGCGTCATCGCAATGCCGCGCCCGTTCTTGATAGCAATAATGTCCGGCGCGCAGAGAAGTCCCCCGAAACTACCGCCGCCGTGTGCGTAGGAACCTCCCGGCCCAATCATCAAATACTCGCCACACTTACCGCGCACTGACCACGAAAAAGACGCGAGGTTGAAACTATATAGCCACAATTCCATCGAGGCCGCATTCGACTGGCTAACGTAGCCGTAATCGAAGAAGGAAGGAGACCCCATGTTGAACGGCCAACTTCCCCCCGTTTGTTGTAGACCGAAGGGCATCTGTTCGGGAACGATGGTAATGCCTCGCGGAGTATTGATCGTGAAGATGTCGTCCGAAGAACCTTCCCTCCCAGCACAAATGGGAATCCCGCCAAATCCCAACGCGAGATCATATCCTGGTGGTAATGTTCCGAAGTTGTTTCCGGCTGGCCAAGGAGGCTGGCAGAATCCAGCTAAGTGTACTTGTGTATCAGACGGTGTCCATCCGCTGCCGTAAGTCGCCTGCCACATCGTATAATCCCACTGGAATATATAGGGGCCGACAACTTCTGACCAAGTCAAACCACCATCGGTCGTCACAAAAGCCGAGAGATGAGACATTGGTGTCGCCACATCATCCGTCGTGTCAGAAACCACCGCTAATATCGCTGAACGTAGTAAGTTAGAAGCTTGCGTAAAAGGTCCGGCAAACGATCTAATGACCTGCGTGGAATTGACCTGAGTCGGGCCGGATATCAAATACGGCTGTGGCGGGATGACCGCTATCGTGGCGTGATCGCCGAGACGAATTTTGTTATCGAGACTCGGCCCTTGCGCCTTATCTCGATAACTGATGAATTCAGTCCCTAGAACGGGGCCGATATAATCGGCTTCCTCTTCAAGGAAGAATCCCCCGTTCTCCGTTGCTGTTAGATTGATTGGCGGCACGCTATGCAGAGACGATCAGACAACCTAGATGACGATCGACGACCTCCAATAATCCGGCCTTTGATTGACTCGCACTCTCGTCATACTTTATGACAACGAGTTTGGTTCCTCGCGGAATCCCAACCGCGTCCAAAAAAGTATTCATCGCGTCTGTTGTAATTACTTTTTGATCCATCGACCCTCCTTACGAGAAACCCTGCATGATGTACGTGACCTGGATGATATTGAGGTTGACGACAGTCGTCGTGCCGCTGTCGAAATTAACTTCACTGGTGAGGATACCGCTCGTCCCTCCCTTTACATTCGACGAGACCATGAAAGCGCCCCGAAGAGCGCCTCCAGCACTCATGGTGAAAACAGCCTGAGAAGCGCTGTTACTAACTTGTCCGAACCCAAAGCTGGAAGGGGTTGCGACTCCAACATAGGCTTGCCGATTCGCTTCCGAATACGACGTCCATTCGTCCCAACCGTTAGAGCCATTGATCTGTGCGGCAGAATCAGTGTACTGGTAGGAAGAAAATCCCGCGTTATCCACCAATCCGATATACCAGTTTGCGACCGGCGTATACGGAGTGACGAAGAGACCAAGGGCATTATCCAGCCCCAGGTTAGGGACGATGTTTCTATTCTGGACTGTCCAAAGTAGCTCGCCCCGTTCAAAGGCGAGCCGATCCTTGAAACAATCCATCTTTACGATAGCGCTGAGACATCTTCCACCAGTCATAGTTGTTCTCCGATTATTCCTCTGTCCACTCGACGTCGATCGTCAGCACGCCGCCGCCAGGAACCGCCGTGCCGTTCAGATTCAGATCAAGCGACTGAGCAGTACCACTCAGCACCATCGCCTGATCGTTGCGGGTAGAGAACTCCCAGACCACCGAACCGCCGAAAGTCCCGCTGGCGGCCATGACCAACTCCGAGGCGCGTACCGGAGATCCGGTGCCGGGCGTAGGATTCGAGGCACTGTAAGTATTGACTACAGCCGTCGCCGGAGAACTGCCGCTGTTGTGCGGAATCGCCGTCTGCGGATTCAGCGTGCCGCTGGTGTTCGCAGTGCTTCGTTTGTAAAGGATCAGTGGGACAGTCCCACCACTGGTCGATAGACCACTGACGCTAATCCGCAGAACTCGAATCGTCTTGCTGACACTGCCGATGATCTGCCAGAAGTCAGTCGGCGTCGCCACGGGAGCGAACGCGAACACTGCGCACGAATACGTAGGCTTGGTGCCTTCCGTGTTAACGGCAGGGATACCGACAGTTCCCACAGCCGCCCGTTGGCGATCCGTGTTTCCGCCCGCGTTGAGCAGTAGCCCGAAAGCTCCTACCAACGGCCCGTAAGTGCTGCTGTACAGGACACCGTCACCGGCAGCAGGCTGAACGATATTCTGATTGGCTACGGTGTTGGCTGGATCGACGACCACCGTAGTGTTGCAAGTATTTTGTCCTCTCTGGACGCTATCGATAGGCATGAATATTCTCCCTTAAAGTTTTTTGAAAAGACGAACTATTGACCAACCACCCCGCCCGGCAGCGGATTGTTTTTCCAGAACAGGTTCACCGTGGCTCGCTCTGCCGGAGAAGAACCATCGACGCTGATCACAACCAACTGCAAGATGTCTCCCTGACGAATGTCATTGGAGGTCGTGCTGAAAGCCGTCCCCGAAGCGATCAACGTACTTCCACCAGGGATCGTGATGTACTGCGAAGGATCGTTGAAGATGCTGACGGTCGTGGTGACTCCACCCTCCGTGCGAGTACGTAGGATGTCGAAGACCGTATCCGCAGTTCCGTTGTTGATCTCTGCAACGGCATCCCAACCGAACAGAATGCCGGGCACGGTCTCTACCGAGAGTGTGCTGGTTCCTCCTGCGGGGATCGGTCCCGGTAAGCCTCCAGGCAGGTAGCCAATATAGAACGTATCCTGCGGAGTACCGAAGTTGTTCGGCCCAGAGAATCCAGGCTGGAAGATCATCCGATAAGGCGAGAACTGCGGAAGCGAACGGATATTCTCGTTGTTTACCGTCAGCACCTGGATGAAGTAATGCTGCCAACTGTTATCGACATTGAGCGTCAGGAAGATCGGAGTGCCCGCGCCAGGGAGAGCCTCAAGGAAAGTCCCCAGAGGAACAAAGCTCGTCCGCGTTGCATCGCTCAGACCACAGGCGATGATGATCGCTTCGGCTTGTACAGGACTGATCGGGATGCCGGTGATCTGCTGGTAGAAGAACATCCAATGATCGACGTCGACCCCCGCGACTCCAGTGTTTAGTAGGTACTGCGTCGCAGCTTGTGAGAGTTCGGAAGTGAGAGCCCCGCTGCTGACACCAGACTCCAGTGAACTAAAGGTTAGCGGGCTGGTATCGGTTTCGTAGTCGACGCTCGAATTGATGACTACGAATTCCGTGGTCGCATCGGGTACGATTTCAAATGCCGGACTGACGTTGAATCCGATGGAGTCGTTGCTGACCACGTTAGAGAACTGACCGGCTCCGGTCCCCCTCGTGAGGAAGACCACTTTGCCCACGTAGGCGTTCGGAGTCATTCCGAAAATAGAAGGACCATTGGGCAACTGATCGTTCTTCCAGAACAGAAGCGTGTTGTCTTCGACTCTTCCCGGAGCGAATCCCGTGCAGGTCAGCCGGACTAGCAGGTGATCTCCGACACCAAGGAAGGAAGCTGCGGCAGGCAGAGCAGTCAGGAACTGATCTACGGTAATGACCGTCGCACGAGTAGCATCAGTCAGACCAAGACTTAAAATGATCTTCTCGACCTGACCACCCGCCAGACTCACGCCGGTAACCAGCGTCCAGTAGAACAGCCACTTATCGACTCCGAAGTTAGGGTAACTAGCGTCCAGGCTGGCCTGCGCGATGAGGCTCGCTTCTTGTGCAGACGTCAGCGGAGTACTGATGATCGATGCGTTTGGACTACTATCGATCAAGGATGCCGGGTCGACCGAGATAGTGGTATCCGTTTGGGCAACGATTGGTTCATCAAATATGACCAATGGATTCGTCGCGTCCTGCATCGCGTAACAGGTTACAGTTCGTCCTACCCAAGCCTGCGTTCCTGCCGGAGCATTCGCGCCCGAAACCATGGAGATCTCACCGGTCTGATAATTGATACTGGTGATCGCCTGTCCAGTAGCGCCGAGCACGTAGCCGACGCGCGCTTGTACGACGTAATGGTCGAACTGCTCGTCGGGAACCGGAGTATCAAGTTCTCCAATCTCGGTGAAGGTGTAACTGGCGACTTCAATCACGGTCGGCAGTACGGTCAAGAATGTACTCAACGCGATAGGAGTCGTGCGGGTAGCGTCCGTTTCTCCCAGAGCTACGATTACCGCTTCTGCCTGAACCGGCGAGATGTTCACTCCGGTGATCTGCTGATAGAAGAATAGCCAGTGGTCGACATCGACTCCTGCGGCATGCGACGAAGCCAGATACGCGTTCGCCATGGCGGTCATTTGCGGAGTCAGCGATGCCGTCGAGTTCGTCGGAACCGCTACGATGCCGGGGCCGAACCACCCAGCTTCCGGATCGGTCGTGATCGCGATCCATCCCTGGTCGGTAGGATTGGCGAAAGAAACAGTAAAGTCGATTCTGTTGGTATCCGATCCGGCAGGAACTTCCACCGACATCAGAGCCATGCGCGTGAAGAGGTTATCGCTGGCCTGCGCGAACACTCCGAGAACCACGACCTGATTCCCTTTGATAGTGCCACCAGTCGGAGAGACCGTGACCGCTCCGAAAGAAGGAGCGACGGTCGCTTTGGAAAATACGTTGACCGTACCGAATCCGGCGATCGTGAATTGCGGAGTAATGTTGCCGTTGACGTCGGTGAGGAGCTTCTCCCATAGACCGAAGTTCGGGCTACGATAGAGATCGTTCGGTGCGTTTTCGGTGAACGGGTCGTGAGTTGACCAGGGGTACGGAGGACGCCGCCCGTGAATGAAGTATGGATACGCCGGAACCTTATCCAGAGTCTGCGGCATCAGCCCGGCTTTGTTGAAACTGAGGAATTTGAAATAGACTGTAGTGTTGACGTTGGACTCGTCGAACTCCCAAACGAACATTGCGTCGTCGAAGAAACCGAAAGGAGAGCCGACACTGTGTTGCGAGAGCGGGCTCTCGTAAGCCGCGCGCTGCATGTGCGTCAGATCCCACTGATTATTTCCGGTTAGTTTTGCAGTTCTGTAAGAAATCAGTTCCTGGTCAATGACACAAAGCGGGACCAGATTGTTCTCTTGAGATTGCGTGTAAGACAGCAATTCTGCTTGACTGATGGACATATCCAACGACAAAGTGCTGGTGTCGTCGGGTGAAGTCACCGGGGGCAACGGAGCGGTAAGGTAGCCGACAGTCGAAGTCCCTGTCTGCTTACCGACATGGACGTAGCTCTTCCCACCGTCAGTTGAGGCGTAGACGTGGCAGCCGCCCCAGTTCTGTGCACCCGCCAGACCGATGTAGAGAGTATTGACGACGCCACCAGAGATGACTGCCGGTGGATCAGGCTCGTAGAACAATACCGGAAGCGTGTTACCGGGATTCTGATAATAGACCGGGCCGAACGGGCCGATGTTCTGTTTAGGAAAGAGAGTAGGAGTAGCCGTGCCCCACGGGAATTCTTCACACTCGAACTCTAGCTCTAACTTGTCGTCTTCGCTGATGGACTTGATGCGAACCGGAGTCTTCAACAGACCCATCTCCGGCTCGGTCAACGTGACCATGTCCATTGGTTCGAGCAACTGATACTTAACTGCGGACAACTTGAACTTATATTGGTTGCGAATGTATACGCTGCGTTGCAGGGCTGTGTTCGCCACCATCTGACCGACAGTGCTAGTGGTGATCGAGTGTAGCTGCTGCACAGGAGCAGGACGTAAGCCGTATTGGGAGATGCTCCAGTCGTCGCGTTCTTCTACAGGCTCGGCAGAATAATTGTTCGCGCGATTCGTCCACTCGACGCTGACAGAGTTGTAAGCGTCGCGAATCGTCGGACGCGTCACGCTAAGTAATGCAGTTTCGGCGTCGCCAGTAAAGTCGTCGTCGTCGAGATCGTAGATCGGGGAAGTGACCGGCGTGAACGTGACGCCGTTGCCGATGACGGTTTTATCACCGTAGGCACGGAACTTCAGAACGCCATTCGACCACACAGCTTCACAGTTGGCGATCGTCATCCAATCGGATAACCAGTCGGCTGCGGTACGCTGGCTATCAACCACGCACGAGATGAAGATGTTGCTGGCGATCGTGTAGTTGCGAAGTTCGGATAGATCGCCAATAGCACCAGCAGGAAAACCAGCACCAACAAAAGGATCGCTAAGAAAATGTTGGATAACGTCGGGGATCGCCGCATCGATGATGCCTCCACCGAATGGGAACAGTCCTAATACTTCAAAACCATAATTATCGAGCGCCCCGCTAAAACCTAAATCCATTTTGTTGCTGGCTAGGTAAGAGAGGCCGGAATAGCCTAATGCCTGTGAGGGGAAGTTGGTTTCGAGGTAATCCCAAGGAGCTTGTCCCTCTTCACCTCCGAAGAGAGTCAGGTTCAAACTCTGCACTGGATTGCCGTCCGTCAGGTAATTGGGATCGTTCCAGGTGTAGTTGATGCTGATGAGTTGACCGGCATCGAATGGACTGAAGACGTATCCAACGGTCGGGTCAAAGGTGTACTGACCGCTCTGTGGATTGGACGGAACTCTACGGAACTTGATCTGCTGATTGCCGATCAGCGAGACCGCTCCGGCAGGGTTGCCGTAATCCGTCGCCGTCGCGTTATACGTGACTGCCTGATAGACTCCGCTGTCGGTGATCAGATTGCTGGTCGTCGTCGCTGCCGTAAACGAAGCGGTCTGATTCGGAATGAAGGCTCCAGGGTTAGGATTCGGGATCGCGAAGGTTTGTCCCGTCGAGTTGATAAGGACCGTCGTCCCGCCATCCAGAAGACTAAAAGTATAAGTCCCGTTGTTGTAAGAATATTGTCCTTTACCTAGATTGGGGTTTACGCCAGTAGGAGTAAATAAAGCAAATGATAGTCCAGTCGTGATATCGGTCACTCCGGTATCGGTTGCGGTCTGTATCCCAGCATTGCCTGGGACCACTGGACTGCCGTCTGACGGGATGAGAATCGGCTCGCTCGCCGAGCTAACAGCAAGCCGAACCTTGTTGACCCACACGTATCCGATCCCACGTACAGGACCGCCGCACAGTGCGATGATAATGGCACTGGAGTAGGTGTAGATCTGTCCACCGGCTCCTGACTTGCCTGCCTTGCCTCCCTTGCTGCCTTTGCCGCCAGAACCGGAATACGGATTCGCTTGCCAGTTCCCGGTCCAAATGACGTTGCCAGCCATTCGTTGCTGACCATAGATGATCGGGATCGGCAATCCAAAGATCGAGCTTTGGAGTTGATACCCGAGGAAGATATGTGGAGCCGCTTGATTAGGAGAGCCAAACATGAGAAGGGAATCGGTACAGAGAGATTAAGGGATTTAGGTCGATTACACAAACGGACTGAGGAATATTCTTGGATATTTCTGCAAGGGCATCTGATCGGCATTCGCGCCCTGCACGGTGCTGCCCCAGAGGACATGAATCAGGTGAGGCCACGTAGTGATAAGGCCAGAGTGACCGTAGACCCGCTTCATCTTGAAGAGCACCATATCGCCCGGCTGAGGCGCTGCGACGATCTTTGAGTACTTGAGGAGGATGTTCAGATAGCGTTCCTCGTCTGTATGCTGGTGCCAGTCACGAGGGAAATGTCCTAACTCGTCGAGAGTCGGCACAGGGACGCCTAGCGCGCCATAGACGCCCATGAGCAGAGTCCCGCAGCCGACACCGCAGCCGCGAACCATGGCGTTGTGGAGGAAGGGGGTGCCCTTCCAGCGTTCGGCCTCTTCGATGACCTGCTGACGAATCGATGGAGAGTCGGGAAACATATCAGAACGAGGTCTCCGGCGAAGGCGTAAACGGCATGCCACCGAAGTGGATAAGATTATTAAACTTATTCTGACAAGTCGAACTGTGCTTGTCGCAGCCAGGACGGATGATGAAGGTATCGCCGGGATTGGGCGTGACCGGCAGTGCATCAATGATCGTCACGACTCCACGACCAGTGGTGTCGTCGCCGTAGCGTACGATGAAGCGGCTCTCTCCAGCGTTCGCCCCGTTAGTGAAGAGGATGACTCCTTGCGTGTAATAGCCGGTGGTGTCGCTCGGTGGAGGCACGCCCTGTACCAGCCCATCACCGTCCATCGTAAAACTTTGGCCGATAGGGATAGGGCCGCCGTTCTGCAATTGCCATTGGCCGGATTGTTCGCCAATGTAGACGTTATAGCCGAGCACTCCGGCTGCGGGAGGCGGCGAGTCGACGATGAGCACTTGATTCTGCGTATTGCTGTTTCCAGAACCGATCGTCCTTGAGCTTTCTGGTGACGGGCCAGTCTCGCCTACACCGGTAACGTAAGTGACGACCACGTAATAGGTCGTTGTCGCGAGATTCACTCCAGTAATGCCGGTCTGAGAAAGTCCTACACTGGCAGTCGGGCCTGGAATGGGGCCGGGAGCCGTCAAGCTCGTTGCAAAGGAAATGACGGTCGGTGCCGGATTGCTTTGAACGCTCCCAGCCGTTGTGAAATTCTGTGGATTCAGAGTACAGCCCACGTCGAATAACGTGTGTCGACACCCAGGCTGGAACAGGTTCTTGGGCATGTTGATGTTCAGATATTCCGTCAATGCTTTGACGATGATCTTGGCACCAATCTTCGTGATGTCCTGGATATCGCCTACTGTGCCTCGGAACCACATGACGGTGCCGAGGCTCGTATCGCCCGGTCGAGGCATCGTCAGGCGCTGCACGGAAACTTGAGCGCCGTCAAACGTGCCGGATTGCAAAGCAGACAGGAGACTATTGCCGCTGCCTGCTGGGATCTGCACGGTCGGCGTCGACGCGATCGTCACAGTCAGGTCATCGACAGATAGGCCGACCGTGCTATTGATCTTGGAACGCTCGATAGCAGGCACGTCGGGAGTGGCCGGAGAGAGGACTTCGTAGGTGACTGTTCCGCTGACGGCTGTGATGTTGATGAGGATTCCAGAGCCTTGACCGGGCTGCGAACCGCCAGGATAGACGGTGACGTTATTCCAGATCTGATAGCCGGTGCCGGGACTGTTGGCGGAATCGGTAGAGAGCGCGTTGTAGGTGAACTGCGTGATCGCGCCGATGCCGTCGACCGCTTGGGCTTCGATGATGGCATCGTTGTTTCCAGCATTCAAGACGTAGGTATCGCCAACACGCGAGCCAACTCCTCCTGCCGATAACTGCGCTCCGGTGATGGAGCCCTGCCGAAGAGTAATGGGCTGATCCCACGAGCACCAGTTGAGGACGAGACCGTTCGTCAAGGTGAACGTGTACAGGTCGACGATCCACACTGCCGCGTCAGGTTCGTTCTCTGACAGGTTGGCGAGGAAGTCGATCAACTGTTGGCTGGCGGCTTTCATGATTTCTTACTCATTTGTAGTACTATTGATCCATGAGCACGTCTACTTACCCGGCGACTCTCCCCTGCAAACTCTGTGGGGGAGAGATGCCGTGTTATCGCCAGGAAGGCTGGCCGATCGTCGATTCGATCAGGAGATACTATCGGCATACAGACCAGTCCTGTCCAGGAAGACTATGCGTCCAGATATGTCTCTTAGACGAGAAGCCTGAACTCCAAGAGATAGAGTGGTAGGTCATAATGACGTGCGCACCTGACGGAGAGTAAGCTTCTTCATTTCCCACAAATATTGGCCGAAATTGCTGAACTCTAAGTCATCGTCGGCGAAACGCACTCGCCAGTAATACTTGAAGTCCATCTTGATTTGCGTGCCGACCGGCAAGGCTCCACCGAAATCCATCAAGCCATTGGTGCTAATCGAAGACGGAGTCGGAGTCACCGTGGGAGTTCCATTCAGATCGAACAGAGGCTCAAAGCCGGTCGATCCGCCGTTTGGCCAGCAGCGCCCGATCTGGTACTTCTGCGTTACTCCGTCCGCGATGATGATAGAAGGGGTAGGATTCGTAGGGTCAGGACTAGTGGTATTGTCAGTCAAGTCTTCAAAAAGAAACGCACCAAACTTGCCGTAGTTACTGACGTAGAAGCCGTAAAGTGTCTGCAAGGTCTGATTCAACTGATCGGCCTTGAGCCCCTCGAACAATAAATCCCACTCCGACAGTGGATAAAGATAATTCCCGATGCGGACTTCCGTACCACTCGAAGCCGTAGTCACAATTGTAGAGAAATACGGACGACGTACCACGGGATAGCCGAGACCGGGTCTACCAGCCTGGGGAAAGATAGGAAGCATTAAGCGAATCTCCCGGCGCGCATCTCAGACTTGACGTAACGGACGAGTGTTTTACCGTGTTTGTCCAGCACACGGTCCATGCCCTGGTGATCGAGCGCGTGTATCGTGTTGTGGAAATGAACGTGTACTTCGCTGCCTCCCTGCCCTCCCTGCCCTCCACCGTTTTCAGCCATAGACTGCACACTCTGGCTAATATTCTTAGGGAGAACCATCTCGTGAGGATGGAGCAAAGCTAGAGTCGGAGCAGCACCAACTATACCGCCCTTTTCGTAAGCGCCAAAGGCCAGGATCGCTCCGAAGGCCGCGACGCCAGCAGCCTGCGCTAACGCCGGGCCAATGAAGGGAATCGAGTTGATGCCCTCGTTCGCGCTAACGGCAGCGTAGGCTTTCTTGGCAGATCCAAGGATACTGGTAGAGTTTGCGGTCTTCTCCGCAGCAGCGCTCGCCGATGCCCCGGCAGCCGTCAACGCCGTCTTCTGAGCTTCGGTCGCGGCAGTGACACCGACCTCGGTCTCTTTCATCGCCTCATAGCGTGTTACCGAGAATGTGGCTTGTTGTGCTTCGATCGCAGAAGACCTAGCAGACATCACCTCCTTCTGTGTATTCTCGGAAGTATCGATTGCAATCTGCCGACTCGCTGTGACCTGATCGGAGACTAACTTTTGTTGATTAAATCCGAGATACTTTTGGATAGATTGCTGCCAAATCGTCTGTTCCTCAGCGGCTGCTTTTTGGGTTGCCGCGACTCCGATTTGCAAAGAGGCGTCGTCGCCCGCTCCGGCACCCGTTCCCTTTGAACCACCCAGTGCCCCTAGAGCCTCACCGGCAACACCTAATGCCGAACTCGGACGCTTTCGGAAGCCATACTCGTCGTACTCTTTTGGTTGCTGGTCGCTACCGCCCAACGGTCCAGTCCCGATTCTGGGGATGCCGCCAGTGCCTAACAAACCGCCATTGCCGGAGAGGATACCACCTCCACCAACGATAGTGACCGGTGTCGGCACAGTGCCAGGAACTCCAAGAGGAGTAGGTGGCCCATATCCGTGACCCGGCCCGGCACCGGGATTGAACTGAGGCTGCGGGCCGACTATTTTGTTGAGCGCCCTCATGATCAAGTGGGCTTCGATCCACTTGATCGTGATCTTCTCAATGTCCTGGACGACACTGGTGACGATGCCTTTCCAGGCATCCATCATCGCCACGCTGAACCGCTTCTGGCTAAAGACCCACTCGTTTATGCCTTTGAGGAAAGCTTGGTCGATCTGCTGAATGTACTGGAGGTAATTCTGGAGTTGATCCTTGAGAGCTTCGTTTTCGAGAGCCCTACTCTTGGCAAGGAACTCGTTCTCTAGTGCGAGCTTCTTGCTTTGGAGCTTCGCGTAGTTGTCTGTAGCAGTACGATTGGCTTCCTCTTCGATCCTTAATTCTTCATTAACAGCGGCAATCTTCGATTGGATCGCGCTGAGATCGATTTTGCCGACCTCTTGCTTCTGCTGCTGCTCCGGCGTAGGCGCGAATGGGCTAAGAGATGCAGGAGGTGTGGTGATGTACTTCTGTTCGATGTTCGCTTTTTCAGCGATGAGCACGCCCTCACGACGTAGCTCGTTTTGTTTTTCGATCTCTTCGTTGACCTTACGAGTGTTCTCCCGGAACTTCTCGGTCGACTGGGTGATCTTTTCGTCGGCTTCCTTGACGACAGCGATGTTGTCGGCATTGATCGCACGGACAGCACTCCAAAACTGGATGATCTGTACGGTAGTCCGTTCGCCGCCACGCTCCCAAGCACGGTACTGTTCATCGACAGAACGCTTGACGGCTTCCTCAGCTTCTTTAGAAGCTGCACCCATGAGGCGAGGGATCGCCTTCGCGAGGTATTCGACGGCTTTTTGGTACTCTTCCAGGTCACTCTTAGGGAGCTTCTGGATCGCTGCCTGCTGTTCCTGGAGGAAGGCGAGCCCGGCCTGTTTGCCGTGGCCCTCAGGCGCGGCTTCCTCGACCTCGGGGAGTTTGTCGGTGATCTGCTTGAGATGCTCTTCGTTGATCTTATTTAGTTCGGCTTTGTGATCTTTGGCACGTTGGATGTCGACCTGATCAAGTCCGCGTTGGAGATCGATCTGACGACGCTGCTGATCGATCTCTTCGTTTATGAACGACGGGGTCGCACCCTTTGCTTTAAGTTGCTCTTGCAGCGCATCATGTTTCTTCGCGTACGTCTGCTCAATTTGGAATTGGTCTTCCGCAGCCTTAGTGAGAAGGGCAGCCTTCTGATCGGCATCGATCTGGCCGTTGACGAACTCGTCTTGCGCACGCTTCCGTAGCTCGGCTGCCTCGGCGACTCCGAACTCCTTGATCTTCGCGATCCGTCGTTCTTCGAGTTCGATGCTTTGCTTAAAGGCAGTATCAGCTATTTCAGCCTGGATACGCGGAGCTTCTGCGTTCTTGGCGATATCGATCTTGGCCTGAAGCGCTTCCCGTGCCTTTTGGTTATCAGTAAGGTTCTTCTCGACCTCGTCGTGAGTTCCTACTTGTGGATTAATTTCCCTGCCCTGGAAACGATTGATCGCCTCCGCAGCCGGAGCACTGAACTTAGTGACGTTCGGCGCGAGTAACGTGAAGAACGGATCGCTCGCCCCGGATTCCGGCGAAGGCTTCTTCGATAGCTTACTGTAATCGGTAGCGTCCAGCGCTTTCTGTAAAGTCTGCGCCTGCGTCTCCAAACGGGTCATTTCCCCTTGGAGTTGCTTCAGATCTCCTTCGGCGGCCTTGGACTCAATCGATAACTTGGGGATTCCGGTGTACCCAATCCCACGATTCTGATTGAGCTTCTCGCGAAGATTGAAATACGTGTCGAATGAATTCTGCGCTACACGAATATTATCTTCGAGACGAGCCTTCTCCTCTTTACCGAATCCCTCGAACGCGTCCGCTAATTCACCTACTTTGTTGATCGTCTGATCAAGGATCTCGGCGAACGCTACAGCAGTAATAATCGGGAATAGAAGTTTTAACCCTTCCTGGATTGCCGGTATGGAAGCAAGGACACGCGATAGGGCGAAGATCATGCCCTGCGTAGAACCTACGAGTTCAGCTTCAGCGACACGAGCGACGTTTGACGACGTCGCAACTTGATCTTGAGCCGCAGCGAGTTTCCTAGCAGCGACTTCAGCTTCGAGCGCCGCAACCGCAGACCCCTTTTCTGCGATCGCATTCTGGAACTGAGCTAATGCGGCAGCCTGTGCTGCGGGCGTGGATTCAGCCTCGGCGAGTTCGACGAGTTTGATCGTCGCTGCGAGTTCAGCGGCAGCAAGACGAGTCTGCTGCATCTGCGCACGCAGGGTAGCCAAGGCAGCGTCTGCGCCGGGAAGTTTCTGTTGGATCGCTGGACCGAGACGTTCTGCGTCATGGACGAGAGCATTCGTGGCTTCTCGCGCAGCGGCAGTTGCACGGACATAAGTAGCCCCTAACTCTACAGAGGTCTTGCCGACACCTGCTGCGATTTCCTGCTGGATGGCTGCGAAGTTCTGGCCACGTTCGGCTGCTGCCGTGGTGACTTCAGTGACGACATCGAGCGCGGATGCCTGTTGAGCAGCAGCGTCGGCAGCAGCCTGCTGCGAGGTAGTAATGTCGGCATACTGACTCTTTAGAGCAGCGAGCCCAGAAGCAAGACCGGCAGCAGTATTCTGAAGCGCTGCCATAGAATCAATCGCGGCTTGGTCACCAGCGGCGATTGATTCACTAAGTGCGAGTTGGCTTGCTCCGATAGCCTTATTAGCTTCATTGACTTCAGTAGACGCACGCTTGACGTACGTCGCCATCTTCTCGGCAGAGATGCCGGTCTGACTTGCAACCTCGGCTTGAATTTGAGCGACAGTCGTCGACGAGCGCTGAATGATTTGGTTGGCCTGCTCAATCGCGGCAGCTTGTTTACGCGCGCCTGAGAGAGTAGCCTCTTGTGCGTCTGCTATCTGGAGCGCGGCAGTCGCAGAACCCGCACTGGTGATAGCGTCCTGGACCTTAGCTTGAATGTCAGCCTCGGTCGCAGCCGTCGACTGAGCAGTCGCACGTGCGAGGAGTTCCTCGCGAGCAGCAGCCTCGGCAGTAACCTCGGCTTGTCTAGCCTGAACCTGCTGCTGTGTCTTTAGCGCTAGGATATGTGCTTCTGTGGCCCCAGTAAGCGCTAACTGTCCTCTGATGTCGCCAGACTCAGCGAGCCCCGATACTTGAATTGCGGCGAGAATCTTGGCAGACTCGGCTACTTCCGCATCCGCGCGTTTGCGGATCGCAGCCATCTCAATTACGGAGGCATTAACTTTAGCAGCAACCTCCTCTTGGATCGCTGGGAGAGTCTGGAGTTGACGCGCCGCTGACTGCGCAGCTTGCGCTAGAAGATCGAGTTGTTTCTTAGTAAGTTCGGGGCCATTAGGGCCGTTAGGAGGACCAGCACCGCCACCAGCCGCAGCGATCGAAGGCACACCAGCTAACTCTGCTTTGAGTGCAGCGGCCTTCTTCTGCGTCTCCTCTAAGCTCTTTTCGGTCTCAGCGAGCCGTTCTTTTAGGCCCGGCAAGAAATCCGCCGCACCTGTACCGGCTTTAGGTTCACCTATGGCCGCGAGGATATCCCTATCGTTCTTGAGCGCCTGTGCCAGGATAGCGGATTGAGCTTTGACCTCTGCGAGTTCTGCTTTGATCCGCGCAGTATTCTGCTCTGCGGACGCAGCAGCAGTCTCCATCGCGACCTTAAACTCGGACGCGTCGCCAGTGATCTTAGCTCGGATTGAATAATCGTCTGCCATGATGGTTACTGAATGTTTAGGCCAAACTCTTTGTTCATCGTCTCTTTCATGTAGTCAGGCAGAGACGAACCTGATATTGCGCGGGTTCCTAATTGTTGAGCTAATCCAGGTAAGTCACGGACTTCGTCTTCTTCTCTAATTTTCCGTACACGACCGCCCCCGGCATTCGACGGCAATTTGAATGTCGTGAAAGCAGTCAGCAATATAAGGATAGATTCGGAAGGGGGAGGATAGTCCGCCCAATATGTGAACAACGCTGTCGCGTCGGGGAACGGAATGTCCCCGACGCTCAACAGAGTTGCGGCTCCGGCTGTGATCAGGCGATTGCGGAAGTACGGGAAGTCTAGTCTGCTGCTACCGTCTTCTGAACCGCCTGGGATTCCCCCGCGTCAGCACCCTTACCGGCTACCTGGAGACCACTGATTTCCAGGACTGCGGTGTGGAGTTGATTCATCATCAGGAGATCCATGCGCTTCTTCATATCCGCCAGCGTCAGCTTGGGGCCATCCTTGGCAGCATTGTTGATGCTGTTCATGATGACGGTCAGCGTGATGTCACGCCATGCCGTGGCTGGGGCGTCTTCGGCGGGAGTACTGCCCAGATATTCTTCGACTTGGTCGATCGTGAGGGGAGCAATTACGAATTGCTCCCCATCGATGTTGATTGTTTTGGTACGAGCCATGGGTAACAGCTTAGCCTAATCGCGAGGCTTATGCTAGTAAGAAAACGGAATTATCCGTTCACGCTGTACATATCGAGCACGCGCCCGCTGGCGGATGCGAACGCGGCCCAGTCGACTTCGGGAATCGAGTAATCTCCGCGCTTGTTACCAATGGTGATTTTGTTCACCTTTGCGGCATAAACACGGATCACGTTGTAGACCTGATTCGAGGAGACCGTCAGCGACTGATAAGTGTCGACGATCCAGATCTCGATCTGCGGACCATAACCGATGGTCTGGTTATTGATCTGGTACGTCGCACCGTGACCAGTGAGAGTGTACGAATACGAGATGGTCACGTTCGCCAACGTGTCGAGCGCGGCGAAGGTGTACACGCCGGTCCCTTCGTTGACCGAGTATTGGCCGGTGACGGGAGACGACGCCACTCGAATGAACTCGACGCCCGTGCCAGTGTAGTACACACCGAGATCGAACTGGAAGGTGCCGGTGGCGGGCGGCGCGATCGTCACCGTATACGGAGTCGCAGGCACCGCAGTCTGGAAGTTCGGATACACCGATTGACCGCTCGTCGAGATGACGTCCGCAGAGAAGATCTGGTTGAACATCGTCAGATCCTTGCGGCCAATACCGAACTTGCCGGACAGTTTCTTGTCGACCGTCGCGGTGTCGTCGGGGAATTGATTCTGACCGCGCAGTTCCTTGATTTCGCCAGCGATGTCGATCGAAACATCCTGGACGGTGAAGCCTTGGAGAGGCGTAGGATTCGTGGCCAAGTTGCCTGCGGTCGGACGAACAAACAACCGGCCAGAACCGATCTGAATATAAGCTGCCATGATGATTTCTCCTGTTTGGATTGGATTGAAATGCTGTACTGGATGAAAACGAAACTCTGTTACTTCTTACCTTGTGGTGACTTTGGAGCAAGATCCGGTAACACCGGCTCGGTAATCTTCAACTTTGTGGTCTTGTCAGTTTCAGTGCCGTCTGGCGCAACAGAGTGTGCTGACGTCAATAGCTCCGTGATCTTACTGGCGAAGGGGCTCTTGAGAAATAACCACCCGAGCGCTAACCAGCCGCTGGACGTCGCGGCGTGGATACAGAAGTCCTTGAACCCCTGGAGATTCGTGATGTGGAGTTCGCCCATCTCATGGAGTTGCCATGCTGTAAAGAGTGGGGCCAGCAGGAAGATCGCCAGCATCGTGAGAGCCGTGCTTTTGATCTGGGGGATAGTCATTTTAGCCACGGGTCACACTCCAGTCCGGATGGATACGGGTAGCACGGCGATCGCCTGATCGTCATTGGGGAGATTGCCTTCGTCGATGATGACGTCGCCGTCAAGCCAACAATTGACCACCAGACCACCGAGAGTCTGCATCGGGAAAGCGGGCGACGGAAGAATTGCGCGTTCTACAGCATCGATTAAGTTATTGAGCAAGACAGCAGGGATAGTATCGGATGTCGGTGAGTATTTCGCGTAGATCCAAATGCCGCATCGGAGAGTCCAGCGATTGAGTCCGAAGTCTTCATTCTGATCGACACGGCCTGGAGTCTGCCGCAGGTAACAAGCAGGCTGCTGTATGCCGGGCACGGCATCCCACATCTGGAACTTGCGCGAGATCGTGACGAACGCAGGCTGACTGTCGATCGTCGCCGTAGCGATCACGCCGAGCAGAGCTTCAAGGATGGTTTCGCGGGGAACATTCATGAGAGATCAAGTGACTCGAAATGGCGTTGTACTTCAGGGCTGGTTTCTTCAACTGCGAGACCGACGTACTGCCGGGCTAGGAGTGGCGTCCGATGCACGAGCTTGGTGAATATCTGTTTGCCGCCAACCACGAACGCTAGATACTGTTTGTTGACCGGCACGATGTCGTAATTGTGGGTGCCGCCTTTCTCCAATACTGCACCGTAGGGGATATCAGGACCGCCAACTTGTACAGGACCTTCGACGACGAGACCATTGACTTCGAGCGGGAGTTCTTTCACCGAAGCGAGCAATTTGCCGGAACGAACTTGAAGGATCTGACCGGAGAGATTCGCGCGGATCTTGTCGGCGAGAAGATGCTGAAGAAGCTCGACCTTCTCGCGTAGCCGTAGCGTGACGCGATCCGAGGCATTCTCCAAGCCAGCCTGGAGTTGATCACCCCCTTCTAGGACAGAATCAAAGAGAGGCATTACGGGTGGTACGTCCTGGTGTAACGATTGATAATCTCTTGCGCCCGAGGCGGAATCGACCACGAGCGGTACGTCGTCGTGCCGCCACCCTGAGGAATAGCAATCTGTGCTCGATCTACCCAGCCACGGCGCTTATAGTCCTGATCGATGATCATCAGGCACGCCTCGGCGAGATCGGCGGGAACGGTAGCGAATCCAGAATTATAATCGACGTAAACGTTGCTGATCCCTTGTGTGAAGACGTTGCCGCAATGGCGGGAATAAGCCGACGTGAGGCCGCCTCCACCGAATCCGAAGCCGGGAACGATTCCCACGCCACCACCGACGAGTTGAATGAATTTCTTGTCACGGCTGATCACATAACCGTTCTGCATATGATCGACAGAAGGGCTGATCACGACGCCATTGATCTTCAGTGTGGTCACAGAATTGATCGGCCATTGATCGAGGGCCAAAGTCGCCGATCCGCTGCCGTCGTACCACTCTGGATAATCAGTACTGAAGATCGTGCTCCGGCTCATCATCGACAAGATGTCCTGACTCGTGCCGGTGATAATCGATTGCAGGATGCCGTCGTCGGTAGTGGTATCCAAGTTCATGCTCTCGATCCACGACTTCAATTGCGGGAGCGTCACGAAATCAATCGGATTGGCCGGAGCAAGTGGCGTCGCATAGGACTGGAAGGTGCTCGGCTTGACGGCGACGACCGTGCCGGTGCCGTACCACTCAAAGTTATAGGACCCGACCTGCGTGACCGGAACGTCTTGCGTATACACTCCGGTGCTCACGTGTATCGGAGAAGAATAGGTCGTCACTGTACCGTCAGGAGCAGTCACAACCACGGAAACCGCAGTCGGATCGGTCGGCACCCCGGCGAGGTTCGTGAACGTCACCTTCAACGTGGATAGGCTTCCAATGTAGTAGGGCATTCGCTATTGACCACTCCCCTCGAACTTATTGGAGACATCCGCCTTACCACCGGCATTGGAAATTCCACCGGTAGCCGAACCGCTAGAGACATCCGCCTTACCACCGGCATTGGAAATTCCACCGGTAGCCGAACCGCTAGAGACGCCAGCCGAAGGACCGGCGTTGAACTGGATACCCAGCCATGCGAGAGCACTCGCAACTATCGCAAGACCAGGGACGAGAATGCCGTGTAACCAAGACGGTAGGCCATCAAAAGCCACCATAGTTGCCGCTACGGCACGATTGATCTGCTTGCTGCAAGACGCTGAGAATCCCGGAGCAACCGCCGTGATGCTACGCGCAATCGCTTTGGTGGCGATGCCTGATAAGACGACCGTATGCGCGGACACGCTGCGAGACATTGACTTAGAGGTCGTCACTGCCATTGGAGTCGTCGTTGCAGTCTTGGATGAAGTCGTCGTCCGCGTCGATGTTCCAGAAAACGTGACCAACGACGCGGCAAACGAGATTACGTACAGGACACCGCCCTTTACTCCAGAGAACAATCCGGAGAAAGCCGCAGCCGTAGCCGACACGGAACGGGAGATCATGCGGGACGTTGCTGCTGAGAACGCAGCTTGCGCCGCAGAGAAGCTACGCGAAGTACGACGTGCTGACGTCGTACTAAACGGGGAAGTACTTGCAGACGACGGTTTCATGATCTCGCGCGTGCTACTTGCCGACATGGTCACCGTACTGGCTGCGAACGACAGGATATAAGTGACTGCTCCTTTAACGCCAGAGAATAGGCCCGAGAAAGCAATCGTCGTTGCTGCAATCGAACGAGAGATCATGCGCGTAGTCGTCGCCGTAAACGCGGCAGTGACGGCGCTCACGCTATGAGAAATATTGCGGGCGGAAGACGCGGCGAAGACCACAGTCGCGGCAGAAATGGAACGTGTGGTGCTTTGGAGTCTCGTAGCAGCAAAGACTTTTGAGACCGCACTCACAGACCTGCCAGCGACCTTAGAGCAGGTCGCAGTAGTCGCCAGCAGCGTCGCCGAGACTACATGCAAAGTAGAACGTGTCGCAGTAGCGGCGAAGGACACCGCAGAAGATCCAATCGATCGCGCGGTGATGCGCGTGCTACTGACAGAGAATGTAGACGTCGTCGCAGTCTCTGTCTTTGCGGTACTTCGTAGACTAGTCGCTGTCATAACCACCATGGAGGCGGCAACCGTAAACGTGTAGGTGACGGCACCTTTGACGGCGGAAAGAAGACCCGAGAACGCTACTGTCGTAGCTGTCGTAGATCGCGAGATAAGACGAGTAGACGTTGAACCGAAAGTGCTCATCGTCGCCGAGATAGCCGTAGCGACCGTGGAACGCATAGAGGTCGTCGAGAACGTGGCGGTTGACGCTGAAGTGCTTCGACTAATCACCTTTTGAGAGACTGCCGCGAAAGCTACGTTGGCCGCCGAGCCTACCTTGCCAATAATCTTTGAGGCCGTACCGACACAAGATAACGTCGTCGCAGAGATCGAATGCGTGATCGTTCGCGTCACAGTCCCGGCAAATGTCCGCATCGATGCGAGAGTAGCGGATCGTGTAATCGATCGCGTGGAGCCTGCCCCGAAAGCTGGCAGCGTCGCGCCGTGCACGCTAGAACGAGTAATGGCACGCCCACTAAAAGCTGTCGTGATCGCGATCATCGTCGCGCTCGTCGCTTTCCTGGTAGTCCGCAGAGACGTTGCTGCAAACATCCGCATGGCAGCTAAAATCGCTGACCGAGAGACGCTGCGGGTCGATGCTCCAGCAAACGTAGGCATAGACGCTGCTGTGCTATTACGAGTGATCGCACGTGTCGTCAGAGTAGAGAACAGAGCCGTCGCTGCGGATATGCTCCGGCTGACAACGTGTCCGGAAGTAAGTCCGGCGAATGTTACCGTCTTCGCAGAAGAGACTTTGCCAGCAACCTTACTGCACACGCCATTGATCACGAGCATCGCTGCCGATATTGATTTGGCGATCGAGTGGGGCACGGTCGCGGCGAATGTCGGAATGGACGCACTCGTCCCACTGCGCACGATCGCTCGCGTGCTAACAGTCGAGAAGGCCACAGTGGCAGCGTTCTTGACTGGATTGATACTACGATTCCAAGTAGCGGTGATGACCATTAAAACTGCCGTGTAGAGGTGTTGCGTCTGCCGAGTAACTACGCCCGCAAAAAGCTGCATCGACGCTGCCGCAGAGCTTGCGTTGCGAGCAATAGATTTTGTGATCGAAGACGTGAACGTCGCTCGTGTTGCATTAGTAGAACGGCTGGTAGTACGACCTGTATTGACGGCAGCTAAAGCGACAGTAGCAGCACTCGAAACCTTACCTGTCTGTATCGAGCGTTGATCGAAGAACGGCAGCATCGTCGCATTAAATGACTGTACATAAGCCGTACCCGAAGACGAAAGGATATAGCGAGTCTTGTGTGGAATAGGAAAGGAACGGCCAAAACGTGCCATGAATTACCAGCGTGATGCGCGATTTACGGCTTGCAGTACAGTGACGGGTCGAGCAATCGGCGGTGGAGTGTAGTCAACGTAGATGCCTAAGAAGCAACATCCGACTACGCGCGTTGATGCTAGGTTCTTACGAATAGTAGCAGTCGGCGCAGTAGAGAGCGTAACAGACGGAGCCAAAGCAACAACTCCAGGATTGCTAGGCCAACCTGTAGGATAAGTTCCTTCGACTACATTGTTTCCATACTCAAATGGTCCGGTCCCGGCTGTTTGTGAAGGATTAGCAGATATCCACACAGCGCCGGGTTTAGGATTACCTGTTGTGATTTCTTCGCCATGTGCGGCGACTGCGTAGGCAGCATTTATAGTTGACCCAGGTGGAATACCAGCAGCAATATAACTCTGCATGGTAGCAACGTAATCGCCCGTTGTAGTGCTAGTTGCATTCTTAATCTTAGCTGCTGCCGTTCCTGCTGCTACACCGGCTGGTGGAATGTTATCTACTGATCCGTGAATGTCGCCTGTGCCACCCGCACCATCGGTCCAACCCCCAGCGCTAGTGCCTGCTGTTGGTATAAGCAGGACAACTTGATTGTTAGCACCTGAGGCGGGAGCACCGATATTTGAATCGAAGACAGAGACGTCATCGAAATATACATCAATTGTTGGATTTGTGCCTGTAGGGCCTATAGCAAATGAAGGCTGAACTGTTGCAGCAACTGCTCCCGTGGCACTTGCAATCAAAACACCATCTAAATATAAATCTCGGTTAGTACCGTTAGCATCAATATCGATACGATGCCAAACCCCATCACCTGCGGTTATGCTTTTTCCGGCGACGGAGCTAGAGCCATCGCCATACGCTATTCTCAAAGTACCAGCAATATCAATAGAGAGTCGGGAACCTGTGTTACCTGACGGTCCTGTTTGTAATAAAGTTGTTGAATTCTGATTGGTGGCTACATCAAGGCGCATATAGAAGCGCACTGACTGAGCGAAATTAACTTGAGCACCAGACCGACGTATCTCAAACGACATTGATACGTTTGTAGCAGTCGGGTTAGCACGCCAAGAAGCAGAACCACTGCGGAATACAGTTGTAGAAAATGAATTAGTACCTGTACCAAGCTGTGTACCTTCGCCTGCAATCCGGTATTCAAAACCGGTCATAAAACTAAGACCCATATAGTCTCCTAAGACAGGCTTAATACTACGCTGCCAGCTTCATCCAGCAATAAGCGTTTATGGCCGCGCCGAAGGTAACGCGTATACGTCCGAATTTGCTTGGTTGGATGACGGCCTCCTGCCCGAGAGGAATCTGGAAATAGTAACTGCCGGTCGGAGCAAGCAACTGTGGGGCATCTAAATTGCGAACTGCTGTGATAGAACCTTCATTGGATGATGTGTAGCCGGTGCTTGTGGTCCCTACAGCAAAAATATTGGTCGTGGGGTCACCTGCATTGAGAGCTTCGGCGTCGATCTTCGTGATGTCAGCGGCAGCGGCAGCAGTAACAGTGGCCGCGACGTCGGTCTCGATGAGTTCTACCTTGCCTGGGGTGGCAGCAGCACTACCGTCGAATGATATCCCCCAGGCAATAATCTTGAGGAACTGTGTAGTTCCAGGTTTGACCTGTAAGAGGGTCTTAATAACGGCACCCGTAGTGACAACAACCGGAGCCGCTGTCGTCTGCATCGCACCGTTGCTGAAAAGATAGATCATTTCTTCCTCTAATTTCAGAATTAGAGGGTGCGTCGAATTAGGACCGACGCACCCACCATTTATTCCTAAATTGTGTTTACGTGCCGCCAGCAGTGCAGGTCAGAGTATAAGTGGTCTGGATTGAATCACCCGTACTCGTGATCGTAATCGGCGCAGCCACCAGAGCGGCAGCACCGACCGTCGACGGAGCGTTGCCGGTGTTCATCCAACGACGATCCCAGAGAGTGCCGGTAGACGCAGCGCTCAACAGTCCCCATTCGATAATCGTCAGCGGAGGAGTCGTGCCAGTAAAGACAACCGTCGCCACCGAACGATATTGGTTCGAGGACGGATTAGATTGCGTACCAGCGACGCGCGTGATGCTGGCAACTTCGGTCGTGAGTGCAGTGTCGGCTTGTCCATTGAGCAATTGAGCCGCATTGGTGCCGCCGCCGAAGGAGGAGCCACCGCCTACCGACCCATCGAGCGAATAGGTCGACGACGAGAGGGAGATGATTTCCCAGATTCCATTGATGCCCGTAATGCCAGTGATGCCGGTGAGCTTGATGATATCGTTCGTGAAGAAAGGATGACCGGCCTGGGTCACTACGATCGGAGTCGCCGCCGTCGCGTTAGTCGGCGAAGAGGTCGATCCGTGAACATCTCCAGTTCCATAAGTATGGAAATTGAAGTTGATCAGCGGGTTCGTATTGTTGACGAAAGTAGTCGCGAGATAGTTGATTCCCGCCGACGTCACGATTCCCAGCGGACTGGTGCCGACCGCTCGCAGAATATGAAGTGCTGCTTGCGGGTTAGCTTCGATCCAAAGAAGAAACGTGGCGAAAGTCATGGCCGCGAGCCATTTCTTCAACTTTCGCATTTGCGCCCAAACGTTGTACCACCACGTCACAGGGCGGGAGACGATGCGCGTCTGCGGGGCAAATACCTGCCGACTGCCATCCGCGCGTATCAGTGTATGCTGAACTTCAGCCGAGAATTGGATTTGACCTGCAAAGTGCATATGACGATGTCCTTAAAAAAGAGGATGTCGAAAAAAGAGGCAGCCGAGAACGACACCGGCTGCCTCATGCTCGCGACGGAGGATAGTCGCTTAGTCGAGCAAATCGCCCCAGACGTAAAGGTCTGCGGTCGCCGGAGCACCTTGACCGGTAGTCAAGCTGAGATACAATTGCGTGCTCGGGGCGTAAATCGTGTTGCCGGGAGTCGCCGCGATCGTGAGTGACACGATCAACGACGCGCCCGTCACTCCGCTGTATACCTGCGAGTTCGCAACGACGGCGGTGCCGCCCTTGGAAGCCGCAGGATAGATGCCGCCTGCTGCCGTGGTCAACGAAACAGAGCCGTTGCCCGCAGTGATCTTGGCGATGCGGAACGGAACCAAGGTCGAGAACTTGGTCATGATGAACGGTTGATCGGTCGTGATGTTCATGTTTGCGCCGATCAAGCGTCCGAGAAGAACGCCCGCCGTGCCCATGTTGAACACACAACCATTGTTGATGAGATCCTGGATATCGAAATTGGACGGATTGGTGACCGTGACGATACCCAGCGAGTTCGCAGTGTAATTGGCACCGCGAGTGATATAAGTCTGATAAGGGACACCGAGAAGTTCGAGGGTCATTGATGGAATCTCCTGAAAGAAATTTATAAAGGCCGTGAAGAGCAGCGCCTCGCGTAAAGGACACTGCTCTCCGTTTTTGGCGAAGCTTAGTTCTGTACGAACGAGCCGATGCCGGTGATGATACCGATCAGCCAGGGGACGGTGTGGGCGAGCACTTCATGCACGTAGGTGCCGAAGGGCCACTTGCGGGAAGTCTGCGGCCACTCGATCGAGTAGTAGTCGCGCTGCACCAGCATGCCGGAGACGTAGGGAATACGGCTCTGCGGATACGGGTTGACCTTCTTGTGGAAGTACAACGTGCCAGCGGGCACCATCGGGTGGATGCGGATCGGGATCGCTGCCGAACCGGTCTCGCTATTGAATGCGTAGCGGGACTGATAGGCGCTCACCACATAACCGCCGAGAATGTTGTTCTGGCTGTCACGCTGATACCAGAACTGGAACGCGGCAGAGCTTGTTCCGGACCAGCGGATTGCCTGATCGAGAACGGCTACGGCGTAGGCGTCACCCCAGATCTCGTCCACCGTGGTCTGATAGTTCTGCCAAACGTACTGGAGCAGAGTTTCGATCTCGGTGACGCGCCCGTTCTTCTGGGAGGTCAGCGAACCGCCATACAGATCGGCGTAATACGCGCCGGGCGTGTTCGCTCCGTAGGTCAAATAGCCATCGAAGTCCAGCGAGTTGAAGCTGTTATCGTTGGCCAACCCAACCATGTTCGCGGTTTGCGTGCCGGTAGCAGTACCGGAAATGAATGCGAACGGGCAAGTGGTGATACCAGCCAGTTTGGCGTTTGCCAGGGAGCCGGTCGAGGACGACTCGACGTCGACGAACCACGCATAGCCGTACACGCCTTTGATGGGCAAGCTGGCGGCAGGAATGGAGACGCGAATCGTCAGGTTGTTGGTGGTTGCTTGCAGCGGAGTGGAGATCGCGCTGACAGCCGACATGCCGCCGTTGACGGTGATGTTGCTGCCGTCCGCGCCGGTCGAAACATACTGCGGAGTCAGACCGGAAGCGATCGTGGGCAACAGACCGTAGCCGTACTGATTGTTGTTGGGATTGCCCATCGCGGTCAGCAGCACGCAGGCCACGGACACGAAATTGGACGTGGTCAGGGCCGTGGTGTAGGGAAGATCCGCGTTGCCGGGAGTTCCCAGGTTGCCCGCAGCGCCAACCGTGTGAGTCGCCACGACGCCATTGGTTCCGCCAGCGACGGTTCCCGTGTTGACGGGAGTCGGGCAGGTCCCCAGTTTGAAGCCGGTAAAAGTGCTGCCAGCCAAACCGGAGTTACCGTTGAGGATCATGCCCTCTTCGGCCAGGAACACGCGATGCAGATCGCGCAGATGCTCGTCCGCCAAGTTGTCCGTGTAACCTTCACCGGCAAACTCAGCGGTATACGTCACGCTGCCTTCCGATCCCTGCTCTTTGTACGCGGCGTAGTAGTCGACTTCGTTGGGAGTCGCAACCGGCGCGCGCTGGCCTTCCGGAACGCCTGCGTACAGGACACCAGGATTGGTGGTCGCCTTCCAATGCGCCATCGTGCCGTATCCGTCGTTGACCTTCGGAATACGAGGAACGGTGTTGCGGAAATGCACGTTGACCGGGTAGATCAAATACGCCGGTCCACGGAGATCGTAGAAGTTGAAGCCGAGCGTCGAAAAGACACCGGCCTTCTGCAACGAATCGCCGTGAATTGCTTCCACCTGAGCTTTGATGAAGGATTTCGCGATGGCTTCGCGTTCCGCCACTTCGCCCATGAACCGGCCCATCCGCTCCTCAAACCCAGGAGTACTCGGATTCCCCTGCGGCAAAACCGGAGGAGAGGCTTTGAAAGTTTCGAGCCGGGTCTTCTCGCCGTTTTCGAGCGAGGCATTCCAGGCTTTGCGCATCTCACCGACATTGTTACGGACAATCTGATACCGATTGTCCGGCAGGATGTTGTTGAGAGCACCACGTCCACTGTATTGATACGTTGACATTTTAATTCTCCGTGAAATTGGAATGATTACTACTGAAGGAATGAAGAAATGCAGTGGCCGGTAAGGGGATGGTTACCGAGACCGGCCACGAAGAACGAGGGGTTGGCGCGTAGCCTAGGGCGAGACGAAAGATTAGATGCCGACGTCGGCAGTCGCAGTCTTCGTGAGAGTAGCGGCGGGAGCCGGGCCACGATTGACCAACTCCAGACCGGCACTCTTGGCTGGAGCGGCAGCCGTGCCGGGAGCCGGGGTGCCGGAAGTACGAGGAGCAGCGAGCATGTCCTCGACGCTCTTTTGCAGCTTGGCGGAATTCTCGTTGCTGGTATCGATCGACTTCTTCAGATCGGCCAGAACACCGGCCAAAGTCGGATCGACGGCGGGAACGGCAGCAGCGGCAGCAGCCGCAGGACTCGCGGGTGCAGCAGCAGCGGCTTTTGCGGCAGCGTCCGCAGTTGCGTCAGCGGCTGCTTTAGCGGCAGCGTCGGCAGCTTTCTTGCCGTCCTTATCGTCGGCATCGTTGTCACAGTTGTCGGCCATGGCTTTGCAGTGCTCGGCCATCGCTTTGTGGCACTCGTGGAGCTTCATGTGCTCCTTGTGCAGACCGCCATGCCCAGCCCCGGCAGCCTTGTGAGCCTTGTGAGCCTCTTCCATGTCCTTGTGGGCTTCGGCGATCTTTTCATGGTGAGCGGCGATTTTCTCGTGATGCGCCGCCAATTTCTCGTGCTTTGCGGCCATCTTGTGGAAATGCGCTTTCATCGTGTGCCCTGCTTTTGCAAGGTCAGCAAGTTCTGCCGCGATATCGAGGACTTCATCTTCCATTGCGTTTTCTCCTTTGAGTAATTTAAGTTCTTCTTGCGCTGCCTTGAGAGTAGGAATTAGTTCGGACGATTCTTCCTCAACCATGTCCTTGAGGATTACAACCAGATGTTCGATCGCTGCGGCGAGTTCGACAGCTAAAGCGTCGTCGCGATCGTCTTCCTCCCACGTAGCCTCCATCAGGCAGTTGTAATAAAGGTAAGAGAGAGTGGAGAGAGTTTCGGCGAGGATGCCGATGTCCCACATGGCCTTTTTGACTTCGTCGCCGTCGTAGGACTTCTTGAGAGCAGCTTTGACGAGATCGCAGAACGCGGAGGCGGCAGCTTTCTCACTTTCTACGTCGATGCCATACTTCTTGGCGGCAGCCACGATCTTCGCGTGGACCGATTCCTTCTCGTCCTCCGGAATACCCTTGGTCTGGTTGAAGCGGGCCAGGGCATTACGCACGTGCCGCTTGGATTTCTCCTCGCTAGAAAAGTGGATCGGTAACTTCCAGGTCGAAGGATCATCCTTATCTCCTACATAAGCGAATGCGCTTGCGGGGAGGTCTTCGCCAGCAACACGCTTGGTCTTGGCGTCCTTGAGAAGGATGACGGACTTGATCTGATCTAACTGATCTTGAGTAAATAAGGCCATAGATGAATCTCCTTCTGGATGAGCAGCCGCCGCGAACTCCTGTGCGGTCTTCTTGGCATTCGCTGCGATATCGTCAAGGACAGTTTCCGGACTGCGGCGGAACTTACGGAGTTCGACGGAGCCGTTGGCCTTCACGTAAGCAAATGTCGCGTCAGGATTCGCCGGGTTATCGACATAGGAAACCTCGGAGAGCGTGAACCAATAGCGCTCGTATTTGCCTTCCTTTTTGACTTTGGTGACACGACCGCCGATCGAGTAACCGGTAAGGAAGCAGCCCTGGAGCATGTCCCACACTTCGTCGTTGATGGGCTCTGATTCGAGGTAGACTTCCTTCGTCTCATCGCGGAAGTCAATACGGGTCGCTTTGCCGCCAACATCGCCGACATTGTGCTGGATACGAATGTTACCGAGAGAGACGGATTGACCAGCAGCCTGCGTCCGCTTCATGAAGTCTTCCGACCATTGAGTGAACGTCTGCTTAGAACCCTCGTAGTCGGCGATCTGATCGTCGCAGTCGACGGCCTCAGAAGTAGCGAGACCATAAACTTTATGTGTCGCTTCGTCGACCTTGACCAAACGGAAGTTCTTCTTGATCGGCGAGCCGACGAAGAGATGCTGTGGAAGGGCAGACGATCCAGGTGCCACCAGAGAAGGTGTCATAAGAGTTGAGGAAATACGAAGAGTTTGAGATTATGCGGTTACCGCACCGCGCTCGACGAGACGAAGAGCTTTCTCGCCGGGAGTGCCGACAGGAGATGACGGCGAGCCATGATCGCCGGAGTCACCGCCGCCAGGAGTCGCCTGGAACGTCTTGCCGATTTGCATCCAGCCATTCGCGGTAATGATGCCGAGTTCGTCGGCTTCGGGCTCCGGACGCGGATCGTCACCACGAAGCTCACGGCGTTCGTTCCAAGAGTAGCCGCCGTTCTTGACGTAGCCGACATCGGTTTCCATGAGCTTCTTGATGTCGGACTCGCGTTCCTGCTTGAAGGTGATCTCGTAGTCGGTCATCATCATGTACTGCTGGATGATGCGATTGAGGATAGACTGGAGCCAGATCACCCAAGGAGTGATGCCCTCTTCTTCTGAAGCGGTTTGATTCGACTCCGAACTGGCGCGGTTCATCATCTTTTGCAGGCGCTGCGGAGAATCACCATAAGCATAGGCGACTTTGCGGATATGCACGTCGTCGAACGGGTCGGCGAGCAACTGTTCTTTGGGGAACAGAATCTGATCAGGCTTACCCTCTTTCTGAAAGCCTTGCAGGATCGTCCATTGACGGCGACGGGCTAAGTTACCAGCGAGAACCGCGTTATTCGCCGTCATCGCTTCTTTGATCTGATCCGGATTGATGCCGGGAGGGGCAATCTGGATCACGTCAGGAATCGAGCCGGACGTGTAATACGCCAGTGTGAAGTTCAGACGCTCGATGCCGATTTTGATCTCAGGCGCGATCGATTCCGTGGGGGACATTCCATACAGATATGAGGAAATCGTGTCACGCGGGACGATATTGCGCACGCCGTAGAGTAATTCGTCGGTCGTGAAGTCGACGCGCGGCTGCCCGTACCAAAGTTGCGTGTAGGCTTTGCCGGGCGGTAGAGGAGTCAGACCGCGTTCGTCGATGTAACGCGAGATGGAAGCGCCGTCGACCGTACGAACGGCAGCAACTTTGCCGCGTCCGGAACGCTCAATGAGACAAGACCCAGCGTCGATCGTGAGCAAGTTCTCGATGAGACCACGTGACCATGTCGCCCAGTCGGTAACACGATCCGGATACTCGAAGAAACGAGAGAGATTGACGATATTCTCGTCGCCCTTTTGGCGCTTGGCGCGTTCTCGCTGCGTTTCGCCGGGGATCGCCTTGAGGCCGACCGTCCATTCGGTCTGACAGACGATGTCCTTTACGTTATCGATACAGATACGAGCGAGAGGATAAGTCGCGAGAGAACGAAGTTCTGAGGCCGTATACTCGGCGTCCGGGCGAGCCGTGAAATTGAGGTTCTGCCCCTCGAAGAATGGAAAGTTGAGCGGCTTCGATCCGGGAGGTCCGAATGGCTTGACCGGCTGTAAAGGATTCGGCCACGCAGACGCTGGAATGGACGCGATAGATGGAGTCTGATTGCTCGAAGGATAGAGCGCCTGTTGGGCTCTATCGGTGAGCATACGAGCCATCGTACCGAGGTTGAGAACGCGATTACCAGCCATGATAGGTGACGGTTTAAGTGAGAGAATTCAATGACGGAAAGAGCACTGAAGGATCATCGCCCTTAATGACAGTTGCTTCGTGCCAATTCGCACCGCAGATGTTACACGTGTGCCGGATTACTACGCCAGGGGCAGTCGCCTCAATCATCGGAACACATTCGATCTTGCCGGATGCGTTGCCGCAAGCCGGGCAATCAGTGTTAGGGCTGATTACCCGGTGCGGCACGGGGGGCTTATAAGAAGGCGGCGGCGGAACAAACAGCCAATAGAGCGCTAACCACGCGTCCCAGAGAGATTTCTTGATCCAGACCCAAAGCACGTTAGAAACCCCAGGTCAATACGCAACGTGTCGGGCAGCCGATGACCATCGTGCCTGTGACGCCAGCACCACCAGCCTGCACCGTAATCCCATTCGGCATGGGGCGACACGCATTCGGAATGATCGGCGTGAAGAACCAAGTGCTGGCGCTCCCTGAAGCCCCCAATGCATTATTGAGCCACACCACCGGAGTCGCCTGCCGATCCTGTACAGAGATAGTCTGGCCAGTCGCCGTGAAGTCGGCATAACACACGTAGGCATTCTGCTTGATGACATCAGTGGCCGAAGTCGGGATTGCCTGCGGACGAACGACGACGAAATTGGTCAGTTGCGGATAGCCGTTCTGCGCATGCGTGCTATCCGGCATCGTAAGCATCGCAGCGAAGATGACCGCGATCACGATCGAGAGGGTATAGGCCACTTTATTTCTTTTCATCACGATCCTTCTTTCTTTGCTGGGTCTGCTGGGCAGGAGTTTCGGGTACGACTGTAGGCTTATTCAGAGCCGTCAGCATATCGCGGATCTCGATCTGCACGGCGAGGTTCTTTTCGAGTAGCCCGGCCAGAATCATGAAATAGCGCTCCTGGAGCGTACCGGCTGTCGTAGTATCGATCCCGTAGGGGCGGTTACGCTCGGAGGAGGACGCTTCCGCCCCGTTCAGGACTCCCTGCAAGGAATTTGGTGTCATGATGCTCTCTTGAGCCACTCGCCACGTGACGGAGCAGCATCGAATTTCGTGTGATCGACGCGATGCCCACATTGGTTGCACTGGATCATCGCTCCGATACGCACGATGCAGGTTGCGCCACAAGCCATGCAACACTCTTTGACAATCTCGCTGACCCGGCGCTTGATCGTCTCTATCTCTTGAGCCCGCGCCATAGTCATAACAGGCGCGCTACCCAAGATCGGAACGCCCTGCTCTTTTAGTTCGCGGACATACTCGACGAGACCAAGAACCTGGATACCGGCGAACGCGGCGTACCAGCCGATGACCAGTGCCATCGCGATGTCGTCATGCTGGCCAGTCGGAGCAGAATAACGAATCATGCCCGAGGGGAGCACGGTGCCCGTAAAGGACTCAAGCTCGCTGATCATCGCTGCATCGTCGGGGATACCGATCTGCTCCCGCTCAAAAGCCAGGGCCAGTGCTTCGACGGCTTCGGTTTTAGAAGCATTCGACGTCATGAACGGCGTCACACGGACGCCATCACGCTCCAACTGCTCGATGATCGGCTCACCGATAGAATTGGCTTCTACCGTGATAGAAATCGGCTGCCAGAGATCACGGAGAGCCTGAAGACGACCACGTTGCAGAGTGTAATCGACCTGATTGGAACGGTCGATCGCCACCACGCGGCGCATCGTAACGTCGATAACTACAAATACGGTGAAATCGATCGATCGGCCCCAATCGACGCCGATTACGTACTGGTGACCGGCGATAGGGCCTTTTTGGAGGCAATCCGCGACGATCGCGTCGCGAATCTTGCGAAATACCGCGCCTTCCCAGTTGACGAACTCAGCTAAATACTCCTGGCGGAACCGCGCGTCCGTCAACTCCAAACGTGCGGACTCAATTTCGTCCGGGTGAATATGGGGATTCGACGCTGTCGGCATCCGCCAGGAATTCCATTCGGCGAACCGTGGGTCCTGGCCGTAATCGAAGAGTGTCTTGAACCCGCCCATGCCACGGGGGGTCGACAGAAACCAAGCATCGCCGCGATAGTCAGCAAGGCGAGTACGAATTAGGCGCTGCCAGACAGAAATGAGGTTCTTGACACCGGCAGCTTCGTCGACGACGGCGACTTTGTAACGACGTCCACGAGCCGTATTGTCGTCGGCATCTTCGAGACTCCAACAATCGATCGAGCCGCCTGTGACGAGTTCGAGACGATGCTCAGTCTCGTCTTTGCGCGAGATCAGAGGTCCGAGCCAATTCGACGTCTGCATCTCGCGCCAAGGCTCGGCGAGGAGTTTATACGTCGGCGCGAACCACGAACAGGGGTAACCCTGGATGGCAGGATGCGCGATACGATCGATGCCAAGAGTCGTCTTACCAAAACGCGCGCCGCAGCAGAGAACATTGAAACGCTTGGCTTCCGCGATGATCTTCTGTTGAGCAGAATGCGGTCGCGGGAATACGACGGTGAGCTTATTGCCCTCACGTCCCGATACCGGAACTTTTGGAGGCGCGGTCATTGCTGTTCGTTGTGATTGATGATCAATTGCTTGTCAGCGTAAACGATTTCGATCTTGGAGGCAGGCGCTCCACCTTCTTGCCACTGGCCGACTTCGATCGCGCCCTGCTTTTCGGTGTCGCGCATTTCCTTGGCGAGCGCGACGTCGTATTCGCCTTTGTCGGTTACCCAACCGGTCGTAGCGCCGGGGACCTTTTCGAGTTCCGGATTCTCCTTGGCGCGTTTCGCACGCTGCGCGACGATGGTCTTCTGTGCAGCCCATCGTTCGTTCGCGGCAATCAGACGATGCGCGCGATTGGCCAACCCCGACAGCATCACGTGTTCACTCAGAGCTTCGAGATACTGCCGGATGCGAAGACGAAACTCCGTGTTCGTCATCCACGACTCGAAAACGTGAGGATGCAGGCCCAAATTCTGGCAGATGAGCGTCGGCGGCATCCCCTCGGCAGCACATCGGGCAGCCTTATCCGCGACGTCATCCCACTCGAACTGCCGGTCCAACAGAGAAGAGACGAAAGTATCGATCGGCGTCGTGGGGTTGTTGTGAAGTCGCAGACCAGTACGAATTTCGAGGTCGTCGCGGTCTTCTTCGGCGACGGCGACGTCGGAACCCAACGGGAACCGCGTGCCGGGTGCGCCTACCTTGGCGATCACGCTCGAAGGCTTGGACTGCGCCATACGATCGTTGATTTGACGCTGTGCGGAACGCGCGAGACCGGCTTCTTCGTCCAGGATCTTCTGGCGGCGCTCATTCTCAGCTTTTTTATCACGGGCTGCTTTCGTCACTGTTCTCGCTCTCGATTCCTAGGTGAAAAGGCTCGCGACCGGCGCGGGTGAAACAAGTACGTGTTATGGTCGCGCTGTACCGTACGGGAATCTTCAGCCACAGGGAGCACTGCTCTTAACTTCATTCGCAGAGCTTCGATTTCCCGCATCGGACGGTTCACTCGAATGTACTTGATCTTGTTCCAGGTGCCGTTGGCCGTCAACGCCTCGACGTCGCACATCGCGAGGAGTTCCTCACGGTTCATCAACACGAAAGCGACGCGTTTGCTCTTTTCTTCGAGGACGTCGACCGGAAATTTCAGTCCGTGAAGGTATTTCGGGATGCGCTTCGCAGAAATGATCATAAAAGACGCTTTGCTAACTCCTCGATCGATTCCGTGCGAATACCAAAGCATCGCGGGCAGGATTGAAAGCCTGTGTAAGGCTTCATGCAGCGATGACAGAAAGGCCGCGCTCCTCGTGGATAGGAGCGCAGCCCGGTGGACGCTAAAAGGGCGCTCCAGGCTTCCTCTTTTAGCGTTAGCTGAACGAAATCAATGGTCCGCGTCAGGACCCAGCCAGTGAAGCAACTGCGGGTCCGCGCCGTCGCGTCCAGGTCGAAAAGAGCGATCCCGCCCCTGATGGGTAGGCCCCGAACATTGAACGCACGCACACGATCGTCGATCAGCCGAAAGGAATAGTCTCCGAAAACGTCTTGAGGGATCGAAACGTGCTTACTAGTGAGATACGACGGTAACGAGACTAACACTGCGGTCGATTCCTCCCAATCGCCTGACCTCCATCGGGTTGTGGAATGTCCGATCAGGCTACCGTCGATAACCTACACGTATCCTGGGACAGTGCGGTGGTTATCTGATTGCGTAGGTTATGCCCACTGGGAAATCGTGTCAAACGAATATACGAAATATGCTCGTAAATTGTTGATTATTATTGTTCCCGGTCTGCCATTTCGCCGCTAATGTCATCATCGATCAGGAGGTCGTCCTCCTCCCGCGTCGCTTGGACGAAGGACGCTTCTGGGAGAGCAGGTATCTCCTCGGTATCAGGGAGAGCCCGTATTTCCTGGGGACTAACACCAGAAACTGCCGGAAAGGCACTGCCGGGCGTCGGCTCGCTTGATTTCTCAATGGGCTTCTCCGTTTCCTGCCAATTTTCGGTATAGTGGACGACTCCTGATTGACGGCCTAGCCACTCTTTGACGGCTGCACAGTAAGCGCCGCCGAAGTAATGGATGAACAGGCGTCCATCCAAATGATCGATCTCGTGTACCAGGGCGCGGGCAAAGAAACCGGTTCCCTTTACGGACTGCACCTCACTGAACTGGTCCTGATATTGGACGGTGACTGAGTCAGCGCGTGTCATTTTGTCCCGGTGGCCTGGGATGGAGAGACAGCCTTCCTGTTCCTCAGATCGACCGGATTGGGAAACGACACGCGGATTGATCAGAACGAGGAAGTCATTCTTGTTTTTGTTGAACGACGTGCGTACGACGGCGACACGCAGGAGGACACCGATCTGTGGAGCGGCCAGCCCGGCACTGTTCTCGGTAGCCTGACAGGTATCGAGTAAATCCTGAATCACGCTCTTTACTTCCGGTGCCGCGAAGTCTTTGACTTCAGCGCATACCTGTTCGAGGACCGGATCGCCATAAATACGGATAGGCTGAATCATATTTTTACCTCACGCTGCGAAGCTGGGAAGAATTTTCGCCAGACCTGGAGTACTCGACGCTTTTTGTCAAACGCAGCCGTAGCGAGCACGAGACGATCACCGGGTAAGATATAACTCCCAGGCGTCACTGCGTATGTGAAAATACTAGTTGCTGGGTCGAAGGTGCCGAAAATCTCCTTTACAAGGACTTCTTCTCCAATCTTATAGAGAGGCTCCTCCGACACATTCATGCTTCCTTCCTCCACTGCGGGTCCAGTCCGATTGTGATCAGTATACAACGAGCACGTCTACGGCGTAGCTTCAAAGCGGTGACTGTGATTCCAGCCCGGCGAGCCGCTTCGATATTGCCACGATGACGACTAGGGTCCTGTACGTCCAGAGCTTCCTGCTGCTTGCGGGTCAGGACATCTTCTGGAGTCAATCGCATATCTTCTACTTTGTAGCAGCGAGCACGCGTTTGTCGGTGGCGGCGAAGTAACCTTCGGTGCCGAGTAGCTTGACAGCACAGTCGTCGCAGTAAAGCTTGTCATCATTCTTGACCCACGGACGACCTACTTGACTGTGCGTGAGGTCGAGCACCGCACCCTCGGCCTTGCCGGGAGACATGCCAACCATCTTCGATACCTTATCGCAGACGTCGCACACTGCTCGATAGAGTACCGGGTCAGATTTAATCATAAGAACAGATTGTAGCGCTACACTGTACCCTACACAACAAAAAAGGGGATTTCAGCGGAGTTCCGGGATCTTGGGAGCCACTTCATGGATGACCGGAGGTAGCTGCTGTTTCAGCATTTCCTTGAAGCGGCGTGCATTGGATACCTTGAACACGTTGCTGACGGCACGGACCTCGACCTTACGGAGAGGATTCACGGAGTATTCCCGCACCATTTCCAGGTGATACTTGCCTTCTGGAACGGCGGGGACGCGCAGCACAAATAGCGCCTGGGTGCAGCCCGACACGAGCGGCCCGCTCTCCAAAGGGAGGTTATAGATCACCCCATCCCTGAAAGATAGCTGCACTTGGGCGCGGAGGAACTCGTATTGCTTATCTTTGCAGTAATCGAGGCTGTACTCTAAGTATTCCCCCACCTCGATTTCCGTGTCGAGTACTTTCAGGCCCTTGACGTCTATTATGTGATAAGGCCATGTCATCCAATAGCCCAATTGCAGCACGAAGATCGCACAGAACATTAGGCCCACTACTGCGGCCTTATGAATGAATGCAGCCGAAGAAGTCATGGTGTGTGAACCTTCCCGCTCACAACAATGCTGATGAGTGCCGTGACTACAGACATCACGATCAGCGCTACTAACCCGTAGGATATCATCCGCGTCGGGCTAAACTCGACTTTGGTCACATACTTCTTTTCCAGGTCGGCACGTTGTTCTTTAAGACTAGTCGCCAAATCGGTACGGATTCCTCTAAGACTAGCCTCAATCTTCCGGTAAATCTCCTCGTCGTATTCCGCGTGATGGTTTACGTCACGCCGTAGCCCACTGACCTGTTCGCCGAGCTTGATAAGCATGTCGCGTTCCCAGCGATCTGGGGTGGGTTGGTCTGGCATGGCTTCTCCATGAAAATTAAAGTGGGCGCTATTAGCATCTTATATGATTCCCTTTAAACAAAAACATGCTGTCGTGTCGGTATGCGAGTAACGATCATGTCGGTATGCGCATGACGGCGTCGAGCGTCGGTTCGTCCAAACACCAATCGAGATCAACAGGGTCGTCAATACCGGGTAATTTCCCGGCACTCGACCATTGCCAGAAATCCCAACTGCTCCATAAGGTCGTGGTATTCGGGCGCTCAGCGCGCGTGTAATGCGCGATCCATAGAGGATATTCGGAGAAGTCAGGATTGAGATACGTCGAAGCGAAGGACGGTGACGTGTACACCATCGGGCGCGCGTGAGAACTTACGGCTTCGAGAAAAGTGAGCGCGCCGGGCGCGAATGACGGCAGAATATCCGAGGTCGGATGCGTCTCCAGGTCGAGCACGGGCGGCAATTGCGAAGAGTACTTATTGAAGATTTCCAGGAAGTGGTCGGCCTCTTCTTTGCCGCCATTTCGGTAGAAATGATAGAGGCCGAACGGGACACCGTTGTCGGTTGCGCCTTTAATATTCTCCAGGACGCGCGAATCGATGATGCGCGGGCCGTCTGTGGCCTTAATGAATGCGAACCGGATGTGAGGTCCTAATGCCTTCCAGTCGATGTGGCCCTGGTAGCTACTGACGTCAATGCCGGGGAGTTTGGGCAGGGTTATGGCGGCAGCGTCTGACATGAATCATTTTAACCCGCCTGTCAAACGAACACTATTTCAACAAATTGTCGTTTAGCCTGATAGGAGCAGTATTCGATGTGCCGGTAATCACACCAGCGACGCGGAGCCTAGAGAGAGCGTTCCGGAACCCTCCACTATATTCGTAGGGATTTCCCGAAGAGTCGACTGTATAAGGAGCGATCTCAGGGCCAGTAAGGCCGGGCCGAGTACGGAGAACATCCATGATTGCCCGTTCACAAGGACCGAGCACAGACTGATCGCGCCAGTAAGCAAAAAGTTCCTCGCCGGTAGGCAAAGGTTGTAGAGGACCAGCAGCTTCTTTGCCAATCTCAGTGATCGTCATCGTTTTATCGTTATCGCCGGTCATGAGGCCATTGGTGCGAAGCCTAGAAAGAGAATTTCGGAAACCACCGCTGTAGCGGTAACCAGAAAGGAGAGCCAGCTTCCCCTTGTCGCAGCCCTCGTCGGCATATTGGGCGAGAACGCTGAGGATTTTGCGCTCGCACGGGCCGAGCTTGCCGTTATTGACGACGGCTGCCTTTTCTTTCTCAAAGGCCGCCGTCTGGACGCGCTTATTTGTCTCTCGCACGGATTGATCACGTTTGAGAGTATCGCGTATAAGCGCGGTAGGCGTCGCATCGACCGCTGGAGCCTTCGCCGTAATCAACTTCATCGAAGCCTGGATGCTATCGCGCACATCTTTACCGGTAGAAACCAATGGTTCGGATATTTTGTGGAACGACGCCATGAATTTCTCGAAGCGATTCGAGTATCTTTCGAGCGCTTTCATCTGTTGGGCACTGATCGCCCACTTTTCGATGAGCTTCGTGACGGTCTTCTCGACAGGGAGCGGCTGCGCGTGACTGATACGCGGTACTTCTCGTAGCGATTTCTTCAACTCTGCGATCTCGGCGCGGAGATCCTTCTCAGTCTGCTCGCGCTTGAGAGCTTCCTCGGGGAGATCGGCGAGCTTGCCGAGGATCTTCTGGATGTCCTTTGACGGTGGAGCAGGAGCTTTCACGCGCGAGCCGAGCTTGGGAGTCTCGGTCATCGTAGCTCCGACCATGACGTCGATGACTTCATCGTTAAAAGCAGGACCGAATGTCCAAAAATGGCCCCGTTTCATGCGCCGGACCTTCTCTTCGGACTGTTTTTGGAAGCCGAGATAGCGCATCGCACGTGCAACATCGATGTCGAGGATCGATTTCCCGATCATCATATTGTGCGCTTCAGAAATCGCGTTTTTGTCGAGTTTGGAGAGACGTTGGGTGGCTAGAATGGGGCAAAGCAGGCGTTTTCGCCCTTGCGCCATCAATGCGATCACGGAATTGCGGGAAACGGCCTCACCTTCGCCTTTTTCCGGTGCAAACGTGTGAGCTTCGTCGACGACGACTAAACAAGGATGACGAAGAGACTTAGGAGCGTTGAGTAACGAGTCGATGAAGAGCTTTACGAACTGCGTTCGCTCGTCGGGACGTAATTCATAGAGATCCACGATTGCCGAGACGCGGAGTTCGAGTAACTTTTGAGCAAGTAGGGCAGCAGAGCGCGGTTCAGCCGGACAGTCACCGCCTTTCCCAGCCAGGACGTAGGGGAATTTCTCTCTTAATGTGTAGAATTCACCTTCCGGGTCGAGGACGATGTGTTGGATTTTGCCGTGAGTCTGTTCGAGGATACGGCGGATCGCGTGAGACTTGCCGCCACCGGAGATCGCAGTGAGCACGAGACGCGTCTCGACGAGACGATCCACGTCGATAGTGACGATACATTCGCCGTCGTCGTCGATTGTGGTGCCGAGAATAGGATCAGGAATCTTCTTCACGCGCTAACTCCGGACAACGGTGAACCTTGCGGCTTACTTTTCCACTTCTCACGGATCTTATCGATATTTTTCTCGCAGCGTTCGAGTTCCACGAGAGCACACGTCTCTAGGTCGTAGCCATAGACGTGGCACATCGTCGATATCGTCGTCATCACGCCGCCGACTTCCTGCAACGGATCACCGGGCGGTCGACTGAACGTGTAATCGACGAGCTTGAGCACTTCTTCTTTGGTGACGCCATGAGATTGGGCGAGTTCGAGCGCTTCTTCCATGAAACGATAGTTGCGCTGAGCCCGATCCTGGGTGACATCGGGGCCGAAGCACTTCTTCGCCCATTCAGCACAGGTACGTTGATAGGAACGGAACATCATAGAGTTATTTGACGATCGTGGGGATTTCGTCTTGCCTCACACAACCCTTGCCGCAACCATACTTGTCTGTAACGGAAGCAGTATGCGAGCCGCCGCAGACTACATAGTAATGATCCCAACCGTCATCCTCGAAACGGTAAACCGTGCAGTCTTCGAGCGTGAATAATTTAGACACGGCGATCTCTGTATTGTCGGTCGCGTGCGTCGACACCGGATTCTTCTCGCACGCAGACAGACAAAGAACGGCAAGCAGTAATAATGTGAGTTTCATATCTTGCTGTGCTCGGGAACGTACTCGAACAGCCCGTCGCCGGTATCGACTTTTTTGACGTCCTGGAAGATCTTCGGCCAGCGCTTCATTGCGTCTTCAGCGACCATGCCGAATACCAAGCGGATCTCTTCTTCGGCATGACGGCTGGTGCGCTGCTCGACGATCCAGCGGAGCGCGCGAAGGTTGAAGCTCATGCCGATGCCGGTCGCGAGTCCGATGGGAGCGACGCGGCGGAATGCGGAGGTTAGCTTCTTCTTGGTCTCGAAATCTTTGATGTTATCGATGTCGTAGTATTCGGCGAGAGCACGCTGCGCCCATTCACAGGTCCGAACGACCTCTTGCATGATCTGTTCGGGGTTCCAGCCGCCGGTTATGAGGCCACGTTCACGAAGATAAGGCGAGTTCTCAATTTGCTTCTGGATCTGGTCCTTTTTTATGATCGGCGGAATCCAAAATCGAATATCCGTCAGCCGCACATACCGCAGAGACTCCTGAGACCGCTCATTTCCTACCCAATTACGAACAATCTCGTGCGTGAAGACTCTGCTGACGTCCTCGAACGCGTAAGTGACCATACCGCCGTTCGCGACAACTGAACCGTGACGACTCTTTTGGATATTCGCGTGATATTCGTCACTGTTGGTGCGGATTCTCGTCACGTTGGGATTCAGGCCGGGCGCATACGACTTATAGCAACGCCGGGCGAGCAATTCGATCAGTTGTTCGATGTCCGCGCCTTCGACGTGATCGAGGCACGCTAGAGCCTCGTCGCCACCGATGTGTTCGAGCCACTGAGTAACGCCAGGGTCTTCCTCGGTCCCCTCATTCAGTACCGGCTCGGCGAGGAAGAAGACTTTCGGCTCGACGACGATCACAGGCAGCCCTTCCCTTTGACAGTACGGCTCTGTGCACGGCCAGTCTTGAGCAATGCAGTCCCGGCTTCGGTGAGGATCAGACCCTTGCGCGACTCCGGTTTCTTATCGTGTCTGAGATCGCTCGCGACGTTATCGAGTTCCACCCAATCACGCTTCTTCAGAGCCTTCTCTGCCCGTTCGATCAGCTTCGGGCGCTCGTCTTCGTATTCCTTCAGTTTCTTGGCGCACGGTGGGATGACGCCGTGCATCGCGAGACCGAGGAAGATGAGGCGATTCTCGACGCGAGATTTGATCGCGCAGTAGGTGCCTTCTGTGACGCTGTTCTGGATGGTGGTTAGGGCCGCGAGATCTTCGATGGTGAGTGCGATCTCGGGGATTTTTATGTTGATTGCTGCGGCTGCCATGTGTGTTCTCCTAGACTCTGTACTTCGCATTCGATCCCACGAGGTACAGGATGATCAAATACATCTACGCTTTCAATAACCGACTGATCCGGGAATCCGGGGCCGACTCCCTCGTGAACATGCGTGTTGAGACGGACCCAGACCTTCATTTACTTCTCCACGCTGTTCCGATCGTCATTTCTATCTGCTTGAGTGCTTCCAGGAACGCATTGGCGGTATACACACCCAATCCACGAGCGAGGACGAAGTTGCCGTTGTGGTAACAGGTTAGGCAGCACTCGAATCCATCGATGTTCTTGTGTGTGGGGATCTTGCTGAACTTCGCGTCGTGGCTCTCCTGAGAGCACCAGTCGTCAATACTTACAGACGGTGTGTTATTTGACCGGAAAACCAGATCCATGACGCTCATTTGAAGAGGAGCGCCCTCACCGCACAATCCTTCGCTTCGAGGAGCTTCCTGAGAGCAGTGGTGCGCTCTGGGTTGTCAGGCAACGTGTCCACGATCTCCTTCGCCAGTTCACCGAACGGTCTACTCACGTTCTGGAGATGCTCTGGCAAGTGCTCATATTTGAAGAATTGCAGTAGATACACGGTCGTCTCCTAAATATCCAGTGATTTCGCGCCTTCTACGAGACGTTGGACTTCAGCCAATTCCATACCTTCGATTTTGTCGTCAGTGAAGAAACAAACATTCATTTCACGTAACGCCTTCTCGACTCGCTGCAACTGCTCATCACTTACTAATTCGAGATAATACGGCACGACCAGCATACTATGATATTCTCACAAAATGAAATCAAATGATAGCTGGACCCAGTCCTCATAGTCGGCCCATTCGATCTTAGGGCCGGAGACTTGGACGATCGTGCCATCAGACGATACCCAGGCTAATGGTCTGCCGCGCGGGGTCCGGCAGATGACCTGCGAAAGATCCGATAGTTCTCTTTCGAGAAGATTACGTTCTGCGTGCCAGTCCGCCTCGCCGAGCGCGTTATACCAAGCGAGCGGTTGCTTGTAGTCTGCTATTTTCTGGATCTCGATCTCACATCGCGTGATCGCTTTGAGGATCTTCTCGCGACTAGTCACCTTCTCTTCTCTCACCACCGAATCGATGCCGGGTCGCACTCGCGACCATGTTATCGAAGTGCGCCTGCGGGTGCTCGGGCGCGACGGATTCGAGGATCGCATAATTGGCAATGTTGATGAGGTGCTCGCGATTGCCGGTATCCTTATAAGCGTCCAGTTCGGTTTCTAGGCGACTCATGTACTTCTTGCGTCGATTCGGCGCACCGTACTGGAAATGGCCGACCGTCAGTCGATTCGCCTGACGTTGCATGAAGTCACGAAATACCTCAGCGGGGAATCCACATGATCTAGGCCAACGGATCGTCACGGACATTCCAGAAGAGCATAACATATACTCTCCAAAAGTGGTATGATGATCCACGAAGAAGAGCAGCGGGTACATGGGAACCGTGCTCTCGAAAACTACAATGCCGCTAATCAAAAATAATACGAAGACCGCGAAGGCCGCGAAGCCAGCGAAGACGACGAAAGCGAAGAAATCGACGGAGCGCGCCCCCCGGCTGCATCTGGGCAGCCTGGAACTTATGGTGCTGCTCGCCGTGTCCCGACTGAAAGACAAAGCCTACGGTGCCAGCATCGTCCAGTCCATCCATAAGAATGCCAATGTGAAGACGAAGATCGGAGCCGTCTACACAAGCCTGTCCCGGATGATCGAGAAAAAGCTGATCAGGTCCAAGATGGGCGAATCGACGTCGGTTCGTGGGGGACGAGCGAAGAAGTTCTACGTGCTGACTGCGGCGGGCGAGAAGGCCATGGACAAGTCGGTGACGGCGATCAAGAAGCTGGCTGCTTAGGGCACTTCGCGCACGGAGCATAGGGCGGGGAGAACTTCAGATCGCACGGCGCTGGAGTTCCTCGCGGCCCGCATTCGCAGTGCTCCTGGCAGAACAGGCACCCGTCGCAAATGATCTTCCGCTCTGCGATTACCATATCTTTCCCTTCCATGGTAGTATGTTCTCGTGTTGTTCGTGTTCGTTCGGTGTTCATGAGTTAGTGTTTCCTTTCGATCGCCCGGCGCTGAGTGATTGCCATTTTTAGCCATTTGCCTTTCACTTTAGCGTCGGGCTTTTTTGTTGATCATCCCTCCGCTAGAGAACGATTGTTACGAGCATAGTCGTAGCCATCTTTCGGCTCCGGCGAGATACCAGCGGCCTTCCATTTGGCGAGTGCGGCGAACAAATCCTTATGAACTTTTCGCACTGAATCTCTAATCTCCGCGTCGATGGAGTTCCATTCGTAAAGTTGGCGAAGAGTATTAAGTGTTTTGTCTACTTTCTCCAGCGCTTCCGCCAGTTCCCCCGCGATCCCCCGTGTCTCGGCCAGTTGGCTCCGCAACTCATCATTCTCGATACGCAATTCGCTTAACTGGTACGCCGCTAGTGTCGACTTATTAGAAAACATCTATTCCTCACTCTCACTTGGCGCAGTCTGTCGCTGCTGCGTTGCCTCCGGCGAGCTTGCTGGGGCAGGATGCAGAGCGGCATGGATTAGCTCCATCGCTCTCCCATCGTTGAACGGTCCATCCCCCGCGATCTCCCCCCACATCGCAGCCTTCGCCGCGCCCCACGGCATGAAGTATATGTCGACGATCTTCCGAATCGGTGTGAGAGCTTGCTCTTGTTCGTGGATCTTATTGAAGAGCGCCTGGAATCTGGCTGTGACGAGCGATCCGTGACATGTCTGCGCCTCGTTCGCTTCGATGATGTCGAGGGGCTCTTTTGACGCGTCTGGGTACTTGTTCATTTCTTCTCCTGTACGATATCTTCACCAATTTGACGTCGAGCGTCTTCGCGGTAAGGGCAATAACCGTCAGCATCGGCTGTGTGCCAGTGCCAGATCCCATTCGGTTGACGCACTGCGTAACCGAGGGGGCCTTCGATCCTACGACTGGAAGACGGCGAGATGATCATCCGCGTGTCTTTCGACATGTCTACTTCCCGAGGGCATGCAAGGATTCGGCAAGACGATCGTAATGAGCAGCTTCGACACTCAGTTCAGATCGGAGTCCATTGCTTTCCAGTCCAGGGACCTTTACGAGTATGCCAATGATCATCAACAGGGACCGCAGCACGAGCGCACGAAACTTCATGTTCTCAGACGTCATGCTAGATATCGTAACACAATACGAAGAAATCGTTACGTGTGCGACTATGTTCTCGACGGCGACGACGACTGTAACTTGGAACGGAACTTAGGCATCTCGACGCGAGCCGTATTCAATAGACCGACCAACGATTCGTTGCCGCAATACGCGCAAGGTATCTGCGACGAATTGATGCCGTGCGGCGGCAGAAAATTGATGCGCTTACACTCTTCGCAGACGGCTTGGTCCCAGCGTCGATTCATTTCGGCTCGTCCTGTCGGATCATCGGCATCACGCTCAGATCAATATACGGGCCGGTATCTTCATGTGTCAAGTAGAAACTCCAGGCGAGCCTGCCACAGGGCATATGACGCGGATTCGGATCGCATTCCCGTTCCCTGGCAACTCCGATGATCGCCTCAATCGCTTTCTTGAGCATTCCGACGAGATGATCGGCACCGGGCGCGCTATCCCTCCACGGGCAGGCGATTAGATCAATGTCTCGTTCGAGGCTCCCATGCACGGCGATGGCGTACCCGCATCGATAAGCGACGTGACGAAGCGCGGCGATGAGGACTTCGTAGTATTCCCGGCACATCTCAGCGCGCAGATCAGGCTTGCGTTTCATTTGGCTTACTCCGAGCACGTGGCCCTATAGGATTTCCACCATTAAGTCCGAATCGTTTTCGTCTGTTCTCCCATACACGCTTAGCCCATTGCGAGCGGTATTCCGGAGTCACAGGACCACGTTCGGCTACGCGTTTAGCCCAGGAGCGCACGCTGTACCTATGAATCATTTGACCGTAGTGAAATCTGCAACGACGGCGATAATGTATCGGCTTATCGCACTCCACGCATTTCGTGGCCGGTATCATCTTCGGCGGTCGACGCTTGATGCCGAACTCTTTCAAGGAAAGCCATATCGCCTGGGGGGATGTTCCGAATAAGTCAGCGATTTTCTTGCAAGATAGGCCACGATTTATGTACAAGTCATGAAGATTCGTTCGCCGGTCCTCGCGTAGCTTTTCTCTGATCCGCATCAGTAATTGACCGACGCGCCCTGGTGTGATGCGACGACGGCGGGCAAGTTTCTCTAAGCTCGCGTTATCCTTCAACATGGCTCTGAGCAGTCGTCTTTCTCGTGCCGTCAGGACAGGATCGTAGATCAATTGTTTGACCGCTTCGTCTATGATGACGACGACGTCAGGACGTGCGTCGTTAGCTGCCAAAGTCGAGCCCACATCGTCTAAATCGACGAGATGCGCCATTACTTTTGTGCGCGTACCGCCAACCATTGGGATCTTACGTAAAAAGTCCTGCATCGGCCCGTCGATCGACGCGCGCCCCATTAGCCCGTGCAAGGCAGCCTGCTGCGCCAGATCACGCCAGTCGACAGACGACGGTAACTTGCTAGAATACTTGCGCGCCGCGCGACAGATCAGGTCGTAGTCGATCGTCTGCCCCACGGCTCAGTCTACCGATTCACCCTTCCAGTATTCCTTGCCGTCGACGACGACATGACTATCAGGCGGCGTCAACGCTAACAAGATCGTGCGGCAGGCTTGCTGGAACGCATAGGTCATCTCTTGCGTAGGAAGATACATCAGTCCCATGACCGGCGAAACTTCTAATCCTTGTTTCTCCGCGACAGACAATAACGCGTTGAAAGCCTCTTCGGTAGCAATCTGCGCTCTACCATAGTCTGTCGTCTCTGGGTTTGGGACTTCGATTTCCATAATTAACTCATTATTCCATCAGTGATCCAGCCGTGCCAACCACAGCCGCCCACACAATTGATCGAAGGTTTGATGGTTGGCTTGTCGACGTTGCCGTTCCACTGCCAAATATTGAGATCATCCTCGTTCTTGCGCCCGACGAATGCCGGGCCGATGAAGACTCCGCACCGTCGCGCGCCGGGACACACGAACATGATGTGGCCCGTCGTCTCGTCCATACCCTTCACCCTATGTTCGATGATGTCGAAGGTGCCGACCGGCACATCATCGGGCCAGACATCACGATCGTCGCGCTGCATCTGCACACTCATTTATGGGCCTCGATGTAAGCTACCAGAAATTGCACGACGAACACCAGCAGGAACGCCAGTTTAGTGAGATAGCTCACAATCGCGCCACTCCTTTCTGCTCGAACCCATAGGAGCCTACTCTGGGCCTCATATCGATCAATCGAGCGATGCGCTCGCGGATCTCCGCAGACTGGAACGGGCCGGGCTCCTGGTAGGCATGATTCTTCACCCGATCATAGATAGAACTGGCGGCGACGACGATTTTCATTCTGAAATTTGTCAGTCGATCGATGCGCTCCCAACGCTCAATCCATCGTTTGCCGCGTGATCTGTTGAGGATGAAGATCCGGTCATTGCCTGAACCTGGATTGGAGAGGAGCACGTAACAGAGCGAGCCTTTCCTGGCAGTTTTGGTATTGACGGCGTAATTGCAGGCGACTACTTTGACTTCTCCCATAATTATGAAGATATCATACCCAACGCAAAGACCGACGACTACGCCGCGCGATGCCCCATCCTTGAGGCCGACGCTTTTGCCGTAAAGTCATGAGTTCTTGCCGCAAAATCATCGCCACTATGACTGGCGGCTGCGGTCTGGAAATGATTTCTATCATGTACGGTGGTCGTCTCGTCCTGTGCGCGGCATCGTGACAGGTCGAACACAGCGCACTCAAATCGCTTAATCGTTCATGCCCGAGACGTTCGTAAGTAAGGTGATGACAAACTAGCTGACCTCTCGCGCGACACCATGGATTGGAGCAAGCGTAGCCTGCGGCTGCATAAGTGAGCTTCCGTAGTCTCTCCCAGTGTTCTGTCCGAACGTATTCGGAATACCACTTAGCTGCCATACAGCAACAGTATAAGAGAAGAGAAGTAATAATTGATGGGCCGAGTACGAGTGGCGCGAAGCGCCATGAGTACGAGGCCCTATATACAAGCATCCCAGCGAACGCACGAGCTACCACCGCCACCGTCACGGCCAGCATCGTCATCGATATCGTGAGCACGATTTGATATTTTCATATTTTGTGAAAAAATCGAGAGCCCATTTCTTCGCATTTCGTATGTACCGTTTATATTTTCAAAATTGCGAGTGAGAGTCCTAGCGCCGGTCTCGGTCAAAACATCCTATTTTTAACCGAGTGGGTCTGGAATGGCACGAAACGTGCTCGGGAATTACATCACAATTGCAGGGGTATATGGGACGGCGACCGGTCGCGCCGAGGTAAGTGTACAAGTATGAATTAACTTTAATGAATTAATATGCAACCAAAGCGCTTTGGATTGCGTCTGTCTATCTGTAGTCTATTCCCGTACGACGAAAGGAACCACGAATATGAGACAACACCTGATAAACCTGCTGACATCACTGGTAGACCTACTCTGCAATTGCGAGTACAGCACGAACGCGCTACCTCTCAATGATGCGCCTGCTACCAACATGAACAATGAGGAGGTCAACTAATGGCACGCGCGAAACAACACCACACGGCACCCTTGCACACGGCACCATTGCACGTTCGTCATGCTGCCAAGGTCGTCAAGATTACTAAACGGTCTCGGTTATGGTGCGAACTCGCGACGTGTGCTGGGACCGCATACGAGACCCACCTAGTAGTCTTGACGATCGTCTCCATACTTTGGGTAATCGCGGATATCGCGATTATGTTCGTTGGCGTCGCGGAGGAGATATAGCCATGACTCACTTTGCACACCTGTTAGTAGCGCTGCTGGTATCCGGCTTTGGGTACGCGTTCAATGAATACCGGAAGGAGAATCGTTAGTCATGTCATGGATTACCAGTATCATCGTCGCGACGATCTTCTGTATCGTCTTCTGTCTGTCGATCCTGCACGCGTTAGGTGTGGCGATATGACCTACACTTACCACCAGCATTCCTCGGACGATTTCACCATCAATGTCGTACCTGGAACGAAACACTGTGGCATCAATGACGAACGCTGCAAGCTTCGTTACATGGTCGATATCGACTATACGTCTGACGCGCTAGACTCGAACGGGTTTCTACTCGATAACCTAGACTTCCGTACCTACTTCGCCTCACTTGGCCCGGTGACGATATCGTGCGAGCTACTCGCGCGGTCTGTCGCACGCCACTACCTTGACGAACTCCATACGCGCATCGGCTCAGTTACGCGCGTCGCAGTGCGTATCTATCCCTTTGGTGATACCTACGTTGAATCCATCATCACGAACGATGCGCGCGACGCGCGACCACTCGCAGCGACCTTGCAGGAATCCTTCCCACTAGTCGGAGGTTACAATCAATGAATCACGTCACGTTCACTATCGGCCAAGGGCTTGACGCGTCCAACCGTCCAATCACTGACCTATCCGCAAAACGTCAACGCGCGTTGACTGATATCGCGGAGACGTTCGGCGGATATACCGCGCATGATGCCATGGGCGGATGGATGCATGACGGTGCGCTTATCAGCGAACCATCGTTATCGGTTGATGTCATGACCAATGCGCCTGAGGTCACCATACGCGCTGAAGCTTCCAAGCTTGCCGGAATCTTCGACCAATCAGCGGTCATGCTGACTGAAGATCCGGCTAATGTCGCATTTGTAGAACAAACTCCAATACACGCATAAACGCGCTATAAACGCGCGTTCCATCAATGGCCATGGGATTACGTTCCCATGGCCATTTCCATTTGGTGTGCGACGCGTGCGCGTGCGCTCCACGCGCATCCTAAGCGCTTACGATGTCCTGTACTCGCCTAGTGTCCTTTACATGCGACCGGAAGCGTTAGCACGCGTCCGATATCCTCACAATTGCATCAAATAGAGACGGTCGCGACGTGCAGGCGCATCGCCTTCGACGTGATCGCTTAACTTACCGATCATCCGATACATACGATACCCAAACGATCCTAAGCGCTTAGGATGGTAACGTACGTACGGTACTATGAGTACCTGCCTGTTCTTACAGTGCGCGCACGCGCGCATGTATCACATAACAAGAACACTTAGCAGAAGCGATCATACGGAATTAAAGGCCCATCCCTAAAAGGCCCATCCTGGACTAAGGTGACGACTGCCTTAGGCCGTGCGACGCTTGCGAATCACGATAGTTTCAAGGTTCATGTACTCGCGGTAGCGGGCTTGCAAGACCTGAAGTGAATTCCGTTTGATGAGGCGCGTAGAGGTCACGTCTGTCGGTTGTACCTCACTGTCAAATAAGCAGTATTCGCTATAAAGGCGTCGTAAAGCTACTTCGACAATGGCGTGTTCAGGTAATGGTCTGGCGAGGTCATGAAAGCGTACGGCCAGTGCTCGCAACATGTCCCTACTCTCGCGAGTGAACGGTACGGAAGAGAGTTCGTCAGAAGGCCGTAAACGCGTTGAAGGAGTCATGATAATGTTTTCAACCTCTTAGCAAAAGACGATCCATATATAGCATACAGTTAGAGCAGCGTGCAAATAACGCGCTGGTAGTGAGCCGGTGACGGGTCCGGTATATCGTACATACAAAGGATAAAACGGCAGTTTTTCTAGGTAACTCGTAAGTCTTTATAGGTCATATAGATAAGGGTAGTTTGGCGTAAGCACGCCGAAACTATAAGTATGTACGATACTCTAACGCGCGTGGAATCAGTGAGATAAAATAGTTGAATCGTAAGCACGTTATGAAGCGTCTATACGATTGTACTAGACATAACCAAAGCGGTTAGGATTGGACACAATGACAGAAACATTCACGAAATCGTACATCGAGTGTGCGCTATGGAGTTCGACCGATGGCGACGGCAGACCACTAGACAGCGGCGAACACGAACTATCAGCGGACGCGCGCGCGCAAATGGTCAAGGACTGCGAGGATTTCGAGCAGGCAAACGCGGACCTGTTGGAGCGCTGGTATAGCGAAGCTGGCGAAACCACCGCGCGCGCTGGACATGACTTCTGGCTAACGCGGAATCGTCACGGCGCTGGATTCTGGGACCGTTGGAACGATGCGACGCCACAAGGCAAGATCGGGCGTGAGTTGACAGAGAAGGCGCATGCGTACGGTGAGGTCAGTCTGTATATCGGTGACGATGGTGCGATCTATGCCTAATCACATCGGCCAACGACTCGGTCGCCATGACTTCGCATCGGAGCAACCGACTATTAACGCGCGTAAGATCCTGGCAGACTGTGGGATCGAAACTGGCGCTAACTTCCACACGCTGGACGGCAGCAAGGTAACGCGTCTACTCGAATGGGCGAACACGTGCCACTACAGGAAACCTAAGAACGCGAATGGTTCACGAGGTCGATACTTCCATGCGAAGTTACAGCGTGAAGCGTCGCGCGTGCTCGTGAGTGACTTTCGCCGGAACATGCGCGACGCGTTCGCCAAGAAAAACTGAAACCAAAGCGCTTTGGATCGCATCCAATAGAACATGAAACGTAGCAGACAGGATAAACAATACGAAAACGAACGCGCGCTATTAGACCGCGTGCGCGAGGTCTACAGAGAAGCGGTCCAATTCAAACGGACATCCGCTGATACTTTCGCGTTTCTCAAACGCGTGGTCTATGACAGTCCGGAAATGAAATCACTCCCGCAGTATCGGCGACATGCTGTCCGCAAGCTGGCGGAACATCTCTTTCATGGCCCCGCAGACATGAGCATCTATCAATACCTGGAGTACCGCATGCTGTACAAGGGCAAGTATTATGCCAAGTTCGACGCATGGCGCGCACAGTTCCCAGATGCAGACGCGTCCGAGATTGAACAGGGCAACCATTTTTGGATCGGGACAGATAAAGCGTATTAAGTGAATCCAAAGCGCTTTGGAAAGCATCTAACAAACATGGCAACGAAAAAACGTAAACCACGCTACTCAATCGGCTCAGTCTCCAGCGGCACCATGAGACCTGAGGATTTGATCCCGGCGTTTCTCTCTCAGCTTGAGCACGAACTGAAGTATGGTCCTAAGCAGGATCGCGCGACGCGCAAGGCGCATGCGGCACTGGTGCGCGACATTACGGCGCGCATGGACGAACTGGAAAACTACTTCGACACTGACGACGCTTCCGACGATGTAGCGGCGCTAGAAGACGCGCTGCAATCGTATGCCGCGCCATACTTCTACTTTGGCGCGCACCCTGGCGATGGAGCGGACTATGGATTCTGGCTCAGTGAGTCGTGGGACGACGATGTTACGCCAGTAGACGAACTGGACGAACAGGAATTCAAGTCTGGCGCGTTTATGCCGGACATTAAAGTGTCCGATACGTCTGAGGTTCCCAAATGGTTTCGCGGCGGCGTCGTCCATGTGAACGAACGCGGTAACGTCACGCTATACGTGAAATCCGCGCGCAAACTCACTGAAGTGTGGGGGATTGTATGAACCAAAAATGGGTATTGCCGTTCAAACGTGGCAAGAAAAATTACGAGGACATCGGCGTGCTGCCGTATGCCTTGGAACATGATCGCGGATTTGCTGGCGACAAGATATACAGGCTAGTCCGGCGACTGCCAGACGGTGGTTTCGTCCATCTATTGGACGGCACGTACTACGACCGTGCGCGCGCTATCAAAGCGCTACAGCAGGCGGCGCATGCCAATAGAGCCAACGTGCGCGACAATCCAGCGTCGAGGTTACCAGAATAAAGTTGAAACCAAAGCGCTTTGGAGCGCATCAAATGAGCATGAACAAAAACAGCATAGTGAGCAACACGACAAAAGGACGCTGCCAAAACGACGCGGACGTGCTGATCGAAGCTGGCATCTCGTTTCGTTTCGAGCACCTGTTATCCGATGCGTATGTGCTATTCGTCGCGGACGATGACCTGATACGTGCGTCGAAGGCTATCAAAGACGCGAGGGACGGTCAGCGGTGAAGCGCTATCGAATCGTCGGACACTTCAAGGACCGTCAGAACGGTACGCCACGCGCGTTCTATCTGACCACGCGTCAAGGTCTGCCGGGTAACGACAACTATCCGGCAATGCAATGGATCGAAGGATGCGAGGTCACCGATAAGACGCCATACGCGGACTTCGACGGCAAGCGCGTCTGGCAGTGGGCAAAGTGGGCAATCAACAAAACGCATGCGGTACGCGTCGAAGTCGTCAAGGTTTAGGAGAAAATAAATGTCAGTCAAACTCAGACAAGCAGTAGAGAAGGCCATCATCACGCGTTTTGTGAAAGACGCGCTGGCAGCGGGCAACCGTCTATCGGTCTCACTAGAGCGCGGTTACGACGTAGATGAAATGCTGCTAGGATCGCGCGACGAACAGAAGATCATCGACGAAGCAATGGCAGGCGACGACGCGCACGTATTCATCCATGAGGGAGACGGTCCCTTGACGGGGGAACCTGCGCGGCGCGCGGTCTGGCAACCGCAAAGCGACAAGTCCATCGTGAGCATTGGATGGGTATATTTTGTGCTGGGCAATGACGGCTATGACGTGATTAGCGACTATCTGGCTAATGAGGTCACGGAGTCGTTACTCAAAGGCGCTAACGAACTGGCCGATAAGATCGAGAACGGCGACGTCGTAATAGCTGCATCCTAAGCGCTTTGGTTTGCATCTAATCAGTATGGACGAACAGAAAACAGTGAGTTTCCCACGGCACGGCAAAGCAGACGCGCGTGAGTACGCGCGGCGTGGGACCAATTACCTACGGCGGCATGGATCAAATGTCATTCTGACGACGGTTCATACTGCTAACGGTTGGCACGTGGAAGTCCCGGCAGATATCGCGGTCATATACCCGAATCTGGCCGATCTTTTGACGGAGTAAGTCATGGCCTGGAGTCTGTGGGAGAAACGATGTCCGCGAGGACGCGCCCGCAATGCGCTCCAGGGAAACGAAAGGGGGGATTATGTAACCGCAAGTGACTTTATAGGAGTTAAAGAGTGACCTACTAGGCACCACTAGAGCGCGCCCGAATGTCGCGACGGTCAATTATATCGGCGAATCGCGGCGCGCGAGTGGTTCCAATGAAGGGCAATCTACACAATGCAAGAATATATCGCTGAGAATTTCAAACACAACGGCTATACAGTCAAGTTGATCGCCGATCACGACGCAACCGCGCCCGATGAGTTTGGCGACGACGGCATTATCCTGGTGACGACTAAGAATCGTTACTTTGAGCGCTTACACGACGGCAAGAGCGCGCCCGAATTAGACGACGATCCGGAAATGAAGCGCAAATACTGGGCGTTCCCGGTATACGCGTACATTCATTCTGGCGTCGCGCTGAGTCTAGGACGTGGCGGTCAATTTGCCGATCCGTGGGACTCCGGCAGAATCGGCACGCTATTCCTGGCTAAGAGTGAATGGCGGTACAGAACACGTGAGACGAAAAAGAACTGGAGCGCGGAGCATTACGCCAAGGTCCACATTGAGACCTGGAACCAATACCTAAGCGGTGACGTTTGGGGGTTCGAGATCACGGACGCGGACGGTAAAGACATCGATTCCTGCTGGGGATTCTACGGACTCGACTACGCGCGGTCTGAGGCGATTAGCAACGTACCAGACGAACCGTGCCCGATCAATGGCGTAGGCGAAGACATCGCGGCTGAGGAGACATTAGCCTGAATCCTAATCGCTTTGGATCGCATCAAATGACTATGACAAACGAACAGTGCAAGCACCCGCGTGTATGGCCGGACGGTAATTGCATCCAATGCGGCGTATTGGCGACGATGTTTCCCGGCAAGTCAGACGCGCACGTCGTTATACCGCGCGTGCGGTCTCTCACTGTGATCGGTCGCCGATGGTTCGATAGGCGCTATGGCAATACCTACTTTAGTGCCAAGGCGTTCATCAATGGCGAAATCGCGGCTGAGATCGGCTACGAGTACGGCTACGGCAATCACTTCGAGGATAGGATTGTCGAACAGCTTGAAATGATGGGGCGACTGCCATTTATCACCCGTCACGAGAATGGATCGCGCAAGGGCCCTATCTCTCTACTTTGTAGAGAAAATGGCGTAGAATACGTGTGTACGGTTTCAGACGTGGCACGTAAAAAGGATTTATAACGCGGAGTGGTCCGCGTGCTGGACTTGGAAAGGACTAACCATGCCACTCGAAATGGTGGCCGCTGGACGTAGCGCCATACCCGCGCGGGAGTCCAGCACGAGGGCCATAACCGATGACTGAATCACCACGGAGGATATACCCAATGACACTACAACAAGCGGCACAGACAGCGCTCGATTGCCAAGACGCATGCAACCTATCGGGCGTGCTCGCGTCGTTTAAGGAAATCGTTCATACGGTCCTATGGCCGGAAGCGCGGCGACTCGGTAAAGGTACGAACTGGGTAAACGAACATCCGATTGTCGCATTGTTTACAGACAAGCTGGTGGACCTGAACCGCTATGGGCGACGCGATACCGTGTGGAGTGGCAACGGCAACGCGCACGATGCAGTTAAAGCTATCGCGGCGGGTGAGCCTGAAGTGTGCGCATGGTGCGGCGCTGATGAGCCGCACGTCTGTAAAGAGCGCGTATGAAAGCACGGCAATCGTTTCTTACATTGCATTTTCTGCACGATAAAATAATTGTAACCAAACCGATTTGGATAGCATCCAATGAGTATGACACAGAAACAACGGAAGGCGCTAGAAGCATCTAAGAACTTTGTGACGATCTTCGAGTTAGCCCGACGCGGATATGCGGTAGGGATCACCGACGCAGACCGCGTGCGGATCGTGGGATGTAATCCGACAATGGCGAACATAAAACCGGAGCACGTTAATAAGTTACGCGCAGCAGTCGAAGCTGCGGAGGTCTCGAAATGAGAGTCTCTAATCCGCTCTATCGCGCGCTCGACTCAGACGGTAAAGAGGTCTTTCGTTTCCGGTCTCAACCCGGCAACGCAGCACGCGCTAGGGCCATCCGTGAAATGGCGATCCTAAAGCTAGACACGTGGACGCTAGAGCATAGAGCGTTCTCGGGATGGCGCGAGATCTACAAACACGAATTAAAAAAGGATGAATCCTAAGCGCTTTGGATATCATCTAACAGACATAAAGGACACGAACACAGAATGGCTAGAACAAAGCATGTTTTTCCGACCGACGAGATAGCCCACTTATGGGCGCACAAGACGCAAGACGACGCGCGCAACCCTGGCGGTAACTTCTACTTTCGCGGCGATACGATCTACTCGTATGGCAGTCATTTCCCGATTGCCCGTCACGTCACGAATGACAAGGGCGAAGCGGCGGTACTGTTCACGAATCAAAAGTGGTCTAACACGACGGCGAAGCACATCAACTATGTGCGGCGGTCGATCCCGGACGGCGTACCCGTGTTCTACGTCGAAGATCTATCGCGCGATAGCGGGCGCGATCCAAAGAACGCCTACGACTCCCAGCGTAAAGACGTCGAAGCGCTGATTAAAAGACTGCAAGGGACGCGGCCAGACAATCGCTACGAGTACAAGGTTAAGACGTCCAAGGTCAAATTCAACGCGCTTGTGGGACGCGATAAAGAGGCGTCTGAGGTCGATGCGGTCGCCGGTCGTAACGTCGTCGCGCACAAAGGCAATACCAACTGGCGCGACAACGGCTATTGGACGCTGGCGGTACGCAACGGCGTCAATGCAGGGACGACGATTCAGTCTGGCCTTAGCAAGACTGAAGCGCGTATTATGCTCGATATCCTCGACTCTATCAAGACGTGGGACGTTTCCACGGCTGAGAAGCGCGACCGACTCTATAAAAAGGTAGCGAAGGCGCATGAGGTCGCGAAAGAGTTTGGATCGATTAGCCGCAATCCCGGCACGCTGGCCAAACTGTATACCAAATTGCGTACCAAAGTGTATGCGGTCAATTCCATCGGTGACTTTTTTGGGTACGGTCCTGCCGTCGAAATCCCGGCAGACCTGGACTACCTGAACGATGTTATGGTAGCGCATGACGCGACTGTAGCAGCGGCGCGTCTTAAAGGCCGGGCGACGCGTGACACGCGCTGGGCGAGACAGCAAGAGAACGAACGCAAGACGTTCGAGGAGCGGCTACCGTTATGGCTTGCCGGTGAAAGCGTTTCACTGCCTAGCCAATACATGACGGGCACGTCCTACCTACGCGTCAAGGATAACGAGGTCCAGACCTCACAAGGCGCGCGTGTGCCATTAGAGCACGTCAAAAAGGCACTCCCGGTAGTGCTGGCATACGTCCAGAATGGCCGTGAGTATCATCGCAACGGGCACACGATCCACCTAGGCCATTATGCTATCGACTCGATAGACACGCAAGGCAACCTTAGAGCAGGCTGCCATTTATTCAACAAAGCAGAGATTGAACGGTTTGCGGGAGTGTTAGAAGCACTCCCCAACAATCCGCCCGTCGCGGTCACTTATGCGCCACCTGGAATAGACCCGCGTGTCGTCGCACGTTTCAACACGCTTAAAGAGGCTGAGGACTGGATCGAGTCCGAGTCAGCATCGGACCCAGCAGGTGTCGCGCGTGGCGACTACGGCATTGACGCGCCTGAACTGATGGTCAATCCGTTGCCGGACCCGCAGACGAATGACGCGCTAAGCGTGACCGGTCAGGAGAACGCATGATTGAGATCAAACCCAGACGGCCATTGGATCTTGACGACGATGGTTACTTCGAGAGTAACCGCGATTACGTCTTGAACAACCTGGACGCGGCGGTCAAACTACTCGACCGTGAGCAGGAGGGGCACAACTACCTGAACGGCTTAGAAGCTGAGCAGGGGCGGCGTGAGTCGTCGCGGAGTTCGACACTGGCGCGTATCCTCCGTGAGATCCGAAGCAAAGCTAACTACGAATCGGCAGGATTTTCGTCCTTCAAAGTACCGGGTAAGTTCTATATGGACTTTCCTTTCGCGATGCCGTTCACAACCGACGAACTAACAGCAGCGATTAAGGAGTCGACGCGCCTTCATCGTGATTCGTGGATCAATCCATTGATTGACGCGCTGCTCGAATGGACGGCGGGTAAAAAGGATATCCGGCAGATTGAGCGGGACCTGTTATGAACGCGATCAGCACAGAACGCCGCGCCATTCTCGAACGTGAGGCGCTAGAGTTTTATCGCGCGCATCGAGGTCGTTTGCTCGAAGTCACTTGGGTTAGCGGCTACAATGACCGCGACGACTCCGAGGACTTAATGACCGATCCGATTATCGTTCGAGTAGATCGGACGAACGAACACGATATCTTGCACTGGAGCGACGAATGGCTAGACCCTTATTGGGATGTCACGCTAGTTCGTGGCGACGTGCGCGGCCTACGGTCATTGTGGATCGATGGCCCTAGCGTCAATGCGCTTACTGGCATCTCGGAGTGGAAAAACGTGCGCGTGCTCGGGTGGCTCGAATCGATGTTGGTTCGATTGGGGATCAAATGAGGCGCGCCGATCCATTTTTCTGGCGTACCGTCCGCGCGTGGCTACTCATCGTCATCGGCGGCGCGTTGCTCCTCATCGCGTTCTATTCAAGGTAAAGGACAATGACAACACAAAAGATAACTGTATTTGACGTAGTAGAGGCGGCGCACGCTTACCGTAGGGTGCGCGGCGCGGTAGAGACCGCGTACACCGATGGGGGATGGATGGCCGTCGCGGTCGCCAATGGTAACAAGGTGCTGGTATCGCGTGACGGTACGGCGGAACGTGTGCGGGTCCACGTGATCGACGTAGGCTATGGGGAGATTCGTCAAGTACGCTTCGACTCGTCGAACCGGGCTATCTACGACATCGTTCTCGATACGCCGGTAGGACCTGAGAACGACTTGAGCCGCGATTGGGTAGCGCGGCGTGGGGAGCTAGAGGAGGTTCAAGCATGAGCGGGCGCGGCGGAACATACGAGGGACCGGGCGGGCAGCAATTACACGGCGACGGTCGCGAGGTCGAAACGCGACGTGAGCCACGTATCGACTACACGGCGCGGAATGCCGTGAAGTATTGTTTCACGCCTTACCGCGAGACGCTGTACAAGATATCGGAAGCGCTCCATGCGGCCAGCATCGCACATGAACTACACGTCCGACCTGGATACGCGACGATATGGGCGCATCCCGACCTGCACGAACGCGTGAGCGAGATCGCGCGTAAGATCGATCAGGAATGGATCGAGAGTTTCTAAAGGCCCATCCCTAAAAAAAGCATGCTTTTTAGTGAAACCTAACCGCTTTGGATAACATCTAATCTGATATGAACACGAACAAACGAGAACAACGCATCAAGCTCCGCATCAAGGGCTCGCCGGTCAAGTTCGACGGCACGATTATGGAGTCGTCACCGGACGGCAAGCGGATTAAGGTCCGGTTCGATGGACCGCTGGATGATACGGTCCTGGTCGCATACGGCGACACTGCTTTGATAAGTGACGGTGTAGGCCGCGACGGCAAGCCTACGCTTGAGATCCGAGACATGGTGTCGATGCGTGAGTGGGAGGTTTTATGAGCGACGCCGAACCTCTTATATCAGACTGTTCTGGTGCCCTACAGAGAGCGCAGAACGCTTGGAAAAATGAGACCGACGCGCCCGTCAAGACCTGCCCGAACTGTACGCGCCCAATCAGCGACGAGTCTGCTGGATGCGTGCTGCATTCGCTGATGAGTGCATTACGGGATCGCGAATCGCTCGACGATGCCGAACTGGAATCGATCCACGCTGAATGCGACACAGACGCGCTATGGAACGCCATCGGCGAAGTGCTGGACGACTTAGAAACAGGCCGGTATGGCGGCGACGTGAAGGCACGCGACGATGATGACGACGACGAGGATAACGACGATGACACAGACGACGAACCCGACAACCGATAAAAGTCCACGCGATGACGCTAAGCGCACGGCACAATTTTTCCTCGATGAGCCAATGACGCATTGGAGCAGTGTGGGCGAACTGAAACCGCAAGCTCAACACGAGGTCATCCGGCATCTGGACGCGGTCATCGAACGCGCAGTACGCCTACGCGGCTACTTGGATGAACGCTACGGCTACGGCTGCGGCGATCAAGGCCATAAGGCTGCCGTGAAGACGTCGAACAAGCTGGCGAAGAGGATTCGCAAGGCATTGGGATTCACGTATCCCGGTCAGGACATCAATTTCTAAATGACTGAAACCAAACTCGAAAAGCACACGGTAGCGCCGGAACACGCGGCGAAGTTCAAGGAGTGGATCGCATCACGCGGCGGCGTCGCGGTATGGCGTAGCGTCGACCTGAGCGATCCTGGTCTCTCGATGTCTAGCCCGGCGCTGGATCGTGAGGGCAACCCTACGCCTAAGCCGCATTGGAAGCTCGAAGAAACGCCGTCTCGGATCATCACCGATCCGAACGACATCGAGGTCATCACCGGCAAGGAAGTGAAGCGCTTCCACATTGGCGTTCGTATGGGTAGTCAAGGGCTGAGTCTCAAGGTCACCGATGGCTCGACCCGGCGTATCCGCGCGGCGGTCGCGAAGGCAGGTAACGGCGCGTGGTACGAACTGGATCACTCGACGCAAGAGGCGGTGATCTACGCGCCTGCTAAGAACGTGTCGTTGAAGGATTGGAATGGATGAGGCTTATGTCTGAAGTCTGGGAACAACGCGCGCAAGAGATACTAAGCGATCCGGCGAAGGCCAAACGCGCGGCCTTACTGCTGTTCTTAGTCGAGCAGCATTTGCAGCATTGCTTCCACACGCGGAAGTGTCCGGAGCAGGGCTATGCCGAAGAACTGGACCTATTACTCAGATGATTAAAGAGCGTACCGCGAACCGTGAGACTCGATGGTGCCCGTGGTGCGAATCCGATAGGCCCATAGGCGAGTTCCACACGCGCAAGAAGGGACCGCAGGCCGGATTGCCAACGGCCTACTGCAAGACGTGCAACACCGACGCGATCAGGTTTCATACCTTTCAGGGGCTCGCTCGAAAGGGGCTATTAGTCGCGCGTATCAAGAAGATGAAAGCGATATTGAAAGACGCAGAGCGTGCCTTACGTGAGCATGCCGACAAGGACCGGAATGCACGCGCGTTAGAGATCGGACTAAAGATCTTAGCGGAACAAGAGGAGCAACTTAATGGACCCAATCGCTAATCTGCAAGAGCAACTATCCATCGCGAACCGGATCGCGAACGACCCTGACTATCCGCACGGCGGCGACGTCTACGCGGACACTGAGCGTTTGGCTGAGCTAGTGCTCGCGCTCGACCAATGGATGCGCAAGGGTGGATTCTCACCTTGGTCTAAGGCATCTCGCGAAAGGCCCTATGAGTATCCAGACCTGGACGGAATACGAAAATCATTCGGCATACGTGGTCGTTTGCGCACAATTTGGAATCGCTTCAAGATAAGGCATCGTGCAAAATGAAACCGGCACTATATACCTACTGCATTTCGACAACCGTTCCATCATAGTCGGCATTACGTGGGATGGACATCGCTTCCGCCTGAGCGGCGGCTCGAACGTCATTTGGCCGGTCAAGGATCACGTCTGGTTAAGGCCGCGATACGCGCTGGTGTGACTGTCATGATCGCGCACACGTGGCCGGGCACACGAACGGATGAAAGGCTATTCAAGCAACGCGGCGATACTCCGAAGCATTGTCCGTTTTGTAGAGCAGAAGCACTCGCGCGTAAGGCGTCCGGATCACGTGAGCGACGTGCGAAAAAGAAGGCGTTGACGGCAACCGTATAGCACTTGCCTAAGCGCTTTCAGTCTGTGGTATAGTTACAAAGTAGTAAAAAATCGGTATCCAAACCGGTCAGGATTACATCAAATGTACAGGACACAAGAACTACAAGGACGACACATTGACACCAGAACAGATTACGCGCAATTTCATTTGCGATCCGGCAATCATCGATGACGCGAAACGTGCAGTAAGCGGTCTCGATTCCTATCCGGCACTCAGCAGGGTACTGCAAGCGAATCCGCTACAGACACTTACTTTCACAGATAGTCATCGCGCTCTATTCGACGTGGTCGTAGCCAATAGTCTGATCGTTCCAGATGACCTAAGAGCCAGTGACGATCAAGTCTCGTGCGGAGGCTTCTACAATGGCTACAAGAATATCGTGGGGATCAATGCGGGATATAAGCACGACACCCGCATACAAGCCATGGCCGCCCGGCACTCGAATATGTGGCGAGCCGTCGTCGTTCCGCAGATATCTTTCACCGTGCCGATATCGCAGTTAGACACGGCCACGCTGATTCACGAGGTCTCGCACATGATCGACGCATACGTCGTGCGTGAGAGTAATTCACTGTGCCGGTTCATGTCTGAGGCGGCGCAATCGGCCTATGGGTCTCAGCGTTTCGTGTCCAAGTACGCGGGCACGAGTCCAGAAGAATGGTTCGCCGAAACCATGTCGGCATACGTCATTCACCCCGAGGTCCTGAAAGAATTCGACCCGCTGGGATTCGCCGCGATGAGGGCGGCACTCGAACTATAAAAAAGAGAGGAAATTATGGCCAAAGACTTAAAACTCAAGATCGTCGAAATGCTCCTGGACTTCGGAGTCAAAGAAGTCATCTTGGACATTAAGGACGATTCCCGCGTCCCAACGATTGAGTTCGCTTCCGATGACGAACGGGTCATCATGACGAACGCGGATTTCTCAGCAGTCGGTCTCTGATTTGGAAAAAAGGAAAGGACACTTAACATACACGTGAGCAATACGAATAAGACTACCTCCCCGGAACGCGTCAAGACATTCTATCTGCGCTTGACGCCATTGCAGTATCCCATCATGCGGGACATCGTCCTGCATAACATCAGGATCGGCGTGAATCGATTGCAGGACATCAATAATGGCCCTGTACGCAACCTGTACCGCCGTGAACTGATCCAAACCGCAGGCCCAGCTAGTAACCCGTACCTCGTGGCGACGCCTGCCGGTGAGCGAGCCGTCGAGCTATATCATCGCGGCAAGATTGCCAGACGCTCGGTCTCGAACGACATCACCGATTATGTTCGCGTGATGCTGCGGTTGAAGAATGGAAGGGCCGCGTGAACCTGATCAAGCATCGCAACAAGCTCATCGCGGCACGCGAGGAGATGGACCGCACCATCGCGGCCATCGATACCGTGCTCGCCTATGTGGGCGTGACTTTCGGCAAACGACTAGGCCGCCCGCCCGGCGTCAAGAATGCTCTCAAAAAGGGCGACGAGAAAACCGGCGTGAAGAAGTCTACTCTGACTAAGCCTTTTAAGCCGAAGAAGACCAAGAAGAAGGGATTCGCCAAACGCAAGCTGTCTCCTGAGGGTGAGGCGCGGCGGCGTGCTGGCTACTTCGCCTATCAGGAGCGCATGCGCAAAGAACGCGCAGCGAAGGCGTTACGTAAGCCTGCTGGCCGTGCTACATCCATGGCCGCATGAACCGTACGAAAGGGACTATGACAAAAGCAAAGACTACTCCAGTAATCGATCCGGTCGACCAAGTGTCTGAGGTCACGACTGCGGACGGCAAGAATGCCGCTGCCGTGGCCTTGGGGCGCAAGGGCGGCTCAGTGATGAACAAGAAGAAGCTGGCGGCGATCCTCGTCAATGCCAAGAAGGCAACGGTAGCCAGGAAGCGAAATGCCCGTGCTCGGCGCAAGGCAATCGAGAAGGCCGAACGCGAGGCGCAAGCGTAAGCATGACTGACGTGATCGGAACGGCAACTGTCGGCGAAGCTCGCGGTGAGGCTCGCCGGTATATGGAGATGATCGAGAAGGTACGCGCGAACGACGGCAACGTCGGCGAGCGCGTCATGTCTCCTTACGCCTATATTCTTCAACACGGCAAGCAGTACACGAATCAGACGGCACCTGACGTTAAGGGGTGGCGTGGCCGTAATCCTCTCAAGCAGTGTCACGTGAACGCGTACAACTTAGCGATGTCGGATCTAAACCTGACCTACGTCGAAGGCGTCGCGACCGGCGTCACCCCGGTCGATCACGCGTGGTGTGTCAAGGTTGACGGTACGGTTGTCGATCCGACCTGGGGCGGCGGCAGGCAAAAGTGTGACGACTACTTCGGCGTGTCGTTCGATCTCCGGACGCTACACGATGTCATGGCGCTCACTACAGTCTACGGCGCGATGACCGCATGGTGGAAATGGGAAGAGGTCCTGAAGATCCTCGAAAGGAAGGGTAAGTGAAAGGCCAACTCATAACCGGCGACCAAGCCAAGCCATCCAAGGTCCAGCACAAATCACCGTGTAGTGACTGCCCGTTCGCTCGGACGGCATTGCCGGGGTGGCTAGGATCATTCACGGCTGAGCAGTGGATCGAGATCGTGCGCGACGATGGCAAGGTCGAGTGTCATACGAAGATCGGCCCACAGTGCGCAGGGAGTGCTATTTTCCGTACGCATATCTGCAAGTCTCCGCGCGACCGTTCAATATTGACGCTGCCTAAGAATATCACTAAGGTATTCGCGAGCGTCGGCGAGTTTCTGAACCATCACTTGAAAACGGATCGATTCGACTTTTGGGGCCGGGAGTCTAAAAAATGTATCGAGGAGCGATGAAGTTCTTACCCGAGGTCAACCGCAAAGGCAAATGCCGTCGATGCGAAGCGGACATCGAAGGCCCGCCTAACAAGAAGTACTGTGAGGCGTGCCGGAAGGCTAAGGAAAAAGAACGCGGCAAATAATTTGTAACCAAAGCGCTTCGGTTATCATCTAAATTAACGAAAGAAGAATATATGTCATTCCCGGCCAAATTCCCCGGAAAGTGCGCTTACTGCCGTCGCCCAATCTCCGAGGGCGACATGATCGATCTCGACAGCACGGTTACCCCTCGTGTCACTTCACACGAAGAGTGTACGCCTGCTGACAAGAAACAGAAGTTCGTTCGCCGTCCTGGTAGCGGCGGCATGGGCTACCGTGGCACGTCGCGATCCGACGAGCCGACATACAATCAGCGTCCCAAAGCGACCGGCTCGCCCTTCACCAAGAATATGCCCATCGGCGGCAATGGCCCGCGCATCGGCATCATCGCGTTCAACAAGCACATTGCTGCTGAGATGCAGACCAAGCTCATGACCGGCAAAGAGTTCTTTGTCGGCTCGCCTGAACAGGATGTCATCTGGGATGCCATGCTCAACGACGAATCCCACTTGCTCATCAACGCGAGTGCTGGCAGCGGCAAGTCGTCGTCTGCTCAGCAGGGCGTCCTCCGTCTCATCAAAGAGAAGGACGCCTCGGCCAAGGCGATGACCTACCATTCGCTCGGTCTGTCGATCCTCCGCAATCATTACGGTACAGTCAAACTCGAAGAAAACAAGCTCGACGGTCTCATCGACCAACTCGCCAAGACCGACAAAGGTACTGCCGACGACGACCAATGGTACGCGGCGTGCCGACTCGCCTCTCAGCTAGTCCGTCTCTGCAAGCACTATCTCTACGACGGCCAGGATCGCCAGCAACTCATCGATCTAGCCGACTATCACAATGTCGACTATGACGAAAAAATTGAAGACTTCGCTCTCGGTCTCGTCCCCAAGCTCATCCTGTGGGACATGGCCGACCCTCAACACGTCGACTTCGACGACATGACATGGCTACCAGTCGTGCTGAATCTCAAAGCGGACCTGTTCGATATCCTCATCGTCGACGAAGCGCAGGATACTGACCGCGCACAGCAAGCTCTCGTCAAGATCGCGTGCCCGAAGGGTCGCATCATGGCTATTGGGGACCGTTGGCAGAGCATTTACGGCTTCCGGGGGGCCGATACCGGCGCGATTTCCCGCATCGAGGACATGCTATTCGCCGATCCTCGCGGCTGTCAGGTATTGCCTCTCACCGTCACCCGGCGCTGCCCGAAGAGTCACGTCGAGATGGCTAAGCGTATCGTAGGCGACGACGTTATTGCCGCCATGGACGACGCTATCGAAGGCACCTACGAACAATTAAGCAAGGACAAGGCCGTCGACGCCATGCAGCCCGGCGATCTCGTTCTCTGCCGTGTGAATCGTCACCTGATTCCAATCTGCTACGAACTGATCCAACGTGGCGTTAAAGCTGTCGTTCGTGGCCGTGACATCGGCGCTGGTCTCGAAGCGCTCATCAAGAAACTGGGTAGCCCCGAGACTACTCTCGAACTCGGTAAGGAATTGAATTCCTACTACCGCAAGGAGACGGCGCGGCTGCATGGTCGTAAGAACTCTGAGGCGCTGATTGGCGCATTGACCGACCGCTATGAGACTCTGCGTGAGCTAATGGACGGCGTCGATCTCACTTCCCAGGTCATCAGCAAGATCCGTGAGATCTTCGCGGACTTTGAAGCGGACGGTGCGCCCAAGCATGCCGTCATCCTGGGTACTGTACATCGTACCAAAGGGCTCGAAGCTGACAACGTGTTCGTGCTCGCGCCGGAATTGTTGCCGCATCCGATGGCGACGCAGGAGTGGGAGATCGAGCAGGAGCACAACATTGCTTACGTGGCCGTTACTAGGGCTAAGAAGCATATCACGTTCGTCGGCGGCATCCCTGAGATCTATGGGGGTGCTGGGGCGATCATCACGAAAGAATATCAAGCGGAGATCGAAGATGCTCTCAATACTGAAGAGCGTTTTGAGAAACCTGCGGAACTTCTGAAAGAGAAATTATGACAGCACTCGGTCTAATAGGCGCGGGCATCGTCGGCTTTATCGTCGGCCTATGGTCAGCGTCGGTCATGCACAATAAGGTAGAACGGAAACCGTTCACGTGCTGCAAGATATGCTTCGCGCGTCACGATTCCGACAATCACGAAGCGTATCAGAACTGGGATGGTTCTAATGCCTAGACCAATCCGCGTCATCACACTCACAGCAGGCGTCGCGCTCCTGCTCCTATCCACGATTCCGCTGTCGATCTTCTGGCCGAAGATCATGGCGCTCGACTGGCCGTTCTTTAAGATCCTTGGGTACGGCAGTATCCCTATCGTCTACGGCCTGATCGTCACATTCACCGGGCGCACGGCCTGCTACTGGGTAGCCGTGGCGTTGCTCAAGGCTGAGACGTTCCAATGGCTCGTGGTCGAATGCTGCGGGCGATTCGTCGCGACGTACAAGGAGATGTATCCGGTGCGTGAACGGCAGGTCAGGATCGCGGTAGGCGGTGCTAATGTCGAAGCCGACGAAGGATAAGCGATGGGAAGCCTACGGGCAGGCCCTAGAAGAAGCTGCCGATCATCTGGACGGTGAATGGACCGATGATCCAGTAGAACGTGCGGAGGGTAAGAAAGTCCAGGCTCGGCTCCGTGCGCTGATCGAGAGGCGCTGGCAGACAAGGAAACAGAGGACCAAATGAAACTCTCTGAATTACGACCATGCGATTACTGCAACGAAGGCTTGCTGCAAAGCAAAGACGGCACCCGGTACGCGATGTTCTATCTGGTGACTGTGGATCGCGCTGTACTCAATCCTAGAGCTACGCAGCGCGTCATGGGAATAGCACAGTTCTTCGGCCTGCAAATGGCGGAAATCATGGGTCCCGATGCCGACGACGCCGTCGCTGTCGCGAGCGAGAAGTTCCCGGATCTCAAGAAGGACGAACTCATGGTCTGTCAGCGCTGCTATACGACCGTGCCGATGGCCGTCATCGCCGAGAAGCGTGACAAGTTCATAGCAGACGCTGAAGAGTTCGCCGAACGCGCTGCAAAGGAGAATGAAAGACTCGCAAAGGAGAACGAAATATGATGGACTACATCGTCGTCGAGGCTGACGACAAAGTTGCTTTTACGACTCAGGTGAGGTCTGCTTTAGCGACTGGTTGGAAGTGCGAAGGCGGCGTCTTTGCCCAGCAAGTCGTTACTGAAGGTTCCCCGGTCGAGTATTTATGGACGCATTACGCGCAAGCCATGGTGAGAAATGGATAGCGTCGACATCGGCCACGTGCCGCCACCGAATCCGGATTGCTTCTGGGACTTCACGATCAATCAGAGCCGTGTACTCATCGACTTTAATACCTCCATTCGTCTGATCGGCCTTTGTGAGAGAGCGGCCCAATTCTCTATGTCGATTGTCGATAAGGGCACCGTCGAAGATTGGCTCAAATTGGATCGACCGTGCGTGGCCTTACGCTTCCCGAGCGGTGAACCTTACGTGACACTGACTCTACGCAAACTCGAAGGCAGTAAGGCGTATCTCCAGGTGACGGCGAATCCGAAAGCGTCTATAGGGACGAGGACTAATCTCGATGCCTAATCCTCAGGTCTACATCGACATCGTCGGCGGCATAGAAGGACCGTCCGTTTACATCAACGACATTCGCGTCGCCGGTCCTAAGCCGTGGGCCGGTGGAGCGCTCTTGCATCACTTTTTAGTCGACGTAAAGGACATCGAAGACGCACTCAAAGGATCGAATAGGAGCGTCGCTACCTGCATCGTATGCAGTGAACCGCTCGATGCAGGCGCATGTAAGAATCGACGTTGCCGTGCCTTTGTACAAGACTAACTGAAACCTAACCGCTTCGGATTGCATCTAATCTTACAGAAAGAGATAATATCACATGCCTCCTATCGACCCTACCGAGCCAATCGATTACGCCTTTGCCGCTCGCGTCAAGAAAGCTGGCGATCTTGCCGACAAGCTGATGGCTGCCGGTTGGGAGCCCGGCGTCAATATCAAAGACGAAACCTGGATACAGGCCATCCAGGCGACGGGCCGCAAGCCTAAGAGGGGCCACGAGATCCCATCCGAAGAGACGAAGATGCTAACTCTGAAGCTGCTCGAAGAGCGCTGGAAGGAGCGTAAAGGACAATGATCCGACATCGTTGGCTACTGTATTCTATCGTGGCCCTCGGCCTCTCGATGGGGAACGCGGCGGCAGGTATAGGCCATTTTATGGCTTCACATCATCACGTTCGTTCTGGGCATCGTGTGTTTTTATATTTGGACGCTGAAGCTATCAAAATGAGCAATGAAAACCATCTCGTGAATTGGGATCGTGAGAAGCTCGAACGCTTCAAGAAAGCCTATGCCGACACTAAAGGCTTCGACCGTCATTACGTCTTCAATTTCGACGGTCACGACTACGTGAAGGCATACGCCAAGCATCTGATCGAATACTTGGAGGGAGAACTCCCCAAATGAAACACATCGAAGACAAATTTACCAACACGTCGATGAGTCGGCAACTCAAGCATTATCATCGCCGGAGAAATAGCGGCAATTGCGTGACCTGCCGTAAGCCTCGTGGCAAGAGTCCTACCCTCGAATGCCGGAAGTGTACTGTACTTCGTAGTGAGCGCCGGAAAGCGGCTCGGATCGCGGCAAAGGCAAAGCTGGCAAAGAAACGATGAAGCTGGTTCTAAGCATCGAACGAGAATGCATCTGGTGGCGTACCGGCAGCTTAAATGGTGCTGGTTACCAGATCTTAACACCGTGGAGCGAGCCAGTCTTCAGTGAGCGCTTTGGATACCGTAAGGCCATAATCAGGATCTTTGGTTGGCGGCTCATGCGACTAGATAAGGTAAAGGACTAAAACGTGCCGCGAAGAAACGGTCCCGTTAGGGTCAGGATTCGCCGGATGTCGGCGAAGACGAATCAAATAGACCTGAGTCGCCCGGCTCGCGAGTATCTAATGCGTCTTGGGTTGTATGACCAGCAAAAGAAAGTAGGCGACCTGGAAATCTGGTGCCGGTATGAAGGAATCAAATGCACGAGGGTGGGACCGACTGAGGAAAGCGTGACACCGATCTACAAGGAGTAATCGAATGGCAGGCAGACGAACAACCAAGAATTCCGCAGAACGCCGTGAAGATCTCCTAGCCGCTGTCAAACGCTCTGGTTTTACGGGGGTGGAAGTGATTCAGATTCTCTTCGAGTGGTACGGTTGGTGGAAATTGGAGATTACCGGAAAGTATAGCGGCGTCATGCACGTTTTTGAGCAGGGGGACCTTCACAAGGAGTACTAAAAATGGCAGCAATCTTTGTAACTTCGCCTGACGAGATCCCTAAAGGTGAGCATTGGGCGATCATCGGTAGCACTAGCGTCCACATCCCCGGAGACGAGCGCTCACGAACGAATCCCGGCCACGGCTACCCGGAGAGCACTGAGCGTTTCATCACATACGAAGCGTACCTGAACGAAGACGAATTCAAACACGAGCTAGAACGGTATTTCTTCAAAGGGAGAACGAATATCCGTGGGATGCACGTAAAAGGCACCTACACGAGCAAAACTGTAGTCACATTGGAGGCTGAGCTATGACGTCTTATGCGCCGCTGCTTTCTTCCGTTCCATCCGTTCCAGCAGTATCGGCACGTGGAGCCGTAATAGGCTCTCGATGGCGAAGGTAGCGTCGAATCGGTTGAGCTTGCAGTATTCCTCTAGCAATTCAGCAGCATCGGTTGCCAGTTTCATGCTCATCCGCTTGCAGTCTTTTTTGGGGCGTCCTGGTGATCGTCCGGCCATGGAAGGATAAGTATAGACGTAAATGTATGAAGAATCAAATTTCGAGGGCAATTGTAAGGTCCACGTCAAATGTGATCATCCCGGCTGCGAAGCGGGAATGACTGTTATTTTGCCGACGCACGATCAGTGTCAATGGGAGCTATATCGGTGGGGGTGGCGTCTGCACAAGAAACAGCAACTCTGCCCTAAGCACGCAGAACAGGTAGCGAGGAGGTTAAGAAACAGGTGAAGATAAAATACTCGGCGAAGGTCTCCGTGACTCGTCGCTATGCCGTAGAAGTGGAAGCTGAGGATTCTAGTCAGGCTAGAAGCTTGGCCATTGCCTCTGCGGTCGATAGCACTGGAGGCAAGGTGACGGATACCGGCGTCTCGCTTACGCAGCTAGGAGAGCCGTGGGCGTATTCGCACGGATGGTGCGGCGGTCTACCGAATGACGTCATCGTAGTCAATCGTTCGCTTGGAAACGATTTTAGTCACGCTGACATCGGTTTACTGAAGGATCGATTGATCGCTATGGGGCTAAAAGTGGTCGACGATTGGAACGGTGCCGGATGCTCGTCTGTCAGTTTCCGCTGCACCGGCAGGAAAGGAACCGATAAGTTCACGGCGGAAGAATTGGCAGCACTTCTCGCACCTAGATCCTGAAACCAAACCGCTTTTGATTGCATCTAAAAATCATGCCAATAGACACTTTCAGTCGCGAGCAGTTCGAGGCGGCGCTCCCTATCGCACGCGAGGGCTCTAATATGCGACTTTGGAAGCCGCTCGGTTTGCTTCACGGTGAATATTCCTATATTGTCCCTATTGTAGGTAAACCGCGATTTGGTGTCATGGTACGCTCGTCGGTACGCTCTAACGGTTGGTCTGCTGAAACAGGCGGGGATTCAATCCGCTGCTGGATCGTCGCGCACGAGCCTGGGTTTCCGGCGTGGGGGAGCAAGATCTCGAAGTACATCACCCGTACGCCGGGCTGGCAGAAGCGCTTGATCGACACGTTGAAGAAGCTCTACAAGATGGCGCTGGCCATCGAGGACTGCCCACACTGCAAGCAGCCGATGAAAGTATTCAAGGTGAAGAAGGAAGGTCCGAATCACGGTCGCGTGTTCATCAAATGCCACTGTGTATTAGGTCGCGACGAAGCACCGAAGTTTATGGAGATATCGTGAGAACGGAACTAGAAATCACACAAGCGATGGATATGCTGCTATGCGCCAAAGATGGCGCTAAGCGGTTAGGTCTGACCGATGAAGCCTTCAAGATAAGTATGTTCGTCGACTTGCTCAAATGGATCAAGGGCGAGCCTAGTCATTTTGGGCCGCAACTCGAAGTCATACGCAAGGTCGTAGAATCGGAGATCAACTGATGGAAATATCGTTCGAGAAGGAAGTCTTCACGGAGTATGATCTTGAGCTTCTGCGTACGCTCTGTAAGGATCGTAAGGAGCTTCATAAGAATTATCACGCTCCTCGTCGTGAGCGGCAGGCGCTCAATAAGTGCATCCGTCTGCTGGACGATGCTCTGTCGAAATTGATCGCAAAGAAGACATCGTGATGACGAAGCTCGAACTCGAACTAGTCGACGCGCTCCGGACTGAGAATAGTCGTCTCGCTGTGCAGAACGAACGTCTCCGTGAGGCCGTCGACGGCATCGCGCAGAACCCGGAGTACGTCCAGGCTGCCGGATGGTGGGGACGATTCGCGGCGTCGTTGGCGGGCGATAAGCGTAAGCTCCAGGATCGTATCGCGGAACTCGAAGCACGTCTCGAAAATTTTGAGGAGCGCCCGTGAACGAACAGGAATGCCCGCATTGTCCGAAATCTCCGAAACCTCCCATCGGTATCATGCCGGAACGTATCTGGGTACAGCGTCGCACTCTCGATCTATTGGGGGCGATGTCGCGCTACGTAGAGGCTGGGTTGCCGGTTGACCCTGAATGGATATTTGAGTTAGAGCGGCACGTGCTACCTAAAGGAGTCTTAGAAACCAAATGAATCTCACACTCGAACAAAAGAACGCCGAAGTCCTTCGCCGCATCGGTGAGTACGAAGAAATCGACTTCCGAGATAATACTAAGAAGCTAATCGAATACTGGCGCGCTGCTCATCCTGAAGCCGCCAAGGAAGTCAGCACTCATCTCCACCCCCTGATGCCGCTCGAAGGCAAGTCGCAGCCTAACTGGACCGACTGGCGCGAGACTCAAGGCGCTAAGGACTACGACGAACTCTGGGTCAACGACGTCTACCAAGTTGCCGTCCGTTACTGGACTCACGAGCAAGTCTTCAAAGTGCCGAAAGGCCGCATGATCCAACTTGGCATCTCGTCTCACGATGGCACCGCTCGCCATGACTGGCGCGACATGCAGGCGATCAAGAATCAACTGGCCGGTATCGAGTGTGAGGCATTCGAGCTATATCCTGCCGAATCTCGTCTGCTCGATCCATCGAATTATTATTCACTCTGGTGCTTCCCTGATCTGAAGCATCTCCGCATTGGTGCTGTGACTGGCCGTGACGTGCGCCCGGCATCGGAAGCGCTGGCACCGCAGAGAGACTTCCCGGATGACTAATCCTATTCCATGGTGGTCGCTCTCTCATCGCTACATGTGGCAACCATTGTACGCGTGGTTGTTTGCATGGATACTTCTCTGCGTACCCGGTTTAGTCACTATTGGTAAGATAATTAGAGAACTCTATCGAGACCGGAGAGATCGTAAGCTTCTTCTGAGTGGGGCTATCAGTATGAACGAGTATCGTCAACGGAAGGGAATCGACACATGAATCGTTTGAATTTCTATCTCGGCCTGACGCTGTGTTTGGTGTTGTCGGTAGGCGCATTCTGGGTGTCTAACGCCAAGCATTGGAATTACTTCGCGTGCATCGCTCCGGTATGGGTACTCTCGGCGGCATGGGGAGCCTACAGTCAATCGAAAGGATGGGGACCATTCAAATGACTAATCTCGAACGACTCGAAGCAATCCGCACTCACCGTGCGCGGACTCTCGTCATGTACAACTCGTTCGCCGCGCCCATCAAACTCTCCGGCAAGGTGACCGGCAGCATGGCGATCAAGATAGCGTATGAACAAGCCGACCGCGAAGAGTATGCTCTGAAGTTCAAGCGAATCCTCGACAGTCTCGACCGGCAAGAGCGTGAAGTCACGGCGAAGCTGGCGCTCGAAGAGGTCTCAGCGTGACGAAGACTTATTTGGTCGTGTTGGAAATCATGGACGACGGTGAACGAATACGTCATCTCACCAAACAGGAAATCGTCGATGCCGTGTTGAAATCGGCAAACCCGATTGGGGTCAAGATAGAACTCATTTCGATTAAGGAGTTGCCTGAATGATCGACGGTACTCAACTACTGACGTTCTTCGCTGCCGGTGCCTACATGGCTATCGGAGCCGTCGTCGGCTTCATTGCCGGTCTGATCCTCATCCCCCCGTATTGCATCACTCACCCGTTGGTGCTCGCTCTATGGGAACGGCACCGTAGAGCCGTCGAGATGCGCAAACGTGGACGAGAGATGACGAAGATCATCGTCGACAAAATGAAGGAGACGGACCTCCAGGCGACGAAGGAAATATTCAGAGAGCATTTACGAGGGAGATACAGTGGGTCCGATACTACCAATCAGCACAGCAATTAAGCTCACCGGCAACGCGCGCTTCCGCGCCTTCTGCAAGTACGCGCGCTGGATGCCGGACGCGCCTGGAACATCCCGATACCAGTATGCGATCCACGTCGGCTCGAAGACTCTCTGGTCCGACGACACCTACGATCTCCGAGTGAAATTCTACAAACACATCGCTAAGTTGAAACGAAAGGTATCTAGTGAACGAATACGAACAAACACTCCTGATGCTACGCGGCACCGTCGCATCTCTGCCAAAAGAAACGCAAGATAAGATCCAAGGTGCCTATGATCGTATTCGAGCGATGGAAGCTGAATCAGATCAAGGCGTCGTGATCCTGGCTGTGGCGCTGATCGGCGCGGAGGAAGCTGCTAAATGAAGATGCTCATCCTCATGTTGGTTTTGATGACGGCAGGCTGCACTGTCAAGATCGTGTCCGGTGATCAGCTAACGCAAAAAGCAAAGGCGTGTATCGACGCTGGCATGGATATACGAGTCCTAGTAGCAAGCAAAGAGTGGGGAGAGCAAGCAGACATCGTGTGCGTTCAGAAAGGAGCCAAATGACACCGCGCACTGAAACACGCGAACTCACCGAACACGAACGACTCTCGCTCGTCAAAGATAAGTCCCAAGCCATCGGTGACTTCGTCGAATGGCTAGTCGAGAAGGGGATTCGTCTTTGCCGTGAGCACGAGCATACTGACGCCTGCTACGACGATGACGACATCCAACACGTATGGCCTACGTGCGATCTACGCGAAGGCCAATACGTCGGTGACTACACGCCAATCACCAAGCTTCTCGCCGAGCACTTCGACATCGACCTTGACAAGCTCGAACGTGAGAAACGTCAGATGCTCGCCGATATCCGCAAAGAACACGCCGCTGAGAAGATCGACCGGGAGTTAGGATTATAGGATGTACGCGCCGACAAAAGACGAACTACTTGCATTTTTACGCAAAGTCGAAGGTATCGATGCCCCTGAGAATTATCATCTTAATGAGGAAACGATCGGTTCCGCTATAAAAGAGTCTGGCCTCGCTGCTAACCTTACCGTACTCTACAACACGATATACGACCGCTACGGCTATGGAAAGGAAATGATAGCGTCCGTGCTCATGTCTGCGTGGGCGACTGGTTTTCAAATGGGCCGTGAGTTCGAGACTGACCGCGTAGGTGCTGAGGAATTGAAGAAGATCGAGAGGATGGGGTAGCTTATGAAGATCGCTGCTGGTGTCTGGAAGCACTACAAGGGCGGCTATTATTTGGTCATCGGTCTAGCCGCGCACACGGAGACTAACGAAGAAATGGTCGTCTACGTCTCATTGACCGGCGCTCATCTTCCCGGCCTCCGTATGCGCGTCCGACCGGCCAGCATGTTCTTAGGCGTCGTGCAGGTTGACTCTCTGATTCCTGGCACTGTCAAACACGTCCCACGTTTCGAGTATGTCGGATTGGAGATCCGGCAGTGAAACGCTGCCGTATCTGCGACCGGCGTTACCTCTTCGATCCGAATGATCGATTCGACGGTTGCTGCTCATGTTATTACGGCAAGCGCGGGGTATCCAATTTCTGGTGGAACATCATGCGTATCAGTCTAGGTTTATTTTTGCTCTGGAGGATCTATGGCGAAATCACAGCCCACTACCGCTAAGCGTCTGATGGCTTTCTTGGCCGTCCTTGAAGCCAAGCTTACCCCGAGCCCCATGAAGCCAAATATTACTGCTGTGCAGCGCCGGGTGCTGGGGAATGGTGTAGCTGACAGCAGGTCCATACTCCACTCGCGTGAAAAAGAGTGGGTGCCTTGTCTGGCACTTGCCGTCCCTCTGAATGGAAATTGGTTGACACTGTTCCTGGACAATAACGATCTGGATAAACCACCGGCTAAGCTGGCCAAGGAGTGCATGGCAATCATCAACAAATCGTCCTCGGTAGATTAAGACTCTTTTGTCCGAAATCCCCTCCGGCGATTTTTTGGTGAAAAACGATATTGGCACTTTTGGGATTCACAAATGACAAGGATACTTCACATCGGAGACCCTCCCTTCTGCGGCGGCAAGCAGAAACGATTTATGCGTGCCCCCAATGAGATGCCGAACTGCCAAGAGTGCTTGCGGATCTACAATGAAGCTCTCGTCGACGCGGAGCTTGACAAGTTTCGTTCTGAGGAGGACCGACTACCGTGACTAATCCGATCCGACCGTCAGAGGTCGTTTCGCACAAGGCCACTGTCATCCCTGACAAGGTGATTGAGATCTTCAATCGCCTGATCGCGTTCAATTTCTCTAGTGGCAGTGCACGTATCAAGCAGAGCGACATCGTCTCGGCATTGTTTAACGCTGGCTTTGCGAAAGAACATATCTTCGCTGACAAACTCCTCGACGTAGAAGACATATACAGAGCCGCTGGCTGGAGAGTCGAATACGACAAGCCTGGATTCAATGAGCCCGGCGACGCCGTGTTCATTTTCTCGGTTCCCTCTTCGGAGCGATGATGAATATCAATCGCCGATCCTTCCTCAGTGCCGCCGCAGCCGCGCTCGTCCTGGACCATGAACGACTGCTCTGGGTGCCGGGCAGGAAGGTGTACAGCATCCCGAAGCCGCAGCCGACGACGATTCGACTAGACGTAGACTCTGCGACGTTAGCCGTACGTCCGATCATTCGAGTAACAGGAATTTCTATTGATGGTAGGAAGTTTGAATTCGACCAAGACCGCTGCGTCATAGAACCTGGAGACGCAATCAACCTCTCCCTTTCCGATGTAGACTCTGTGACGTTACTGGTCAGTCAGGTGAGAGCAGGCATCGTTCAATCAGTTAATCTGCATTACGGCAAGGAGAAATAAATGTTCTGGTTATTCTCGAAGAAACCGACACCGACATCGACGTTGCCGACAGTGGCTGCGCCTGCTCCCGCTGCTCCCGCTGCCCCAGCTAAGAAGTTCTCCTATGTGCTCTGGGGCACACACTGTTTCGCCGAGTACCGGCCAGACTGTGGCGAATACTCGCAGCCCTGGTCAGTCATGAAATACGACCAAAACTGGTGCTTTTGTCTCGATCACGAAGCCGACGTCATCGAACTCATGAAACGTCTCGATGAACGCGCGGCAGCCTGGATAGCGAAGAATGCGAAATGAAGTGCCTCGTCGAGTTCTGTCGTAAGGAGTGTCCGGTGCTGCCGTACGATGCCGAGGTATTCCGTGCGAGCGGCGACGCTCCATGCGATCTCTGTCATAAGCCTTTGCGTGACCACCCAACGTACGCTTACTCGACCGGTATGGGACATACTGTGCGCGCGTGTAGAGGCGTCTTCTATCATCTATGACCAAAAAGAAGTACGAGAATCCGGGGCACCCTAAAGATACCTGCGCGACCTGTAAAGAACAGGTCGGCAAGTGCAAGTGTGCGAAGCCTAATCATCCGATGGGTTGTGAGTGTACTCGTTGCGGCCCGGTATTATCACCGTGGGATCTATGACCGAGCCCTATAGCAAAAAGCTCGGCCCGTTTTACCTGAAGTGGTATCGTCCCGGCTGCTGGTACGTGTGGTTTCGATCACGTCTGTTCATGGCGTATCATCGTACCAGTAATGGCCCGTATGTGAATCGGGATCTCCCACTGTTCAAACTCCGCATGGGCAGGCTCTCTATCGATTATGACTTCCCACCTGAACGAACTCCTCGACGAATTGGACTACCTAGCAGCGAGCGTTCGCCTCTCTCGTGAGACGACCGGCAGCTACACCAAGCTTCATAGCTCTCTTCTCCGTCGCGTAGAGCAGGTCAAGGCTGCGATCCGCATCGAACGTGACTCCAGTCCCTGGCGTACGCAGCGTGTCTACGTCGTCGCCCGCAGTCGTATGGAGGCCGTCGCCATCGCCAGAACCAACGGCTGGGACACTCTCAAGCAAGCACAGAATCATCTCAAAATCGTTCACTCGCCTGTTAGCAGCAATTGGGTTGCGGCTCAGTCCTACCGTATCTTTCGCATTCGCATTTATCGACGGAAGAAGAAAAGTGAAATTATTTCTGCTTTACCTGCAACACTCACTCGCCGCTCATCGCCCGTAAGTCGTTGATCTCTTCTCAATCTCAATTCATTTCGATCAATGATAGCTTGATTGCAAGTCGTCACTTTTTGTACTTAACTCTTTTCTATTCATTCGTCAATGTAGTAGAAATCGAGGAATTTCTCGTGTCGTCCGTATAATGGTAGTAGTAAAGGACACCAATTACATATGACACGACTCTACAATCACACACGATATGACGACGCTCTCCTGAAGGACATCCTCAACTTCGCCGCACGTGCGAACGACATCAAAGGAGACGTGCCGGTCAAGCTCACCTACACACGCCATCGAATCCACGGCGCTGGCATGGCTTATAATGGCAGGCCGTATCGCAAGACTCTGATCGGCAAGCCGACTACCAGCAAGGATAAGCGCCTCCTCCAGTGCCCTACAGGATGGATCGAGGCGAGCCTGCCGCGCGTCCTAGAGCGCCCGTGGGTCAAGCCTGATCATTCTGACTACAAGGATCGCGACACGCTTGCTCTCGAAGCTGCCGAGTGGTTCGTGGATCTCTGCATCCACGAGATGGCGCACATTCGGCAGTACCGGACAGGATTCATGAATAGCTCTAGTGCTAATGGTCATGTGCCTGGACGGAATCGTCGCATCGCTCATGATTCACGCCCCTGCGAGATCGATGCCGAGAACGCGGTCTACGATGTCCATACGAATCGTGCTCGCAATCGACGACGACAGGAACTCGCCTTGCAATTAGCTGAGCATTTGATAGGATGAAATAGTTCAGTTCACTTTCAACAATTCATGCTTTCCGAGCGCGGTAGGTCACACGTTGGAGCAGGTCTTCCTAGACGTATCGCCGGGCCGCGCTTTAATCTCCACTGAGGGTATTGCATTTCATCTTTATTGTTGATATCCTTGCTTCGTGATTAGATCGTTCCAGACTATAGAAGGGACCACATCCAGGCTCACGCCTCGGATGGGCGGCTCCCTTTGTATGGATGCTGGCAACGGTTCGACTCCGTTCGTGAGCCCCAAAACTAATCATAAGGTCACTGGAATTCGCATGTTTGCCGAACAGGCGACGCGACCGGACCAATCCAGCCGACAGGCATAAATCTCCCACAGCCGGTCGGCGCAACACGGGAACCATATCACTCTGGGATAGTTCAGCGGCAGAACGGCGCTTTGGTAAGGCGCAGACCTGGGTTCAAGTCCCAGTCTCAGATCCATTCTGGCTTAGCTCAGTCGGCAGAGCATCGGTATCGTAAACCGACTACCGGAGTTCGATTCTCCGAGCCAGATCCATTTTCGCGGGTGTCGTCCAGTGGCAGGGCCGGAGTCTTCCAAACTCCAGACGTGAGTTCGATTCTCACTACTCGCTCCAATTTTCGCGGTCTTCGTCTAGTGGCCAGGACGTTGCGTTGCCAACGCATCAACATCGGTTCGAGTCCGATAGATCGCTCCAAGTTCCCCACGTCTGCGCCTAGGCGTTGTCGACAGTGCATCGGTGAGAATCCGAGCGTGGGGTGCAATTTCGGGTCTCTCATTGCCAACGGGAAGCAGCTTCGTTTGCACCGAAGAAATCGGGGTTCGATTCCCCGGAGATCCACCAACTGTGGCCGTAGCTTATACGGTAAAGCCGCTGACTGTGGATCAGTGAAAGAGGATTCAAGCTCCTCCGGCCACCCCATGTCGGCGTAGTTCAATTGGACAGAGCGGCAGTTTCCTAAACTGCAAATTCGGATTCGAGTTCCGACGCCGACTCCAATTTCGGGCCGTCGTTCAAACGGACAGGACCCAGTCCTCCGAAGGCTGAGATCGCAGTTCGATCCTGCGCGGCTCGACCATAGTTCTTTGACAACTGAATATGTCGTAATTGTAGTAAATATCCGGGCTTAGGAAAGCCTGCTAATCCGCCTGTCTTGGGAACAGGAGACCACTGGTTGAAATCCAGTAGCCCGGACCATTTCTTTTGTTCCGGTGTAGCTAAGTTGGTAAAGCGCCTGACTGTTAATCAGGTCATTCATAGGTTCGAGTCCTATCGCCGGAGCCACGCCCTGTTAGCTCAATGGTAGAGCGCTGAGCTTACATCTCAGTAATGACTGTTCGATTCGGTCACGGGGCACCATTTCCTCTTCGTAGCTCAGCGGTAGAGCAATCGGCTGATAACCGATCGATGGACGTTCAACTCGTCCCGAAGAGACCAGTACTCCCGTCGTCCAACGGAACAGGGCCACTCTCTTCTAAAGAGTAGACGAGCGTTCGACTCGCTCCGGGAGTTCCAAGTCTTAGGGAGATCGTTCAGCGGCCAGGACGGCATCTTTTGAGGTTGCTTACCAGGGTTCGAGTCCCTGTCTCCCTTCCATTCCTCTGTGGCGCAAAGGTGGCGCGGCGGCCTCATAAGCCGAAGGGTCTTGGTTCGAGTCCAAGCAGAGGGACCAAGTTTTCGGGTCGCTACCATCAATGGTGATGGACCTGACTCTTAATCAGGACGCGGTGAGTTCGATCCTCACGCGACCCACCAAGTTTAGGGACCGTGGCCGAATGGCGAGGCAGCAACCTTTTAAGTTGATAGGCGAGAGTTCAATTCTCTCCGGTCCCACCAATGTTTTTGAGGCGTCGTCGTCTAACGGCAGGACGGCTGATTTTCACTCAGTAAATAGGAGTTCAATTCTCCTCGACGCTACCATGCTCCCTTCGTCTAACTGGACAAGGCACTGGTCTACGAAACCAGGAATGGGTGTTCGAGTCACCTGGGGAGTACCAAGTTCGCGTCTGTAGCTTAATGGCAGAGCACCTGACTGTCGCTCAGGTCGATGTCGGTTCAACTCCGATCAGACGCGCCAAGTTCGAGGATATGGGCAAGCTGGCTAAGCCACCACTCCCTCAAAGTGGTCATCGTGGGTTCGAGTCCCACTATCCTCGCCAAGTTCGAGTCGTCGCAACTAGACATCGTCGCACCACTGACACTGAGCGACGACGGCGGCTCGATGTAGCGGGCAAACAATCGTGGTGATTGTGCTGCGCTGAAGACGCAGACGGAGGGGTTCGACTCCCCTGCCCGCAACCAATTTTTATAGGGGAGTGGCACAGCGGCAACTGCACTGCGCTCTGAACGCAGCAATCGAAGGTTCGAGTCCTTCCTCCTCTGCCAATTCTGCTATCCTGTAAGGCTATGCCAATTCATAAGGAGTACACCATGACAGCTACCTAGAAAGGAGCGAGTCATGGTCAATGCCAGCAAAGGTGCTCGCCGTCGTCGCCTGGATATACTTCGGCGGCAGCAGGGCGAGCCCAGAGCTAACTTTGAAAAGAACCGGACGCTGCATTGCCGATATGAGAAAGACGGCAAGGCCCATCGCCTGAAAGGGCGCAATCGGTTCAAGACTGGGAAGAAGCGTCAGAAGCCCGGTAAGAAGGCAATGTAAAACGAAGCCCCGCCACTTAGAGCGGGGCTTTTTTTATTGCAAAACAATCTTCACTTATGTATACTGATCTCATGAACCGCGCACTATCTTTATACTGCCTGCGCTATCGCTACTGGTCTAGTACCGGTTTGCGACTCTGTTCATATTCATCTCTCTAACAATTTTCTCTGCTCGTAGCCAAGACGGTAAGGCAGCGGATTGCAACCCCGCCAATCGTGAGTTCGATTCTCACCGAGCAGTCCACGGCCCCGTGGTGGAATGCATACACGCTGGTCTTAGAAACCAGTGCCTTCGGGCGTGAGAGTTCAATTCTCTCCGGGGCTACCAGATCTTTGACATCACGGAAGGGATGGGTAAATGGTAACCCAGCAGTCTCGAAAACTGCCGCAGCTTCGGCGCATAGGAGTTCGACTCTCCTCCCTTCCGCCATATTTATACACGAGTGACCGGACGGTGACGGTAGCAGCCTCCAAAACTGCGATTGAGGGTTCGATTCCTTCCACTCGTGCCACAGAGGGCGAGGCGGACGGTAAGCCATCGCACTGCTAATGCGACACGCGTTAGATCCTTCGAGCGCAACTGGGTTCGACTCCCAGGCCCTCTGCCAAATTACGGGTGACAGTCGGATATGGTTACGGCGCGGGAGTCTGTAAAACTTCTTGCCCTTGCGGCAGTCTCGGTTCAAATCCGAGGGCACCCACCAGAATTGGTGGGCATCCTAAAGGTGCCCACCAGTGTTACTATAAAAAGCATGGCCTATGATTGGAGAAACAGAGCGGCAAAGATCAAAAAGCAACTTGGAATGTCCTACGGAACCGCGCTACATCAATTACGGAAAGCGATTCTATTTAGACTGGCCGTAGCAGCCAAAATGGATCTCTGCTTCAGATGTGGCTCTAGGATCGAGAGTGTCCAGCAGTTCACCGTCGAACATAAGCGCCCTTGGGAAGATAAATCAGCGGATCTTTTTTGGGATCAGGAGAACGTCGCTTTTTCCCACGCACGTTGTAATCGCCCTCATTATTTAACTGGGGCTAGGACCGCACTACCGCCTGGGAAATCGTGGTGCAGTCATTGCAAACGATTCAGGTCTGTTAAAAAGTTTCACAAAAACTCGACGCGTTGGAACGGACTCGCTAGGCAATGTAAAGATTGCCGGAAAGGTGATCGTCACTGGAGGAGAATTCGAGATATACGCGCCCGTGGCTAAATCGGCAAAAGCGGCTCGCTCAAAACGAGTGTCAATTTGTAGGTTCGACTCCTACCGGGCGCACCAGACCAACCAGGACCTAAGAGAGGTCCCGGTGGCCCACCATTCTCCCTCGTGGTTTTAGGAAAGGCCCAACGCCCGCGTGATCACAGCAGCCAGCGCAATGCACGCGAGCCCGGCAGCCATAAAGTTAAACCGTGGCGGGCTCGGGATGCCGACCGTGGCTAAAATGAAAAACACCAGCGCAAATACCCAAAGTATGAACGCAATCGTAGGTAGCATTAGAGAACTCCTTCCCAGTAATCTAAGCACTCACGTGCCCAGTCGTTGAATCCTAAGCGCTTTAGCCGCGTGGGATCACGCCGAGCACCAATAGGACTAACAGAATGAGGAGGACGAGTCCGAGGCTCCCGCCACCGTACACAGGACCGCCGTAGTAGTACCCGCCGCCGCCGAATAGTACCAATATCAGCAGGATTATGAGCACGAGTGACATAATTTACCTCGGGCTCAAGTCTATCACTTTTTTCTTGACAGGAAAACGTGCGTTCGATACACTTCTTTCATGACCTAGATGACCTCCACCCCGGCCCGCCCGGCACCGACCTCCAGCCAGTACGTTTATATCTTCGTCCGTCAGGACATCCCCCTTGAGCATCAGTTAGTGCAGACCAACCACGCCACGTGGTCTATGGCAGCGCGCTACGGCGACGACGACGTCCCCAACATCGTCATGTGCGGCGTACCCGACGAGGCTGCCCTGCGCGCTACATGCTCTCTGCTGAGCGATTGTGGGATCGCGCACTGGTCGTGGACGGAGCCCGACGAAGAGATGAATCTAGGCTTCACAGCAATCACCACAGAGCCCATCGTAGGCGCGCGACGCAGAGCGCTGGCGCAATATAAGCTGTGGAAACCGAACGCTCCTGTAGCTCAGTTGGCAGAGCGATTGACTCTAACTCAATCAGTCGCAGGTTCGAGCCCTGCCGGGAGCACCACAATGTAGTAGTTATGGGGGAGGCACGGAGGCATCCGTGTTAGCTTAGATGCTGACTCCCCCACCACGCGCCGGTAGCTCAGAGAAAGAGCAGCCGAGAATAATCGGATGGTCGATGGTTCAAGTCCATCCCGGCGCACCATGGAGAGGCGCGAGTTTACGCTCGCCGGTTCAGAGCCGAGCCTCTCCACCATTCTTTAACCGCCCGTATTGATATTGCTGGCATTCATGATCGACGCTAGGTTCGACCCGGTGAAGGTGACCGCGTTCGGATGCGGCGGCATGAACACATATCCTCCACTTTCACCGTACGGCCAATTATTCGGCAATTCCGTCAACGATACCTCTATTTGCGGACCATCGTAAGTTCCAAAACGTTCTAGTGAGGATCTCTTGAGGGACTGCGGTAAAACTGGCGGCCTCAATCCGCCCTGGTTATGCGTAACTGTTCCCAGCTTTTCTTCAGTTACGCTTGGCCGAAAGGGCGGACGAGTACCTCGCAGACGTTCGGATCGAAATCCTTCACGCCACCATCTTGTGTCACTGCTACGATCACTGCCCCCTGCGGATTCGCGGCCAGCACGCACGTCGGCTTGAGCAGTAATGTCTCTTTCCCGTTCCCGTCATCGATCTCCTTCTTCGTCGGCTTCTTGATGATCGCTACTTCAAACAGCATTGTGATTCTCCTTGTAGAAATAAATCGTTATCCGGCAGGTCTTGCAATCCAGATAAGGCGTGCCGTCGCGCCTGCCCTTCTTGATATCACTACTTGTACAAAGCGGGCACGTAACAATGGCCTCAGAGCGTGCTGGTAAGCTCGTCCCGAGGCCACGTGCGTCTGACTCTCCCATGAGTACAGAACTTATTCGTGCATCGCAAAGGTGCCGCTCAGCAACCTTTGCAGGAGATCGATTGCGGACTGGATCGCCGCGAGTTCGACCTTGTTCGTGACCTTGGATTTCAGCATCGTCAGGAAGCTGATCGCCGCTGTCATCACGAACTCTTCCCACCAACTCAATTTCATAGTTTCAGTTCTCCTTTGTCTTCTACGCTTCTTCTTCCACACGTCAAACCTTTACTGGCAACCCTACGATTGGCTCGAACGCAGTCTCCAGTGCATTGAGCGCCGCGACGACTTTGTCGATGATCTCGCTGAGCTTGGCCATATCGACTGACGGATGAGCCGTCGTCACAGCCGCTGTCACCACGGTCTTCTTCAACGCTCCGTTGCCGTTGGGTAACAGCACTTCCACTTGCCGGATCGTATTGAAGATCGTGTTGATGATTGGCCCAGCGACTGGAATAGCACCGACCGCTGCGGCGACTGTGGGATTGGCATCGATGCCAGCGACCAGTTCCAGGCCGTGCCAGACGCCCTTACCGACGATTGTGATCCAAGACATTTTTACGCTCCTTATTTTCTGTGAGTTCTCGCATATTACACTCCTACTCGCATGCCCGCGTACTCGATGTCGCGAATCCGCTCCTCCAACGCATGGCAAATCTTGTATACAGCTTGTTCCGGGGACTCACGATCTGAATGTACGATCACATCCGGATCGCAAGGAGCTTCATAGGGATCTGAGATCCCGGTGAAGTGCTCGATCTCGCCTGCCATCGCCTTCCGATACAGTCCCTTGACGTCACGCTCGATCAATACTTCCAATGGGCACTCGAAGTACACTTCGATGAAGTTCGGAATGCGTGCCCGCACCTGCTCCCTGGAGCAGCGGTACGGAGAGATCGCCGCGACGATGACGACGATCCCGTTACGTGACAGCAACTCTGCGACGAATCCAATGCGCTTGATGTTTTCGTCGCGGTCCTCACGACTGTATCCTAATCCCTTCGACAAATGCGTACGCACCGCATCGCCGTCGAGCACTTCGACCTTGCTGCCCGTCACGCGTAGACACTTCTCCAGGAGTTCCGCCACGGTCGTCTTGCCGGAACCTGACATCCCGGTAAACCAAAGAGTGAAGCCCTTACTCATAGAGATTGTTCAGGAAGTGAATGAACTTCTTGACGTGCTCCTTATCGTGATGCTCCAAGTGACTGTCCAGGATCATCAGCATTCCGACGATCATCTTCTTCAGAATGTGGAATCTCTTTCTTCGTCTCTTGTGGTAATTCGGCATGGTTATCCCCTTTCATAACGCTGCGAAATCAGCCTGCAACTGCGCCCAGTCAAACCCGTTCGGTGCGCGCCCCTTCGCGCGATTGATCGTCTCCTGACTCAGCACTGTGTAGCATCCCCCACCCGCCGAAGGCACGAAGTACTTCATCAGCGCGCCCGGCTTGAGATATCCCAGCATTCCCCAGGTCGCGACGACGAACTTGGGATAGTTCGGCACGGAGAAATTGTAGTCGCAGGCGACGATCGCGTGACCGTTGTTCGGGTCAGGCTCACCAGCGATGTTCCACACGAAGCCGTCACCGCTCGGGAACGGGCTGATCCAAGCGTCCGGCAACTCCACCGTTAGATAGAGGTTCTCGAATAGCCACAGCGCCGTCATGCACTGGCGAATATCCATGGCATTGACCGTCATCCAACCCGCGCACTTGTGACCAGCCAGTCCATTCGTCTTATAGTCGTTCAGGACCGTGATTTCGTCGCAGCCCTCGTCGATGGCCGGGAATCCCGGAGGTCCTTCGCAACGGCTATACATCGCGTTGACTTGCTCCAGGGTCGGTACGAAGATCGGACCACCGGCATTCGCAGTGAAGACTCCTTCATCGTGCGCGACCGCAGCGATCGTGCAATCACCTTCGACATCGTTACCGAAGATATTCCCCAGCGATGCCGCCGCGTTCCTCGCGTAGTAGGTCCTGTTGGGTGGAACAGGCAGCGCGACGGCCATGTACCTGTCCATACGCAGCGCGCGCTTCACCTTCTCCGCGTCAGGCCGTTTGCGGCCCGTCGAGAATCGTCTTCCGGTTTCTGGATGTATAAAGGTTCTCATGTGAGTTATGACTCCTGTTCAAATATGCCAGCTTTTCCTGAAATGCACCAATATTTCGTCGCTTAGGAATCCCAATAGGAACGCCAGGATCACGACGACCGCGACGACCTTGTAATTGCGCAACAGGATGTCCATAGTCATGTCCTGCCACGCGGGGATGGCAGCCAGTGCCTTCGCCTCATCGATCATGGTCGACTTCGGCCACTTGAACGAATGAGACTGTGCTGCACCGACTGGCTTCGGAGGATCTGGGACGAACGGTTCCGCGTCCTCATGGATCTTTGGCGGGAACCCTGGCTTAATTTCCGGAGACGAGAGAATCGACTCTCCGTTAGCGAGGATATTGAAGATCACGTCCGGCTTACTCTCCGGCTCACAATAACTCTCCCCCGACTCCACCAACTCTATGTACTCGCGGTTGGCCGAAGTCTTATTGCTGACCGGGTAAGGAACGTCCGGTACTGGCACGCCCAGGAACCTGCAAAGGGTGTGCCATCCGGTATTGCGGTCGTGCATTATCGTCAGATCGTCGATCCGACTACCGAAGTATGCGACGACTTCCGCATTATGCCGACGATAACGTTCGAGGAACACTTCCCTATCGAAGTGTGTCTGTCCGTATAGCTCGCGGTGAATGCGATTCGTGAATGGGTACTTGTCCCACACCCATCGCGTCGGATTCGACTTGGCGTCCCATAATCCTTCCACGCTCTTGATCCAGTCCTCCTCATTACGCACCGTCAGAATGAACTTGGAATTCGGATACGCCTTGTCGAGCTTCTCATACAGCAACGGGAATGGCAGATCAGAGAACGCGTACCATTGCTCCAACAGATTTGACCGCCCGTTCGCCTGCATCTCTTGCCAGATGCGCGGAGCCTCGCCCGTACCCCAATGGAGACTATCGAATCCCAGGATCTCGAACGCATGATGCAGCGCCGTGGTGCCAGTCTTGTGCATGCCGATCCCGAATATCCGTGTCGGCAGCGGTTTGAACATAATCGGATTCGTAAAGTCGAAGTTCTTGTATACCGTCCCGCAGCCGAACTGGCCGTTGTTGACGACCGTCGTCGTCCTATCAGCGATGACTTTCCACTCACGATCGTTCTCGTACTGCTTAGCGTGCGGATATTCCTTGAAACGAACGTCCGCTCCATGTGGGATTGTCCGCAGGTTCTTGTTCTCGAAGTGACGCATCGCATAACCGAGGCGATCCAGCCGCGCGATCATGTCGACGTCTTCACCGTGCCACGTGTCGAATCCCTCGTCGTAGCCGCCCATCTTAATGAAGTCTTTGGCGCGAATGGCGAGTCGTCCTGCATAGCCACGATCAGGGCGTCCAGACTCAGGTCCATGTGGCAGACTCTTGATGTGTGGGAAGTTTGGGCAGAGAAACATGCCCGGCCAAATCGCTGGAGTTCCGGCCCACGGACCCGCTTCTAAAAACCTGTCCGCGATGAACTGAGCGAATCCGGGGCCGGTGTAATTGTCGGCATCCTGCGTGACGAGGATGTCCGCGCCTTCGAGCATTGCACAGCGCATCGCCAAGTTCTTCGCGTGAGAGACGTGGAAACGATCGGCTGTAGGAAAGCTATAGACCGTCAAGTATCCGTTCTCAGTGGGCAGCACGCAGACGGATTTAATATACTCCTGCAATCCGTCCCCACTGTTGTAGTCCATGAGCACAAACTTGCAGTTCGCATATCCGATGTTGTCCGTCATGTTTTGCAGCAGCGTCTTCTTGACGTGCTCGATGCGCCCCTTACAAGTCGTGACGAATACGATTCTCGGAGACAGCATCAGTTCGTCTCCTGATTGCGAAGGATGGATTCGATGACGAAATCCCTTACAGTCATCGATCGTTGCGCCGCACTCACGTTGACGATTCTGAGGAGCGGGGAATTGACGCTGATCGCTAGGGTGCGTTCGTCGTCTTTAGTGCTGTGGTAGGTTTCGATCTCTTCTTTGGTTGGGCGTTTGGCCATGACGAAGGCCAATACTAACTTAGGTTCGTTAGACTAGTCAAGAAACTTAGAAAAATAAGACGGCTACGGTGCAGGCACGGTCGCGTGAGCTTCGTTTGAATAAACGCTTTCATTGTTGTTGCTGTCTACGGACGTAGCCACGTAGTAGTAGGTCTGGCTGGCCTGTACAGCAAGATCCGTGTAATTAGTCCCCATGATTGGAGTCGAGTTCAGCTTCACGTACGGGCCGCCCGACTGCGTAGCGCGATAGGCGTTGTAGCCGATCACGTTCGAGGAGATGCTCGCGTTCCAATTCAAAACCACATTATGGGGTGCAGTGACGACGCACGCTCCCCCGAAAGCGGCGATGACTACACGTTGCACCGTGACGCTAGTGCACACCCTAGCGCCAACAATGTTGGCCGTGCAGGGCAACACCCCGATAGCCATGTCGACAGCCAATTGCACGTCAAGGGTATCCACGGTTCCGTCACGATTCAAGTCGCAAGGATTGACGGCCTGACTATAGCCGGGAACCGAGAGGAACAACACAAAGGCGAGGATTACGTGTCTCATAATCTAAGGATAAGGTGGTGGCATTAGGACTTGAACCTAAAACAACCCGCATGTAATGGCGCGGGTGCTCTACCAATTGAGCTATACCACCCACAAAAAAGAAATCCCTGCGGCTGCCCCCCAAGGCTCTCGTGAGAAAGCCAAGTTTCGCAACGGAGTCAATCGAACCGCAGGGATTCCTAGCGTGTTCCCGCTACAATTATGTTACTACGAAATATCTTTGATACGGATAGGCTCTTTCAATGGAGGAACGTCAGAGCCGATGACGACGTCTCCATCTTCGAGCGGCCTCGGTTCCACGATCACTATCTTTTTGACGTGCGGTTCTTTTCTCACTTCCGGCAATTTCCCGTCGACGAATTCTTGCATCGTCTGTACCGGCACGTCTCCGTGTTTCTTCGTGCAAGCGCCTATACACTTCCCATCACGGTCGACCACGGTAGGGCCGCAGTCTTCGCAGAGAGTGTATAGGCGCTCGTGCTCGGCGTCAATGACGACGAAGTCCCTGGAGTCTTCGCCCCATAGCTCCTCCGAGCACTGTTTGCAGAAGCTCGCCAATTACAGAGCCTCCACCATCGCAGTCAGTTCTTCGACCGACTTGCCTTCGAGTTCCTGATCCTGTTTGTGCGCGATCAGTTCGAGCAGGCGTGCTTTCTTCTCACGCTTATTGGCCAGTTCACGAGCCGCCTCGTTCTCAGCCTGGATGACGTGAATGACGTGCTTGACGATTTCGAGCTTGAGTTGCAGCGTCTCGTCAGCTTTGCTCGTCGGGTTGACGAAGTCCTCTTCGCCGCTGGCTTTCAACTCACGCGAGACTTCCTTCGCGATATCGTTGAGGTTGGCCTTGTTAGGCCGACTGGACGTCAGCGGGAGATCCCACAGGTCCTCTGCGCTCATGAGGCCCTGCGGCGAATCGAACCGCAATTTTAATCTGACTGCTTTTTCAAACATCTTATCCTCTCTCCTTTTTGTGAATTGAATCGAAACTTACTTTCCGACGATAGGCTGCGGGGCGGCTCCAAGGAATACGGAGCAGTTGTTTTTCTCGCCACACATCTTGATCTCTTGCAGTTGGATGAACTGCGTAGTGGTCAAGCCTAGCGAATCCTGGTATGCCTTGTCCGCGAGTGCCCGGCTCGTCTCAGCTTCTTTACGCGCGTCCTCGGCCAGCTTGCGTTGATGCTGCGTCTTGGCTTGCTGCTGCTGTACGCCGGTCTCGTTGTAGGCAGAAATGATGGCCTTGTTCGGCGAGATTCTCCCAAGCGTGATCCCCTCGACCACGACCGGAATCCCTTTGTCTCTTAGGAAGGCACTGACCTGTTGCTCCAAAGTCTTCTCGACTGAGTCGACGACGGCTTGCTCCAACGCTAGTTCCGGCATGGAGTATTGGCGCACAATCTGACGATTCATTGTCTGGAATGGGCGCTGAAGATTGTTCTTGTACCAGTCCCATTGAAAGTTCTTGATTAGACGAACGGAGTCTGTGATGCGGAGACGCAGAGCCGCATGATAGTCGATGGGATTGTTGTCCTTCGGCATGATGTCGTCGAATTCTTCGTCCATTGTGAACGGAATCATGCCGACGTCGTAGGCGTTCGTGGTCAATGCGACAATCGACGTTCCAGGCTTGACAGACTCTGGATCTATGCCTCCATGTCCGAAGATAAGTGGGTTCTCTATCAGTACCGCCTCGTGCCCAGGCTGGACATCGATCTTGCTGCAACCTACCAGCGCAAAACAGAACACGAGGAGCATCAGTTTACGATTCATTATTGTCTCTTCCTTAGAACAGAATCTTCACTACCCGGCTGAACGATCCAGTCACCCTACACAGCAGAGAGTTCCGCTGCGTCGAACTAAACCCAATCCCGCTCAATTGCCGTTCGGACTCAGCGGTCTGCATCTTCGCTCCCACCATTTCCAGCACCTTGCGATGCGGCGTCAGCGCCTCACTCAGGAACTCATTGAAGAATCCCCGAGCCGTGCCTTCGTTCTTGCATCCTTCCATCATGAAGAAGTAATGCTTGTTGCCGATCTCGCGACCATCCCACTGATTTGGCGACAGCGCGACGACGCGGACCTTATGGAACGTCTGCGTAGGCAGACTCCATAGAGTCTTCGAGGCCATCTTCACATTCATTCCAGCCGTGACCGTGAGTCCGTCCTTGCGACTATACGTGAAGTCACATACAGGGAAGTTTCTTCCCTGAGGAAGCGCTTCTGAAGACGCGAACCGATACACGACTCCGTCGAACTCCATCTCTACCTCGAAGCCAACGTCTTTCAGTTCCCGTTGACAGTACTGATGGACGGACAAAGTGTATACGCCTTCAGGCATACGTTCACGTCTTGGAAACGTGATGTTCTCGACTGCGGACCTCGTCCTGCCGGAACCGGCATTCATGTCGACGTCTAATTCACCGCCGCCTACCATTGAATGACGATCACCGTAATAGATGTGCATCCTGCCCGGCCCCTTCAGATGCAGGTCCAGGTCATCGTAGTTGTACCAAGCGAGCGACGCGCGGAAGTCTCCGGTCACACTACCACCGGCCGCCTTGACGCGCTCCTTGATCGAGTCCGCGAGATCGCCCGTGTATGACCACGAGAATCCATTCGGCCACTTGAACAATTGTCTGGCCGTAGGATCGACCGGTGCGATGAGGCTCACGAGATTCCCGGCATGCCGGTTCTCGAATAGCGCCTCGACCGACTGTGCTGTGGGTAGGATCTTCGTGATGAAGTCATTGATCGTGACTTCCTCGACCTTGCCGAGCTTCTTGACGTCGACGGCGACGCTGGCTCCGATCTCATCGAACACGTTCATCGCCTTCTTGGCCGCACGATCCGCAAACAGGATGTTGTTGACCGTGATGTCGTCAATGGTGGCGTACCGGCGTTCGAGAGCAGTGGTCAAGCCAAGTTCTTCGACCGTCTTCTGCGCCTGCGCGATCATCGCTTTGGTGACCAGTGCAGTAGGCCGCTTGTAATTCGTCGGAGCAACCTTCTGCTCGTAGGACTTGACGGCGTCCTCTAGCTCTTTGCCTTCGGAGAGATCGACCAGCAGCGTGCCAATGACAGTGTTGCGGATACGCGCCACGGACTCGTGAACGTCACCCCAGTTGCTCCACACGAATAGGTCCTGTGCGGATTCCCGTAGTCCTGCGAATCGCGCCTGGAGTTTTCGGAACTCGATCACGGCGAACTTGTGCTCTTCGCCGCGATAGAGAGAGTTCTGAGCGATTAGATCCAGCGTCGTCTCTACTGCGTCGATAGTGATCTCTTTCAGACTTCGCAGAAAGACGTCATGCGTAGCTGTGACTTCGCCCTTCGTCGGGCCGATGAGTTCTTTCTTCATCACTGCCTCTTTCGGCAGGTTGACGAAGAAGTGATCCCACGTCTTCACGCTCTTGTCTTCGAGCAACTGACGACTGTTGGCGTTGCCGACGACACGCTCGTAGTGCAGGTACACGTTCTCGATCGCACAGCCGCGCACGTAGGCAGCCAAGTTATCGACGACGTCCTGATACGGCCCGTCGACCTTGAAATCCCAGAGCGTGACGACTTTGCCGTCGATGATGTTGACGCCGCCACCGATGTTCTTGATGAAGTGACGGCAGCAGCTACAGTCATGTTCGGTGCGCGTCTTGTAGAGCGGATTCGATCCAGGTGGGAAGCTACGGAGATAAAGATCCCACATGGCCTGCCCATCGGCATCTGTCGTGAACAGCCGATGCTTGCTCATCTCCGCGAAGTGCTTCCCTAGCGCCGCCTGGACGGTAGTGAAAGCGACAGTCTGTTGTTCTACGCTCATGTCTAATCCTCCCCTCGCAATTTACTGCAAATAGTCGACGAAATAGTCCACAATAAAAAGCTTCCCATAAGGGTAGCCAGCAGCGGCGTAATGATCTCTGCCAATACCCATTCTCCGAACGGAACTGTGGATGGTGTCGGCGGCACTGATTCGATCAGGCCGCCAGTCCACCACACTACCGAATTCGGCATAGGGTGCCGATACGCGATGAGGAACGCGACGATACTCACAAAAAACGAGAATATCGTTAGCGTGCAAAGGGTCTTGACTTTCATCGCCCACTACCCCGAGTATACGGATTGTTCTCAAAGACGATGCCGGGAAAATGCTTCGTGGTTGTGTAGAGTTTAGCGAGCTTGTTCGCCTCCGGTTGCCTAATCTCGATCAGTGACCACGGCAAATCACCAGCGACGACCTGACGCACGACTGCGTGAATGTCCGTGATCCGTGCTCCCCAATTGTCCTGTAAAACCATTCGCCCGCTCGTCTCAGGCTCAGACACTTTCACATGAGGCACGATCTCGACCGGTTTATTCAGCGGCTCCAAGCGTGCTTGCAGAGCGTCGACCTTATCCTGATACTGCGGATCGTTCTCGTCGAGCTTGGCGATGTCGTCCATGACCTGTTCTTCGAGAGCAACACGTTCCTCCTGGCGAGCCAAGATCGCCTGCCGTTCGCGTTCGGCCTGCTCTTCATCAGCTTTCTTCTGAGCCAATGCTGCCCGATCCCGTTGCTTGGTGTAATAGATCGTCAGCGCGTCGCGGATCATCTTGTCGGCAGCCTCGAACGGGGCCAGCGCCTTATCACGCTTGTCGCGTGCGACATCATAGGCATTCTTCGCAGCCTTCACGATATCGTCCAGCAGGTCATGTCCCTGCTGAAGCATGGCTTTGATGACGTCGGTGCGAAAATTGACGGCAGCCTTCTCACGGTTCACGTCATCGACCGTCAGCGACGTGATGACACGCGCGATGTCTTCAGCTTCCTCGGTGACCTTGAGCGCGCGCTTGGCGACTTCCTGTTCGCGCTTGGCGATTTCCTCTTCGGGCGTGAGCTTCTTCTTCACGGCCACGGCAGCGGTTGGTTCCGCAGCAGCATGCTTCTTCGCGACTGTCTTTCTCGGAGCCGCAGTCTTTACCGGCAGGGACTTCGTGGCTCTTGCGGCTTTCTTGGTAGCATTCTTCATTTGTGGGTGTCCTGTTCCTTCGTTTCCTTTTCAGATCTCTCTCGCAGCAATCGCCGGATCACATCCGTCATGCTCGTACCGTCCTGTTTAGCGAATTTGGACAGCAGCTTGCGACTAGTATTATCCAGGCGAAAGGTACTCGTCGTAATACTCATCTAAGGAGAGAATATCACCACGTACTGCGTTTGTCAATACGTGGTAAGGAACTATTGCTGGCGAGTCACCACTTAGTCACACGAAAGGAATATGCGACGCTCTCTGTAGTGCTACGTCTGGAAACGCAGTCGCGGATCGTGTCATCAGCACGCCCACGAAAACGCCAGCATTTGTGAGTTTACCAGAGATCTTCGCTGGTCAGAACACGGGTGCCGATCTGTTTGGTTTTCATGGCGTATATCCGCGCCTCATAATTGTCCAGGAATTGCCCGTTCTCGGTAATGAACCCGTGCTGGCAATTCTTGGGGAAGTCCGGTCTGCCATCCTCTTCTACCAGCCTGCGGATCAGCAGATGATGTCGTGCTGGCATTGCCATCGATACCACTTCTTTGGTCTCGCGGTGTCGCATCGCCACCCCAGTGATCTTCGGCATGAGCACTGGGTCATTGTGCATCTGGATCTCTTGCGTCACGAGATCTGCGAGCGCCTGTTTGTAGTTATTATCCTTGGCGGCGATGAAGTTGACGATGAGGACGTCGTCGACCTGCTGTATAGCATCGGCGTTCTGCGCAGCCCATTCCTTCAGCGGTAGCGCCGTACAGCGCTCTACCTTGTCGCCGAGTTCGTCCAGGTGCCATGGGCCGTCGTCTGTGTAGACACGCATCCAAACGACAGGTCCGTTCGCGCACCACTTGCAATTCTCTTTGAGGTACTTCTCGTACGTCATAAGTTAGGAGTATATCATTTCTTCCAGTGACCCTCCTGGATCGGATGATCCACCTTCAACGGTATCCGCAATTGTACGCAACTGCCCATGATTTGCCCGATCGCTTCAGCGCACTCGACCGCGATCGACTTGTCGCACTGTAGTAGGATCTGATCGTGAAACGGCAGCAGCGGCTCGCAGCGCATCGGCTTCCCGAACAATCCATCCTGTACTTCCAAACAGAAGTCATAGACCTCTGCCGCGCCGATCTTGAACACGTCCGTCGCAGTCGACTGGATCACGTAGTTCTGAATCCTTCGTTCGCCTTCTCTGACGATCCTCTTATGTACTGACCGAAACTCCGGCGCTGGCGACACTCTCCCGAAGATGTTGTACGCGAATCCATAGCGCCGGGCGCGATAGTGCATCCTTGAAATGTACGGCGCGACGTCAGGATAGGTGGCGAAGAATCCTAGCTGGAATCCAGCACACTGTTCCCTCGTACACGGCACGCCGTCAGATTGCAACGTCAGCCATAGCCCTAGATCCGTCGTCCCGTAGACGATGCCGAAGTTGACTCGCTTCGCCGCTAATCGCTGCGCCGTAGCGTCCAGTGTTGGCGGCATGTTCAGCCCGTCGACTGTCTCCTGATGGATGTCGCCTTTCGGATCACGGAAGATCCGGATCATGTTCCGCTCTTGCGCGCAGTGTGCAAGAATGCGTAGCTCTAGCCCCGCGTAGTCAGCGGAGATGAACACCATGCCCGGCTCTGGCTCGAACGCCTGTCGGATCTTGCGGCCTAGCTCTGTCCGGATCGGAATCTGATGCACGCGCGATACTGTCATGCGCCCCGTCGACGTGAACGTCAGCCCGATGTTGTAGTAGAACTTCCAACGATCGATCGACGGTACGTAAATGGCTTCGTTCGGCAGTGTGTCGCAATACGTGTTTTGAAGTTTGGTGTATTCGCGCCGTTGCAGGATCAGCGGGATGACCGGGTGATCCTTCTTGATCCGTTCGAGTTGTTTCTTTCCTGTGGAGATCCGGTCTCCACCAGGAGTCATCTCTAACTCGACGCCTTGCCCAACGCGCAGATGACGGAACAAGAGAGCGGCGATCTGATCAGGCGAGTCGAGATTCAAATCATCGATCGCTAATGATGCTTGTGTGAACTCATCGAGCATTGACTGTGGGATATGCTCGGTGATCTCTCTACCTAGTCGAGCGATTTCCTTATCGAGGTACTCAGAGAGTTCCCACAGGTGCTCGCGATTGAGCACCATGCCGTTGTTCTGGCAGGCGCGTGTGAAGGGGATGACGCCACGATCAATGTTCGCGACGTTCTCCAGGCACGGTTCGCCGGGCATCGTTATCTGTGGGCGTTTCGGAACGGCCATGTATTTCGACACTCCACTTTTCCGCGACGCAGTGAAACTGTGACGTGTCGCCAATTCTTTCCTTGCCGGATTGCTTTTACAAGGCTCACGCTGACTCTGAATCGATCAGCGGCTTGCCGCTTACTCTCACCGCTCGTGTATATGTCAGCGACTTGTGCTTCAGTTAATTTGGCGCTGCCGTTGCGTTCTCCGCGAATGATTTCTGGGTGACGTTGTACAGCACACCTACCCTTCGCGCTGGCGTCGTCCAAATTATCTTTCATCGACCCCCAGAACAAATGCTTCGGATTGCAGCATGGGGGGTTGTCACACGTATGACACGCGTATGGTTTCTTCTTTGAAGGTTTGCCATAAGCTGCATGCGCCATGATCCGAGAAACTACTAGCAACTTATTGCCGACTCTAATCACCCCATATCCTGGTGACCCTGCGGCTATCCAAGGCCAACACTCATCAGCGCCGCGTATTTCTATCCGTGACCATATACGCGCGATCACGATGGCTGTTAGGAAGACACCGTCTACTTTGATTCGACGGAGCAGGTCTGGTTGGCCCGGCATGTAGATGGCCGGGCGGGAAGGAGCCATCATCGCGGGCGCTCGTTAAACTGTTTCTCGATCAACGACAGTGCGTTGTTCTTCTCGGTCGTCAAAGCACCGATGCGATTATCTGCACAATTTAATTGCAAGAGCATACTATATACACCGAACAGAGTCGCCTTGGCAATGTTCATCACGTAGCGCGCGTCGTCTTCACTCATAAGCAGCCGTTTTCAGTCCGACTTTCCAGTACCTCTTCGCAGAAGGCGCATACCCTCTGGAACGTCGTCCACCAACGACCGTAGCCGTTGTCGTTATGGATCTTATGATCGTTTACGACCTCGTGCTGACAACCACCAGCTTTGGCAGCCGCGTGGAACTTCACCCAGCTATCAGCGAGCTTCGCTTCCTGTTTCTTCAGCGCACGATATCTAGCGAGCAATGGACTGGCCCTCATGTCTTCGGATTCTCGCTCTCAGTATGCAGCGCCGTACCGTTCTGGAACATCTGTGCGTAATCGCCCATGATCCTATACGTGCGTGCGATCGAAAGCTCGGCCACGCAAACCTCGACGTTGCTCAGACCGTACTGCTCAAAGTTGATATTCTTAGTAACGCGTTCTCCGATGCTCAAAGGGGACAGATCATCAAGCTCGCAGATGACAGTGACGACTTCCGCCATGACCATATTCCGGATCGTGTCCTCGGCGTGATGTAAAGTACTGTATAGTTTGAGTACGTCGCTGATCGTATATCCCACGATGGTGGCGACGATTGCGTTGCGAATCCCATCCTTCATCAGGATAGTCTGACGTCCGGTCACTGAGTTGCGCTTACGTGTGCTCTGCACGTAATAGGAATCGACGAATGGCAACTTGAGATGACATCCAGCTTCAAGTGTCTCTGTGTGCTTACCAAGGCGCACGCGTACTGCTTGCTCCCATGGCATAACGATCATCCAGATCTTGAAGATGTTGATGAACTGACGGATTAACGCAATGATTTGATCCATTATCGAACTCCCCGAAACGATCTACGCATGAATTTCCTTTACGCGCCAGCCGTGATGATGATTACGAGCACCTTGAGCTACTAGACACATTTGTGAGGGGAGAAGTCCATGCTCTCGACAAAACTTGGCTAGTCCGCGAATGATGTGAGCTTCACCGTAGGGCGATACGACTTGCCATAACTTAGAGAGACGTTTCGCTGCTGCAATTGGTCAGAGTCGACTAACAGGTCTGCCCTTGTATCGCTCACTTAGCTTCATGTCCGTGATCGGAGACCTCCTGCGACCTAAGTGGCCCAATGACATATTGTGCCTTGCCTGTGCAGTCGGTTTGCGCCCTTTATTCGCGGCACTGATTTTTGCTTTAGTTTTTGGGCTGAGACTTCCAGGACCGTTACCAGCCCTGAGATTATACCCATGCGGCACGAACGCGCGGAGCTTCTTAGCAAAACTCAACTCAGAAGAATCCAGAGATCGTTGGGAGCGGCATCTTCGTATAACTGCGATAGTGAAGTTTTCCTTTCCGTACTTGGCTATCGCTCTGGAGATCGGCATCTTCGCGGCTACAAGAGTCGACGTCCAACAATGATGTCTCCATCTGGATTCTAGGCTCTGGGTGGTTTGTCCCACATACACTTTCCCGTTAACTTGATTCCTAATGACGTATACGATCATAGCCACGCACGTACCTTCATAAGGATTATTCCAAGCTCGTTGCGGCCTTCTCCATGATGTTGGGGGCAGACACAGCGCCCCCAAAAAATATCGTGCCACGTATTCGATTCGACGATCTCTGCGTCACCAGTCGCGAGCAGCAACTCACGTAGGTTCTCGTGATCAACGAACTTCGCCATCACCAGATCCTCCATGATCTTCAGATTGACCTCGTGCCAATCCGGTCGTTCTTTACCACGCATCTTCTTGCCCCACGCCTTGGCCCTTGACGGATTCAAATTCTCCACGCCATGTTCGATAGGCAATACCTTGCGTGCTTGGTACTCACCTTCAACGTGCGTGCCGTCAGGCTCGATGAAGAAGTTAGATAGGAACGAGTACTGGCCTTTGAAAATAGAGATCACGGGCACAATGTCTCCAATCGCCCAAGTGAGTGCGTCATTACCGGTAACGCGACACGTACGGATACCACATTTAGTAACATAACCGTCCTCTAGTAGATCCGGTAAGCGCTTGTGTATCGACGAGAAGTCCGACATTCCACGCGCTGCGGCGATCTCTCGCATCGTCATCGCCGATTCTGCACTGTATAGGTGATGTGCGCGCATCCATAACAACAGGTCCATCTTTTGTGAGCTACGGGCACCGCTCGCCGTCAGCTTTAATGCCGCACGATGAGACGAGATCTCGTCGTCACTTCGGGCTATCGGTTCTGAGTTCGGGAACTTCATTACGCGTCCAAATTACTTTGTGTTTGGTCTCCGGGAATTCCTCTATCATGGCGTCTAATTCAGACTGCGAGTGTAGACTGATAGCTCTCGATCCCCCCTTTAGTGTTTTCAAGACCAGCAATTCCGGGTAACACACGCGCGCTACGATCGTCACCGGGTAATCACGCGGATCGCTCTCTCGGATCTTATCGTCCAATGCTCGTTGCTTGTCCGAATAATTCCCATTCGCGTCAGGATAGCGAAAGTCATACTCGGCGGCAATATCCAAATCGCCTAGCTTTTCTTTATCGGAGAGATAGCTACCGAACACAGTGAGCTTAACGATGACACGGCTCATGTTCTTGTCCGCATTGATCCTCTCGGCAGTCGCGCATATCTTGCGAATTAGCTCGTCCGCAGTTTTACGTGTGAGCCCTATCGCTTTCTTTCGATGTTCCGGATTCATCATAATTTATGACTATATCACGATCATCGATCGATATCTCCTAGCATCACCCTGCCGTCATACTTATGCGACCGCTCCTTCAACACAGGGAAGATCCTTCTGGTCGAATCCGAGTCTCTACACGCGTACCGTATCGCCTCTTCAGGGTTCCGTGTGAACACTTCCTGGATCGACGCTTGCGGCATCGGCCCGATCCTCTTCACGACTTCGTTCTCGATCTCCGGCCCGAGCTTCTCGACGACTTGAGTCTGCCAAGCCTCCCAGCAATTGTAAGGTTTGTCCGCATCCGCAGGGACCGGCTTGGCCGTGTGTTTGTGAATGTGGAGGATCTTCTTCGTGAGATCACTGTCGCACACTTCCTGTTCCGCAATCTTGAAATAGAAGTAACCATCCGGTCCTTCTTCCGGATTGAAGGCCCCGATTTCAGCCCACAATTTCTGCATGGCCTTTTCTGTCTTCGGCACTTTGCGTTTCTTCTTCGTGTATTTGGTCTTGGTCGTCGGCGTCAGCACAGCAACGTCGTAGGCAGCCTCCAACCACTCCAGGACTGCCGTCCGACTATACGGCATGACGACGTCTTCGTAATCCTTCATCGTCATCCCAGCGAGCCGCCATGCCAGCGCCTTGAGCTTCTGCGGAAGGTCCTGCTGGTGCGCGGCAAGCTGCATGGTGTCGTCGAACTCAGCTTCCGGCAGCCCCATGACCTGCTCAACGTCCAGGTCAGCCAGCGCATTGTGCAAGTTGCCGTAATAGTACGGCATGTAGCGCGCGAGGATCTGTAAGCCAGCGCGATCTGTAGCTCGAATCATGTACCCGGTGCCTGGGTCGATAGTGAACGTCGAGCACCACGGAGTCTTGATAGGCGACTTCTTCAGTTGCAAGTACTCGGTATCACGCGCCAGTATCCGCAGGCCGTCTAGTCCTTTACGCAGGATCGCTTCGATGGCTGCATGGTCGCCGGTCAGATCGCGATACTCTGGATTGGGATACTCATCGATTGGCACCGAGTAGTCGCCACCGACGATCTTTCTCAGCCGCTCGAAGTCCTGCATGAGTTCCGTCATCATCGACGGGTCGTGTAGTCCAGCAGCCGGATGGTACATCGGCACCACCCAGCGCTGCGTGCCAAACAGATTCACCTTCAGTGGATAGCCATGATGCGCCTCTAGCCATATCTCCGGCACGATCGAGCACGCGGGCGATCCCATGAGGACGACGATGTCGGGATCACGCTCGATTAACTCTCCAGGCATGTGATGAGCAGCACACGTGGCGATCTCGCGAGGCGACGGCTTACGGTCGTTCTCCGTGTGACACTTCATCACATTCGATACGAACACGTCTTCAGATCGGACGAGCCCGGCCAGTGCGAGATAGTGTTCATTGAGTTCCCTGCCCGCGTCTCCGATGAAGACTCTGCCGTACTCGCCGCGCTCTGCCGATGCCTCTTCCTGCTTGCCTGGATTCTGACCGAACATCGCGGCACGGCATCGTTCGGGGCCATCACCACGGATGACATGAAACCGACCTGTACAGGTAGCGCAGCGATCATTCATATATCGGGAGCCACTTCTTAGTGAGCGCTATCCAGCGAAACTCAAAACAGTCTGGACGCGCGACAGCGAGAGCAGTGAGCGCGTTACCGTGTGGGACGACCGGACACCACGCACCGTCGATAAACTCAATATCGATCCCGTGTAGGAGCACGTTATCTTCGTTATTGCGGAAGTTATCGAACACGTAGCTCATGTTACGGCGAATGATTGTGGCGTTGCTCACGGTTTCATATTCTCCACTATTCTGATCAATGCTATATCCATCACCGGTAGATCCTTGCCTTCTGCCATAGCCACGCACGATATCGAGACGAACGCGGTGTACAGATACTCGGGAGTCGGCTTCTTGTCGATCTCCTGCCCTGGCCGGTAGTGTGCCCAGATGAGATCCTGCACGAGCTTCGGCACCATCCGCCAATGTTTCAGGCACATATGAAGCCTAGGTGGGATTTCGACGGTGCAGTCGATTGCGTGACAGTGATGACTCATCGTTCTTCCTCGTAGCTTCCTTCTACGCGCGGCATCACCAACAGCCCGCGCATCCCTAGCGCGACTCCAGCGTCCTCAACGCCTTGCAGGTACGCTGACTGCACCAGCACGCCGAAGTCAGCTATACCGCCTGAGTTGTAGACGTCGATGCTCAACGTCCACAGCTTGAGGATGTCCTGCGTGCGCTCACGTGCGATACGCACAGCCTCAGGCGCGGGTAGGTATTCGGACGCTGGCGGGTACTTACGCATATCAATGGATCTTCAAGCCGGGCCTGACGAAGCCGAGCACATGATGGATCTGAGCCTTCGATATCTCGACGAAAGCACCGTTAGCTGACTCCTCCAAAGGATATTTAACCGTAAAGGAAACGCAGGCTTCCCATCCCTTGAATTCTTCTGCGAGGTAACCGACATCTACCCAAATAGCGTTATCACGCTCGAAGAGAACGCCAGTAGTGACTATCTTGTCGATGTCATAGTCCAAGCAAAGCATGACTCGCCGTCCAGCAATATTCCCAAAGCACCCAGGCTTGAAGAGCATGTGCTGACTATCGACACAGTCATACTTGAGGAGTTCGAGTTCCGTCTTAGCCATTCTTCTTCCCTTCTTTTAACGCGGCCTGCTCAGCGTCGTATTCCTTCCACGTCCCGACCTTGGTGATGATCACACTTTCTGCGCTCATCGTCTTCCGCACGCTCCAGCGATCATCATTTAATCGCTTTTGCATACTTAATGCTGTACGGATCATGTTAGCAAATCGCGTGATGTCCATGCCATCCGGCAAATTGACTTCCAATGCGCATTTGTCTTCCGGCATCTTTTCGAGCAGATCCCAGAGCCAAATCCAACGCGGAGCAGTGCGGCGATGCGCCTCCACTTCTTCGAGCGTCAGATACTTCGCAGGCAATGGAGCCGCTGCTAGTTTGCGATGCTCGACCATATCGGCACGTTCAGTACGCTTAGCTGGAGTACTCGGAGCAACAATAGGAGGAGGCGCTACCGGCTGTTCCTTCACTGGAGGTAATCCAAGCCTATCGCGCGTCTCCTGCTCGAACTCACGTAGATGCTTCAGGCAACGATTCATCCGTAGGATCGGTGCCTTGCACCCGATCTCGCCGACACATCGACCTGGAAGCTCTACGGCCATCGCTACTCTTCTTGTTTAGGCTGCGATTCTTTTCGTTGTAATTCTTGTCGGAAGGTCTTATATCGTTCGCGGATGAAGTTTGTCATCATCCCGATCTCACTGGTACTGTCTTTCGACGACGACCTAGCTGCCAGCATTTCCATGAGAGCGTGCCCATAAGCCTCTGGATCTTCGAGTTTATAGCAGCACCCGTCTACGGTACGCACGTCTAAAAAGAATTCACGGCTCTCATCCATCGTGCCCATATCGTTCACATTCACGTTGATGGAACAGATGTGCTCCATATTTATGAGAACAGCCGAGCCGTCGTCGATCAAAGTTGCATAAAACCACGCCATTACGAATCTCCTTTCTTCTTCCTAATCTTCTTCGGTTCCTTTACTTCGTTCCGTCCGTGTAACTGTCGGTAGATGTTCTTCGCCCCCGTAGGACCGATGCCATCCACGCTCTCCCAGTCCTTCTCAGTCGCAGTCATCATCTGTTCCAGTGGCGATACCATACCGTCCATGCCAGGAAATGCCTTCACGATCGAGTTGGCGCGATCCACGCCCACCTTATCCAACTGCATCGCAACTCTCATCTCGAACGATGACTTCCCTCTGAACAATGACGCCGGATCGTAGAATCCAATGTGGCTCTGGTGTTCAGCCCATGGCTTACTAAACCACCGGTACAGATTAGCCACTACCCACGTCGTATGCAACGCGTCCGTCGTATTCATGACCAGGAACCCAGCGTTCGGCGTGCCTGCCTTGAGTCTCAGCGTATTGATGTGGCCTTCGAGTTGACTGTAGAGCGTACGTCGCCCCTTCGAGCCCTCATACAATGGACGCCATGTCATAACCTTGTCGCTCTCATTACGGAACCGATCCCTCACCGGCTGGCACACTTCAATAAAGCCGTCGATCGTCGGTCTGTACACTCCCTCAATAACTACAAAAGTGTAGTGGTAATCCTTGAGCAACTTCTCTAGTTGAAATCCAGTAAACCTCTCGTCGTTCATGCACGTGAGGAAGTCGGCAAGCGCCTTACGCTCAACACCTACGGACACATCACCAGACGGCCCGTTACCACTGAACGCATAGTCCGCGCTATCGAGCGTTTCTAAGTAAATGGGGATGGAGAATCCGCTGAATAGACGCGCGAATTCTCCCGACCCTCTGCGTGGATCGATGGTAATGCTCATGCTCAGCGACTATTGACGAACGAGTCTGCCGCCTTGCGCGCTCGGCGCAGCGATTAGCGGCGTATCGATCACCATGACCTGGATCGGCAGTACGCAATCGCAATTGGCGCACGTGAAGATCCGGAGCCTCTCCATGCCCATCTGAATGTTGTAAGTGGTCACGCCAGACTTGTCCACGGCAAACAGTGCCACCTGACAAAATGGGCATCGCGGCGCGGGGAGTCCCTGCGGTGCAGGCGCATCGGCGGCAGCAGCAGCAACCTGTGCTACGGCTTCTTCGGACTCGGCTCCATTCCTGAGCCCATCAATGACTTCGTTCATTTTCTGGTCATTGTCGTTGTTATCTTCCATAGTCTCTCCTGTTTTAATCGATCGCTTCTACTTCGTAAATAAAAGGCCAGCGCACGTCCGAGGACTGGATTTTTCTCTTCTGTAATTCAGGCGCGATTTCATGCACGCGATTGGTCTGTTTGACCAGCGCGGCTACGGTGGACACCTTCACGATCCGAACTGGAATCGAGTGATCACCGTGCCTCTCCGGAGGAATGATCTCGCCGATTTCCTTCTTAGTGTAGGCTCCATACACTAGGTAGCCTTGCTCTTGCTTTAACTGCGCAGCAATGTCGTCGCCTGTCACGTGAATTACTCCCACGCCTCGATTTCGGTACTCGGATACACACTGATCGCGATCATCCCAAACGTGATGTCGCTATCGATAAACTCGTCCTGCGACGGCTGCCAGATGTCACCTTTGCCCGGCACGAACACCATTGATCCTTGCCGTCCACGGATATCGGCGTTGGCCGTCGAACTCAGCATGCGCGCGACGAACGTGCCGAGCGTCTCGTGCCGGAACACTTCGACCTCACACTGACTCAGATATTCGATGCCGGGCATGCCGATGCGGCGCACCTTACCGGTCTTGAATCCTTTCCCTTGGGGGTCGTCCTTCCACTCATCGTCGGCCTTGCAGAGCAGCACCAGATTCTTCCCGGCAGCTTCACACGCGTTGATCATCTCACGCATGTCGCGCTTGGCTTCACCCAGGTCACGCGGAATGGTCTTCTGCGTGCCGAACTGCTTGCCGGTCGGTTTGCCCTGTGCATCGACTTCACTCGACGCGTCCGGCTTCTCTTTACCCACGTAGGCCAGCTTGCAGTCCTCCCACATTTGCGTGTGGGTGTCACAGATAACCGTGCGGACAGTCTTGATGTCCAGCATGTCGTAGTACGCCTTACGCACGTTCTGCCAGTGCTTTTTCAATTCGTTGATGTCGTCGATCTGGCTTAGCGGCGACCGCAGGAACTCCTTGTAGAAGATTTGCTTCTTGGGATTCGCCAACTTGTACTTCGCCGCGATTGCCTTGCAGTTGGAGTCGAGTGAGATGACTCCGGCGTCGCCCGGTGACTTCAACGCTAACTCGGTCTTACCGTGTTTCGTCCGACCATGAACGAGCATTGTCATGCGCGGCTCTATCTCTCCGGTCAGCATCTCGAATTGCGTCGGTCCTTCTTGAGCTTTGATTGTGGGTTTAGCTGGCTGAGTCACAGTCCGTATTCCTTCTTCCTTCGTTGAACTTCTTCCCAATTCATCTGAATTTCAAAAGGGGTGTACATGATGTGGTGCTGCACGTACTGCGGGCCGCCGAGCGGATCGTCGCCGAACTTATAGCTCCCATTGACGTGCATGATGTGTAATCGGCAATACACTGTATTCAACCCATAACAGTACGACTTCGTTTGCTGCAAATAATTGAAGTGCTCTTCGAGCCCACGGTTCACTGACTTCCACGTCAGCTTGATCTCGTCGAGCACGACCGGCACATCTTTGTCAGGCGACAGCAGGTGCCTGCGACAGTTATACGTACCCGCATCCGGCGACATCGCGATACCGTCCTTCGAGATCTCGCCGATTCTCTGTAGCCACGGCATGAGTTGCATCAGGCCGGTCTCAAAGATCATGCCAAGCGCCATGCACATCGGCATATCCTCTTCGTCCAGTGGAGCGTAAGTGTTCCTGCCAAATACGATCTTCTCTTTCATGCGGCCACTCTCACGATTCATCCTCTGCAAGATATCTGTGAGGTGCGTGCCCTTCGAGCGATGATTGGGGCGGGCAGGTATGGCGCGTGACAGTGCTCGGTTGATATCTTCCAGACTAATGTCTGGCATTACGCTCACATATTGCATGAGAAAGATTAAACTCTCTGCCAATCCCACGCAAGTTGGAGCATTAGAAAAAGGAATGGCGCGGTCCACCCACATCGAACCGCGCCATCAAGCCTGTATTAAAACGACGTCGTAGTAGTGCTGACGACCTCGTGTGCAGATAACACAGGCGAGCTTGTATTAGGCGAACTGTACGGTCTCGCCGTCCAGAACCGCCAGCAACTCCACTGCAGTATCACCGTAGAACGCATCGGAACCCAGCAACGCCTTGGCCGCCTCGCGCTCTTCGGGAGCAGGGCGAGGATCGAGCTTGCTGGCGATAGCCAGCACGTTCCGCACGACGTCGGCGCGCGGCATACCACCCTTCTCGCGGTTCTTCTCGATGACTGCCGTCAGGATCTTGACTGCCAATCCGTGAGCGTTGCCGGTGCCATTGGCAGACGGAGCAGCAGCGACAGCGCCGTTCGCTTTGCCGCCAGCAGCAGCCGCGCCGGTCTGCGGAACACCCTGAACTTCATAGCCCATCTTGCGAATGGACTTGAAGGCCGGGATCTTGGTGGGTTTGAATTGCTTGCCCGCCTCGTCGGTGCCGTCATTGACGGAGACCAATTCATAGATATCGCCTTCGGTGCCGACCAGCAATCCGACGTTGAACTGCGCCGCTGCCAGCTTCTTCAGATCGAAGGCAGCCTTGCCGAGCGATTCCATGTAAAGGATCGGCTTGGAATTCTTATACAATCCCTGCTGATCGCTGATCGGCTCCAGGTACGGACCCTTGGAACCAACCCGCAATGGCAGCGGTTGACCGGGAGCAATGCCCGGCGCGAACTTCGACTTGTCGAGTGTCTCGCCGAATTTCGGCCCGACTCTGATCGTGTAATCGATCTGCGTGTCACCGATGACGGCACCCTTCTCATCGATGGGTTGATAACCAATGGCCCAACAAACGAACGGCTCATACGACTTGCCGGTCTTGTCCGTGAATTGATGAACCATCCATTCACTTGAAACGACGCGATGGAGTCCGGATTGAATTCCGAACCCCTGTAGAGCGTCCTCTGGTAGCAATGAAACTGGCATATTGCTTTAATCTCCCTTTCAGTTTATCTGTTGAACCGGATGAGTAGCCATCGTATGTGATTTAATCGCTCTTGTCAAGGAAATCACCACAATCGCACTCACCGTAATTCTTATCCACGTATCGGTTCTGGAACTACGCCTTCATTTAATCTCCGGTAGCGCCCAGAACCCCGCGCTCCCAAAAACCACTTGGCGGCAAGATGCTTCTTGTTCGCCAGGAACCATCCGACCCTCACATCAGTAATGATGTTCTCGTTATAGTCGTATACCGATCTGCACGGTCGACTGCACATTTGAATCAGCGACGTCATCGCGAGATTATCATGATACTCCGGATCGAGCTTTTTGCGTGCCTTCGCAACAGTCGACTGCGTCGTCGGGAACGGCACCTTTAATATGAATTGATAACGGCAGAAATCATCGGGGAAATCCCAGCCGGATGTGATCGACGGCGATGCTAACACGGCAGGAGCAGTCGCTTCCTTGAAGCTCTCGACCACATTCTCCGTCCGGCGCATTCCGCCAGCATACTTCACGTCGTTCGAGATAAACAAGTTTACGTGCCGTGACCGCTCGATGAACTGCTCCAGATGATCGAACGAAATCGTATGCAGTATGCCTTTGACGTTCTTGCGTTGATCGACGAGGTTATCGAAGAAATCAATGGCCTGTATCATTAACTGCGGTGCGATCGGATAGCGGAAGTTCCCCAACGGCGCGAGGATCAGCGGATTGCGTGCCGGATGAAACGGTGAGTCGTAATCATAGAACGTGTACTGGTCCTGGCGCACACCGAGTAGCTCGAACGCCTTGCGGTTCAACGTGCCGCTAAAGAGAATCACGCGCTTGATGCCACGAAACAGATACTTCTCGGCGAACTTGCCCGGCCAGATTGGATCGAACCGAATGCCGTCCTTGGCAGGCTCGCATACCCAATCCTCAATCTGTATTTCGGCGAGCGTCGCCAACTTCTTAAACAGGTTCCGCAGATGAAAGAATCTTTCGAGGACACGACGATCGTCGGATTCCTTGGCGTCTCTCTCAGCCTGCGCGACCATTGATCGCATCGGCTTCACGGCTTCTTTCGCCCATTCGATCCATGCGCGTAAGGGATCATTCCAATGCGGCGCGCGATTCTTGCCGGAGTCTCCTAACGCTTCCTTGGATGATAGAGAGAACGACAGGAACTCGCTCAACGCGCTCTCTGCCGCATCCGCCTCGTCCATGATGAT